ATCTCTTAGCTCCTAAACTTGACCCCGCTTTCACGGGTTCTGTTACTGCTCCAACAGTTGCTATTAACGATAGTACTAATGTTGCTACTAATGCTGCGGTTAAAGCGGTTACTGATCTCTTAGCTCCTAAACTTGACCCTTCTTTCACGGGAACGGTATATGCATCAGACTTGATACTTTCTGGCATTTTAACCGTAAACGGCTCAACTACAACAATCAATTCAACCACACTTGAAGTTGATGACAAAAATATTACCCTTGGTATAACAAGCAATCCGACAGATGTTGGCGCGGAAGGTGGCGGTATCACCTTAAAAGGAGAAACTGATAAAACTATTATATGGGAATCCGAACACGACGCATGGGTTTTTTCTGAAAATATAAATTTAGCATCAGGGAAACAATTATTAGTTGATGGGTCTGCTGTGTATGCCACATTAGCAAGCCCTACTTTCTCAGGAACAGTAAACGCTACCGGTGCTACTTTAAATGCTTCAACATTAACAGCATCAACCGTTGCTATTGACGATTCTACCAATGTTGCTACTAATGCTGCGGTTAAAGAGGCTATTGATGACCTTCGCGATATGATTAATGTCTTGTATGCTAGACTCGTAATTGACTTAATCACAGCACAAAACTGGTCAGCCGCTAGAACAGCTTACAATGGATTGAATTCAACTCAGCAAGCATTAGTTACTAACTATCAGACACTAGTAGATGGAGAAGCTGCTACAATTGTAATCAACTTAATCACATCACAAAACTGGTCAGCCGCTAGAACAGCTTACAATGGATTGAATTCAGCTCAGCAAGCATTAGTTACTAACTATCAGACACTAGTAGATGGCGAAAATACGATGGTTCAAAATGTAATTGACTTAATCACATCACAAAACTTTTCAGCCGCTAGAATATATTACGATCAGTTGCCTTCAGCTCTGCGAGCATCAGTTACTAACTATCAGGAATTAGTAGATGCCGAAAATTCGATGGTTCAAACTGTAATCAACTTAATCACATCACAAAACTGGTCAGCCGCTAGAACAGCTTACGATGGATTGAATTCAGCTCTGCGAGCATCAGTTACTAACTATCAGGAATTAGTAGATGGCGAAGCTGCTGAAATTGTAATCAACTTAATCGCATCACAAAACTGGTCAGCCGCTAGAACAGCTTACAATGGATTGAATTCAGCTCAGCAAGCATTAGTTACTAACTATCAGACACTAGTAGATGGAGAAGCTGCTACAATTGTAATCAACTTAATCACATCACAAAACTGGTCAGCCGCTAGATCAGCTTACGATGGATTGAATTCAGCTCAGCAAGCATTAGTTACTAACTATCAGGAATTAGTAGATGCAGAGGCAGGGCAGTAGGCTAACTTTAGTATAAGGTAATTATATTACCTTGAGTAGTGATCGTCATAATTCCTTAATCACAACACATACTTGCAGCGAGACTTAACCGTTTTATATTGTGTTAAATTGAGCTCAGAAAGCATTAGTTTATAAATATTCTTAAAATTATTTCACAAATTATTTCACAAATTATTTCACAAATTATTTCACAAAATATAGTACAAAAAACTTCATATTTTGCGAAACCCAACACTATAGTCACATACACTACAAACAGTATCGATTAAACTTAATATCCGCTGCACAAATTTCAATTTACCATTACCGGAAAATTGAAATTATTAATTCCAGATAATTCATATATAGTGCCCTCTCAGATCAAAAAGACAAATCACATCAACTATCAAATCAAATGTTTTCCCGTTCAGTTACGAAGTCCCTCCAGTCTCAGTCTCCCGAAGATATCGCGAAAAATATCGCCTCTCGTTCGCATCCCACCGTCTTAAGCGTCCGCCGTTCACCAGCTTGTAGCGGCACCTACTCTTACAATCATCACGGATTCCGCATATCCGAACACGACGCAGGCAACCACGCCGAAAATCTCGTCAAAGATTACAACCAATTTATGGAAGGTAACGGCACGCTTCACTACCACAACGCAATCACTGCACTTCATCACACACACGCCACGCGGTCTATGGAACATCTCAGAAACCAACTGCGCATCATTCAGCAACTCACCGCTACTCCAACACCCACACCAAAACCCGCACCACAACCCACTCCACAACTCGCGCCACAACCCGACTACACACCTTCGCGCCACCTGCTCGACCAAATGAAATACGCGCTCCCGCAACACCCAAAAACACTCGTCGTCGTGCGCACCAACTATTGTGACGCCAATTTCGACCCTGCAAATGTCCCACCTGAGCGAACATTTATCAAAAAGTGTTGCGAAGAACTCTCCAGCGCCGACACTTGTTGCTGCCACGTCGGAACCAGCAACGAGTCTGTCCAGTACACCAACGCCCTCGGTGAATGCGTGACCGTCCATTACTTCCGCCGCAAAAACGATTTCTTCAACATCAGCTATCGAATGTGGTACAATCCTTCTGATGACGAAAGGGTGCCGCATTCCCCCAGCGAAGAAGTATCCGAAACCGAGATTTTCCCTGCTTGCTACGACCACGAGTTTCAAAGCGAAATGGTGGAAGCCGAAATCGCGGCGGCTGAAGGATTCACTCACGTATGGAAAAACAAAAGCAACAAGCGCCGCTTCGAAAGACGCCAACGCCGTCGCCAACAAGTCGCATCCGGCGAACTTCCCAAATACGGGCTCATTATTGTCATCGTCGATACCGAAGAAACACGCACGCGTCGCCCTCATCCTATTGCTGGATACGACGACGAACGTCGCCAACTTTACAAGGCCAGATACGAGAAAATCCGCGACACTATTCACCAACAAGCGATCGAACAAGGACTCATTGCTGCCGTGCCCAAGCCACAACAACAACAACCCAAGCGCCGCCACGTGCCCGACATCCTCCATCCATTCTTGCTGCGACGCAAACTTCAGCATATTCAACAACATCAATCCATTACCCATATCCAGCGACCATTATCCGACGCCACTCTCGCCATCGCGCACAGTGTAGCGAGGGCCCGAGTAACGGCAATCAGTGCACTTCATCCTCATCAGCGCCTTCGCACCGTCGCCGGCTCACTCATTGCTCTCCTTGCCATTCGTCTTTGTTGCGAACGAACCGACATCGAGGCCATCGTCAATCAACACATAAACAATTACCGCGACAAACACTATGCCCACAATCTCCATCACAACGGAATTCACCACGTTTTGCGCCGGGCATCAGGCTCCCAAAATCGCGCCAACCAAATCGCCGCCCCATATGTGGAATACGCCACAAACCCAATGCGAAATATCCCCGAGGAATTACAGATCACCTTGAAACAACTTATGGCTAATAGATTCAAAACACCAATGGTTGCATATCCCGTGTTTCTATATGGCTCGCATTCATTTCACAAGGCGGAATACTATGCCCGCGAATGCCTTGAACTTATCGGCACCCCCGACACCGACCCCGCCTCAGCAGCCAGATGGGCCGATCTGCGCGCCAAAGTCCAAAGCGTCCGCCGCGGGGAGCGAACTTCATACGACGTCATCGCCGATCCAGGCCCCCACAACGATTACTGGGTCTACTCAATTAAACACACGTTTCATCAAGCGATCAAAAATTACTTGGATGCGAATTTAGAATGGTTGAATATTAATGACCGCCAAAATCGCCACACCGAAGGCACTGCAACCATCCGCGTCGACAATGGTGCTAGTTTGTTTTGGCCCCATTCCAAGGAAACACAAATCCGCATTAATGGCTCGCGGGTTGTCCAGACCACGCAGATGGTTCACGCAATGTATCGCTTTATCGTAAGAGCATCGTGCGTCATCTCCCCCGAATTCGTCGGCGTATTTGGATTCAATATGCGCTTCATCAAGACCATCATCTCCCGCGCAAACCATCTAGCAACATATGACGGAGACGAAGCGTCCGCTCTGATGTTTGGTCACTTCCTGCCGTGCCTAATGACTCCCGATGTTCATCTGGATATTTTCGCGGGAGGGAATATATTTCAACACCCAGAGCTCTATGTGAAAATGAGCAACCCTGTCTTGGGTGAACTCAAGAAAGAATTCCGAGATGTCATTCCGTCGCGACACACGGGCACAATTGATCGTGCAACGCTTATGAATGCTGTGACGATTCGATGCCGCGCGTAAATCCCGTCCAGCCAGCCAGCCAGCCCTCCCAAGACAAACCCAAACAAACCCAATCAAGCAATAGTTTAGTGGTGTCGTCCCCTGTAGGTGACAGAGTCCCCTACAAAACCTCAATGACGTAGGCCAGGGGGATAACGGGGGACGGAGTCCCCTAAATAACTTTTTTCTTTGTGTATATATATCCATCAAAATATCAAAAACATCAACGCATCCACGCATCTATGCCAACCAAACACAAGACACGAACCCTCGCCCGCACCCGCACCCGAAAACACAAATGGTCGCTAAAATATAAGCGAAGCATTAATTGTAAACACCCTAAAGGTTTCTCCCAACGCCAGCATTGTAAATATGGCCGCAAAAACTTGACGAAGAAACGATGACCACTTTAGCGATTTTTGATTTTCCGCACCACATAACAAGCATTCCATTTCCATTTTCGCACATCGGAAAATTGAAATGATATTAATCTAATAAATCGAATATAGCGCTATAAAAAGCAACCCCGAATTCGCATCAACTTTCGACCGAAATGTCATCTTCTTCCATCAACACCGCCACCCTTCGCCGCATTGTTCGCGCCGGAACCGCTTCATCATTTGGGTCTCGTCCGGGAATGCGTAGGCATCATTGGACGGAACTCGAACTCCAAGAACTTACTGTTGCTTACCTTGAACACAGGAACCAAATGCCCCTCTGGAAAATCGCCCAAATGCTTGAGTTCAGCTTCTCATCCCCGAAACCTGTACACGACGAAGACGACCGCATCGACACCCCGAAAACTCCCGCCGCACACACACGCGTCCCAAGCGTCCAAGCAATCACGTCAAAGCTGACGGACTGTGTGTTTCTGGAAACGGGTGGTCAATGGGGCTACGAAAGCGTGAAACCGTCCCAACTTCATTGCCAAGTTTGGGAACACGTCAAGCAATCTCAGAAGCATCGTGAAATGATTGCTGCAATGAAGGCGTCCACTGAGACCACAAAAATCGTCGCCAAACCAACAACCAAGGCACACAATGGCAGCATCTTGAACGTCCACTCCCGCGAATTCCTCTACGACACAGCCGAAGAACACGACGCAGCATTCCCTCCTGCAAAGCGTCGCAAAATCATCGACGACAACGACGACAATGACGACAATGACGACAACGAACCTGCAGCACCTGTACCCACCGCCGCCGTACCTGCAACGCCAGCGCCCGCACCCAGCCACGGAGACGAATTCGCAATGCGCGAAATCTGTGAAGCTCTCGACGAAATCGCCAACCAAATGGAGGACCGCGAACAGAGTCATCAACGCATCAACCAAACAGTTCAAGATTTACTCGCCAGCATCCGCGAACACGAGCATCAAATCGCGCTGCTTCTTACAACCATCCACAACTCAACGGCCGAGATCGAAATGCATCGTCAAATCATCGCTCAGAAAATGACAGCAATCGAATCATCATTCGCGCCTGCTGCTAACACCAATGCCAACGCAACAGCCATATCTGCATCTACATCATCCGTTGCATCCGTTGCATCCGCTGCACCCACACTCGGCCCCCTTGCACACGCAGCAAACTCATCATTTGACCCCAACAATTACCAGTGTCGCGAATGCTCACAAACGTTCGATCCCCGCAATGGCGGCTTCTGGCTGATCGGTCCCAATCGCGAAACTGGCGACACATTCTACCTCTGCCGCGAATGTACCACCTTTATGGAGGAGGTAACGCCAACAACAACGACTGCGCTCACCCAGCGAATTGATGAAGAAGAAGAAGAAGAAGAGGAGGAGGAGGAGAACGACCAAGAATGCTGTGATGGCGGCGACTGCGACTGCTGGGACTCTGACGAGGACGACTACGACTACGAGGATGAACCCAAACAAGGCGACTACGACCACTCGGAGGAGTGTAGCTAAACACGCTAGGATGCGATCGATCGACCGACCGCTCGATATTGACATATAACTAACAGGTAAAAGCCGAGGTAAGTATTTTTTTATTTTTCTTTACGTCATTCCTGCATCATATATACTCAATAAATACTGCATATTTATTGCGGCAATTGTATTTATAAATAAACATCTTTAATAATCGATATAATTATCGGCATAGTTTAGAATATTATACATTGCCTTTAATAATTATAACAATAATATTTTATTTATATATATATATATAAATATTCGATGTCAACGCCGATATCAACGTCAACAAACCAGGACAATAGTTTGTCCCCTTATCTAGACAATAAGCGTATTGCTCTTAAACATTTATCCGCTGATGCACATATAAATGCGATGAATGGATTTAAACTACCAATTGAAAGATGCAATTATTTATATAGTTTAATAAAAAGCAATAGCGCTGAAATTATAGCTGCTGGAAGGTATGATACTGTTTTAGAGCCAATTATCAAAAAAAAATATATTGACTCTGATAATTACTTTTGGATAACAGAGTCTATTAAAGCCGAGACCGAAAAAAACAATGCTATGTATTATTTCACGTGGGAAAAATGGGCTGCTTGGAACAACAAAACTTTTTCTGAAATAGAGAATGACAAATTCGGACCATACAAAGATTTAGTCAGTGGCTATACGAAAGATATTGATTATGTAAAAAATATCACTGTATCAGAAACAACCCACTTAATACGTTCATATATAGAAAGATGGGATAATCACGTTCAATTATGTTATAAAATATACATACCCGATTTACTCGATCCCACCAAATTGATTCAGATAGGTAGTTCTATAAACTTGTCAGACTACTTATCACCAGATTTGAAAAACGATCCAGCCAGGGTTCCGATTGAATTTTATAAGTACCTCTTTACTATTAATGATGTAATAGACGCAGCGCGAAATGGTGCAACACAATTTACATCAACTAATATAGTAACCAGCGATCTTATGAAAAAATGGTCTACCGACAGAAGTGTTTTCGAATATAATGCGGACGGTACAATAGAGAATACAAAGTGTCTGTATAGTGAAACACATCCTGAATTCGCTGGAAAAGCTATATCTGATTGCGTAATTGCAGGGTCCGCAAAAAATTACCCCGAATTTATCGGACGTATGATGAATGATTTAAATGACAGTTACCGTAATTTATCTGAAGGACAGGTTGTGAAGTTGGTATTCAGAGGAACCGACAATAGAACGTATATTGCTATCGTATTTGTAATAACGTATAACGGCGCGACTGCATGGGTATATCAAACAATAGATTTCGGACTATTTATAAGAGACGCGATGGATGTTTCAGGTGACGTGACTATAAAAGGTACACTAAATGTACAAACGTTTGATAAACAGGATATCGTATGTATTGATAACAAAAGTAAAATAATGACTGTATTTAATAAAGTCGGTATTAATCAAGAAGCTTCTCAGGTTCAAGGATTATTAGACATCGATAATTTGTCGATGAATAAATTATTATCGGTGTTAGCCGAGTTTGATGTCGTACAAAAAGAAAGTTTTTACGCACTACAAGCGATGATTTCCGATAATAGTTTTCATATTGATAACAACGATCTGACCAACAAGTCATTGCCAGTAACTGTTACACCAGTGTCGGGTTCAGGAGCACAAGTCGTATTGCGCGCTCCTTTGAAAAATATAATATCTACTACAGACCTAGTAAAAGTCGGCACACACTCATCGGCGCAACTTACATTTTTAGCGAAGACAGATGTAGGCGCTGCAGCGATACTACACCCATCGTCATTTAGTAAAGTACTAATAATTATAAATGAAATGAATAAAATGCGATCGGAAATACTTGGATATAAAACAAACAAGGATGCGAATACCGTTCACGTATCTAGTGAATCTGATATGATATATACATTTGTAGAAATATTAAATGATACTGATTTTCATTATTTGTGTAGTATGCGCGCAATTATAAAAGAACACTCAACTACTATTTCTAACGACGGAACATCCGTAACGACCTTCGACGATTATATATATTTTGTTATCTCGACGTTAGATATTACAAATATTATGATTGACAAATCATACAGTAGTGATATGGAAAAAATTGTGAAAAAAATAAGCGGTGCAAATAAATATTTAAACTTATCGGTACTTGTTGCACATCAGCCTCATATTCACAATAAATTATTTACAAACTCAGGTAAAGTAGATACAAGTCAAAATTGGGTTCAAGAATACATAAAATCACACGAACATTTTTACGACAATTTCGATGTTGAAAATAGTGAATTATATTCTTTTTGTGGCGTGCTTACCGGATCTGAAAATACTATTATCAATAATTTTACCTCTAGCTACGACGAAACAATAGATTATTCTACGGTGATATTTCACGGTGAGAATCCACTATTGGTAAACAAAAAAACAAAAGATATATATCTTGAAGGCACCGATCTTAATATAAATGAACCGACATTTATTGCTACTTCACAAACATTAAAACAATATGGATTGATAATGGGGGCGCAGCATCACGTTATTTATACTTGGGTAAAAAATAAAAAAAAAATAAAAAAACTGTCAGCCGTTTGTATGTATCGCATTAGAAATAGATATTACCGCTTTGGTTGCGGTTTTGATCTAGAAAATGAAATAGATAATAGTATAACATTAAAAGGAGATTCTTCGTTTGGAGGAGATATCACTGTAAGAAATGCGAATAATGATATAATTTATAAAATAGATAATGTAAATGAAACGATTAGTAATATATATAATGTTTCTATTGGAAAGGAGGTACCAACAACCAAACTTGATGTAAAAGATTCTGCTACAAACGATCTAGTTATTCTTATTAAAGAGCTCGGTCGGCGGATAAATAATATGAATTTTAATAAAATTACTATTAAAACTTCCACCGATGATTCGATTAGTACTACTATAGAAGAAGATTTAACAGAAGCTAATGTACCCGGTAATACTCAATATACAAATACCGATAAAGACTATTATACATTATTAACATTGATTCAAGACCCACCGGCGCCAACTAACGACGATTGGGGATTTGTAACCGATGATTTTATTTTAGAATATAATTATTTACTGAGACAGTACTGGATAACTTACTTCGGACATCCTATGTCTGCGGTTAATAATGCTCAAACTACTGACGCAAAAAAATTTGCCTTGAACAACATAAAACAAATAGTTCAAACTACATTTTTATTCGATAATTCGTTTAATATCGATATAGTTACTTGGATACAAGGAAAGAAAGTCGTATTAGGTCAAACATATAAAACCCAAAGTACGGGCGAATATCATCAGATTCGAACAGGTTTAGATTTACAAGATTATGGTCTGCAATTTTTTTCCAATGCCAATATAAGTAACTTTTTTAATGTTTTAAAATATTTTCAGAATTACTTATCCGTAATGGTTGCTAACCTTAACAATATACCATTGACATCTCCGCGATACACCTTACCATTTGATGAATTAAATGTAAATTTACGCAAATATGGAAAACCCGATGTTTTCAAAATTAAATTGTACACAACTACACAAAATAACCAACATTTGAAATCGGTGGTATATAATTTATCCAATAATTATACTCCTAGTCCAACATCTACATTAAATAAAGACAACAATGATGCTTCTATAGATAATAGTCCGGCTAGTTTTACTCCTGATTACGCGATGGGTGACGAAAATTCGAGACAACCAGGTGATGTTTATAATTATACCGACAATAATATTATGATGAAATATCAATCTTTAATATTAAATATATTTTCCACTTACAAAACAGATTTGAATATGCAGTGTTTTGATATTGGCGACTACGGATTAGTAACATATGAAGATAGATATAAATATTTTATGGGATATATATACTGCATGAACGAAGGTGGTTCGATCGGTCCCGATCCCGATAATGCCGATATTACCATTGATACCAGATACGTCGAGTTATTGGTACTAGAAAAACCACTAACTGATATTGCATTACCGGCGGTATTACTAGGCGGTGATACTGAAGTATCCGGCGAATTTGTAGTAGCAGATAAATCAAACTATGCCACTGGCGAAATAAAAAACTATACAGTAATCGATCCGCATAATAAGTTTATGGGTGTAAATACTGATGAAAGAGATATATTTTATACGTATAAATTTAATACTATCACAAATTCTAATACGATCAAACAAAACTTGTATGTCAAAAATGATAAATATCCGGTCGCCGTATTTGAAAGGTTATGGGAATCTGAATTGGTTGATCACGCGGGTATTGCGTATATTGATAACGGTGATGGCACTACCTCACTTGATCCTACATACACTGATCAGTTTGCATCATTTAGCGCCTTAACTGCAAAAAGATATAGCGATTACTATAAATTTCAAGAGTTATATGACTATGCCAACATTCAGAATCGTAGATATGGTGTAGATATTGCATTTGAAATGCGCAATCTTTATATGGAGTCACAAGAAATAGGACACGTTGGTATGGTAATTGATAAAACAAATGACCAAGTGAATGCGGAGACATTTGATACTACTATACAAGCCGGATTTCTGGTAACGGCCACTGAGATTACGACATTGGGTAGCTCGGAAAAAGAACTGTTGTATGTATCAAATAGCGGAGACCTCAGTGTAAATAGTATTATCTTGCCGCAAAGAACGGATACTTCAAACATGGATGAACCGGTAAAGGGTCTGCCTGTATCGCCTACCGTTGGTCAAATGGTATTTATTGCAATCGGGGAAGAACTGGAACAAGAGCATTACTTATATGTATGTGTAAAGGTTGTGCGTATGGACCCTCCCACTGCTGGCAACACCGTCACCGCCACGTGGAAACGCGTTCTTTTATCGGCGTTACCCTAATAACAACCAATCTTATAACAATCTTATAACAATCTTATAATAATATTATAACAATATTATAACAATATGATAGTAATTGTACAATACACTTATATAATCTTATAACCTTATATCCCAAATAAGGGTTAAGATTCCGCACAATATGTATCGAAATATGTATAAATATTTCGATATATATAATATAAATATTCACAAACACATACACGTCTGTAATATTTATCATCGTGAATAATTACATTCCGAGCGCTGTTTGGTTGACTAACCATCGCATTAAACGCAGAAACTCGATTTCCCATTATATATATTATAATTTATTTATACGAATTTTTCTTTGTATAAATCAGATACCCATACGGTGCGCTAGGTACGGTAGAAAAACGTAGTAAACAACTAGTATTATCTAGATCGTTAATTATTTCTATATTATTTTTAAATGTTACATTAATATTAGTGTCATCGTTAGTTAATTTAATGTGCGCTTTCTTGACATTAAGATTCCCGTTAATATAATCTTTACCAAGGACTCCTTCAGTAAAATTATCATAAGTATGGTCAGATTGTGGTCTAGAAGTATCTAACATCACGAGGCCACCACCACCACCGGTTTCTGGAGTTAATATAATAATATGTTCTGATGATATTAGTCTACTCCTACCCAATTTTTTGGGTAGGTCTACGAATATTTTTGATACAAGTTCATTGTACAAACCCCTATTGGATGTGTCTGTTTTTGATCTTAATATGTTGAGATCATTAACAAATGGTAAATAATCAGATAATGCGTTTTCTATCTCTTCTGTCCTTTTTTTTGCGACCTGAGAAGCCATTTGAAATAGTATATATTATTATCTAATATTAAAAAATATTGCTTAATATTAAAAAATATTGCTTAATATTAAAAAATATTGCTTAATATTAAAAAATATTGCTTAATATTAAAAAATATTGCTTAATATTAAAAAATATTGCTACTGCTTATAAGCTGATAAAGAATAGCCTGCATATAAAATAATATTACCATCATTATCAGTTATACGTTTGAATATTTTACTTTCCATACAATCAGCCGAGCTTGAATATACGAAGATCGGGGTTGAAAATCCATCACTGTACCAGTTAACTGGGACACTTATATTTGTTCCAACAGTACCGTTTATATATTTATCATATGTATTGACGTCTGAATCAAATTTCGTATCGAACATTCGTCTTCCATAACTATCAAAAATAGTTAATCTTTCTTTTGCATCATACATATGTAACGAACGTATACTACTATTTAATATATCATATACTGTTTTTTCCTCTGTCATAATAATATCATCAGGTAAGTCTATTCCTGTACTCGTAGCGCGTGTACCTAGTGTGTTAGATTCTATTTCCCTTGATTGAATCCTCGAAATATCAGGTAATTTATCCAACACAGTAGATAATTCTGTATCTTCTACCATTTTTATATGTATTATATCGAGTCTTTCCTTTAGTTCATTGATCACATTATCAGGAATTTTAGTAGTTAAACTCTTTTTTACCATCATTATAATATATATATATATTATAATTTACTAAATTATATATAACCATCCTTATAAATTATATATATTATATATTTTTACTGTAAACAACATCTTTTCATATCGTCGCGAGTCTTATATCTATCAACCTCATCCTCAGCTGTACTATTTATATTCGTCTGTAAAGTAATATGAATACCGTATATAATATTGCAGTCGACGATAGGCGCTATGCGCTTTACAGTTTCCTTTTTTGTATAAAACAAAATAGCGTAATTTTTACCTGACGGTGTATAATAAGAAATTGGAGCAGCATCATAGTAAATAGTTTCAGACGCTGGAAGACTAGTTTTTATAGATTGATTATATTTTTCATCTGATATATATTTTTCTGATTTAATATCATTTTGTAACCTATTATTGTAGGCAGTTGCTGTATTAAAATCACTATTTTTGGTACTATCATATATTGTAACATTTTTAAAACCGTTTATTAAAATCTGTTTTTCATTCTGTGGAGAAAAACTTGCAAGCCTTGCAGTTAAATAACCATAATCTGAATCAGATAACGAACTACCAGTCATCATAGACATACTACGGCCGTTTTTTAATGCAAAAAAATCATTGATTTCATCAGGAGACTTGAACGACATTAAATTATATATATATATATATATATTATTTAAATTACCATATTACTTAAATTACCATATTACTTAAATTCCCAATTTATTTAAATTACCAAATTTATAATAACGCCATTATAATTCAGAATCTATAATATACTATACCTGATAAATAAATGCCTTGCTATATATCTACTATATATTATCTAATAATTTAACACAATTAATTAATAATTTTCATTCCTATTTATTTTTCTATATATTCGGAAAATTGAAACGGTTTAATACTAAAATATAAACGCAGTGAACAAAAACAGGACAGAATCCGAACAGAATCCGACCATCAATTACAGACAAAATGGAAAACGAACGCAACGCCAACCACGAAAATGACCTCGAATACGCGCACCGCACTAACGTCTACAGCATCCTCAACAACAATCGTCTCATTGTGAATCGCCCTGGCAATCAAGGTCGCTATACGCGTTCGCGCAACATCACCCGCGTCGAAGATTGGGATGCTGTTTTCGACCATCTAACACTCCCTCCCAATGCACACAACACATCCGGATTCATTTACGACCTCTCATTTGGTCGCGAACAAGCCGACTTACGCCCCAACGATTTCCCCGAAATTGTCCTCATTCCGCTCCCATCAGCCACTCCCGGATGGCGCCGCTGCATCTTCCATATCGAAGAAGTCGTAAATGTCGGCAACGGATACCCACGACGTGAACAACTCACGGGTCGCTACATTCCCGTCCCTGTCTCCTACCACGAGAACCATCCCATCGCCCACGCAATCACGCGCGTGTTTCAAGTCGACGCTCTCAACCGCGCATCTTATCAATCTAATGAGGAGCTCGCGATTCTGACATCTCCCTCATACAACGACGAATGGGTTATACAAATAGCATCACTTTTGGCACAACCAGGCAACCGCTTCGAAGCGTTCGCCCAAGTCATTCCGGCTGTTGTTTGGGGACCAGGGCTTAATATATTGCCGAATCCAGAACTTGTCCGTCAAGCAAACCGCGCCATCGTCATTCCTGATTATGATATGGACCCCGCTGGAGCCATTGCAGGATACGAACGATGGAAAGCTATGGTGTATCCCGCCCCAGCCACAGAAGAACAACAGCGTGCGGCGTATTCTGCGTACGCGGCTGATCAAATCAATATCCATCGCCGCGAGCGTATACAATTCGGATACGACCACCCCGAATACCCGAACCCCTACCAGCTGCCAAACCACGACGGCGAACGCGAAAACAATCCTGCCGACCGTGCCCGAGCCGATCGCTATCCGGCAAACGCATACATCCAAGAGCTGTACAATGCACAAAATGATGCCGAGATAGAGAGAATTGTCAACGTCAATATTTTCGAAATTGTCCCACCTGCCTTCCCCGCGAATATCAATCGTGTTTTCATTGAAGTCGATTGATAATCGCGCGAAGGAGGATGTAATATATGCTGACATTTCTTAGACTAACCTGAACTAACCCAAACTAACCCAAACTAACCCGAACCATACTATACCAAGTTATATTTCCCCCACGACATACCGTGTCCAGCACAATAATCGGCGCGTCCCATTTCGACAATTATATTATTGGATATACTTTCTAACCATACACGCGTAGGTCCTATAGTATACGGCTGCTCCCATCCTCTTGTATATATCGTGTCATCTAAAATAACAACAGTGTCTTTGTGCGCCAGCTTCATACAATTGGTAATATCCGCTTTGGCTATTTCATAATCGTGCCCTCCATCAATAAAAATAACATCAAACTTTTTTTTGTCAAACGTGTCATCCTGTATATATTTTGGAATAGTAATAGTAGAATCGCCTAATATAAGCGTGTGCCTTTTTGGATATGTATTATCGATAAATCGTTTAGCTACCGGAACATACTTATGACTTCCTAAATCAAATGATGTTAATGTAAGTGACGGATTTGTTCGTAAAAAAACCTCGGCAGAATGTCCTGCATTAAACCCTATTTCCATAACATTGATATTCGGTTTTCTCGTTAGACTAATTAAACCATCTACTTGTTTTTTTTCGAGTTGACAATAACCTTCAAATGTTTTATACCCATTTAGGTTGAGATACTTTGTAAGATACATAATTAATATTTAATAGCTATATATAATATTTAATATTTATTTTATATTGTTTTATTTTAACTCGTATTGTTTTATTTTAACTCGTATTGTTTATAATATTATGCGCATCAAAAGATAAACGCATCGATCCCGTCTCTAAACGAAAAATAAAAAAGTTTACTAACATCGCGCCGCCGCGGACGCCACCACACCACACCACACCACACTAGTAATCCACTTCATTCATTTTTCTCTTTTTCGTCGCCTACCTCGCCGTTCACAGCTTCGTAAATACAAGCACACGCAATAACAGGCAACATTGCGCAACAAAATCCGCAAATCATCGTAAGTGCTGCAAGCAGAATTTCGCCAAGGTGGCGCATCACTTCGCATATCAGACTCACTGCTCCCCATCCGAAACCGTAAGCGCACGCATCCTTTCCGGCACCGATATACCAACGAAACGCGATCATAAACAACGCGCCCCATAACAACGCCACCCAATTGCGCGACAAATACAAACATACCTTTTCGGCGCAGTCACACACATTATTTCGCCCATTTATCCACGTCTTGAAATCGACCCATAATTCTTCACACACGATCGAGATATCTTCTTTGGTCATATCGGTAACATCGATATCGCCATTATCATCATCCTTGTTATTACCACCGCCGCCGTCGTCGCCGTAAACCCGCTTCATCTTTCTCCTCGCCTCATACATTTTGGCCATTTCTCTACTCCTCAATGCAAACTCCATCTCTTGATCATTTTCGCGATGAGACGAGTATGCTGATGATGATGATGCGGATGATGATGACATTTATTTTCAGGAAAGTGTTGCTTGCTTTGCTATATTTCATTAATATACGAATTTTCATTTCAATTTTGCGAGTATACTAAATAATAATCGCATCGGGAAATTGAAATGGAAAACAGTCATATGTTTATATCAGCAACGTGTTACCTTTACTATAACTCGATATGGAAACCCCTCATCTCTCGATACTCGCAAAACTAGGAAGACTGCCTAACCCAAAATATGGAAATATTTTCGACATATTTCGAAAACAACAACAACAACCACAACAACCACAACAACAACAACAACAACAACAACAACAAAACAACAATGACACAAATATAAAGATATCTTCACAAGAAGAAATATCTCCCGCGACACCAGTGTCAACTTCAACGTCTATTGATTTCGATTCAATGAGCGCAACATCGACACCCACAACACCATCGACACCATCGACACCATCGACACCAACAACACCCACAACACCAACACTGTTGACCGAGGACACCGGCAAAATACTTGAAAAAGCTATCTGCGATTCTTACGGCATTCCATTTAAGGGTCCGTTTAAATACAGCCAAACTGCTGTGGATGCTCTTATCCCTCGCGTATCAAAACTAAAAACAGATAATCTCTTCCCCCACTGCCACCATACTGCAGAAAGCGGAGCAAGATATGATTTCACGTCAGAAGATGGAACACAATATCTCTCTGCAAAAAGCAATAAAATAAAAGGCACCAAGGTCGCCCCACAAGTAATCGGCCAACCATCTTCGACAAAATTCTGCCAACTATTGGGAATCGACCCCACTATAGCTGCCCTCCTAGTATCATCGCCGCAGGAATTCAAGAAATATATCCAAGAAAATATCGCCACCATTCTGCCCATTATGTGGGAGTATACATTTAGTTGCCCGATTATTTATTATAGAGAACGCGGCAATAGAATCCAGTTTATTAGAGAAACCCATCCTGCACCCATCGACTGGAGCAGCTATACATATACGTGGACGCAACCGCACGATAAGTGGAATAGTTCAGCGACGCTCAAAATCTCGCACCAAAACGAAAAACCGGTATCAATTGCAGAGTTCCAGTTCCATACCAACCGCAAAAATCACGCAAACCGTTGGGACTTCCCCGCCATCCTGAAAATGTTTCATACACGATTCACGATTGTGGAATTGTAATGGTCCTTCCTCCATTCTCACCAGCCCCCAACTCGGCTCAACTCAACTCAACTCAACTCTTCTGCAAACAAAACAGGTACTCCTTTATCTCCAAATCGCCATTATATTTGAAAGACTTGAACCGTTTATAGTCACACTCCTCTACAGACGCGACACCATAACGCCCCATAATTTCCAACATTTTTTCTTTGGGTACAATACTCTCGCTATTGTAAGACAAGAATATCCACTTCGTTTTAAGGTTCCGAAATAGGGTGTCAAATGCCGCCTCGCATACACCCCCGCCTCGTTTACAGAACGGCGAAATGAAACAATCTGCGGGAATACCGGTCTTCCCTTTTAGGACCGGTGCATCCGATACAGACGCAAGCTCCGTCGGCGATTTGGCAATAATATTCAACGGGAAATAATTCTTGGAATATTGGCGCTCATTATAAGGCGGATCGATATATGTGATATCCACCATCCCTGCCGCTGCCACCACCAACCCCGCATCACCAAGAAATGCCGGACTCAATACATCGGAACAGAATGTCTTTGATCCGACAATACAAGGCGTCGTGTGTTTATGAATCGGTTCGGGGATGAAAGCGCGAACCGCCTTCGCCTTGAAATTTTTAAGATAGCATCCATATACGGCAGGAACATTGCTTACATTGTCCGCCGTTATTAAAATAGATGCGAGAATAAACTTATACTCGTCATCGCTAAGGCCATCGCCCTGAACTTTCAATTCTTCAAGTCGCTGTCGCACATAATCGATCCTTTGTGCATTATCCACCGTAAAGAACATTCGCTCATTTTCACCGTACGGGCTATAATTCCGTGTAACAAAACCCGCCACAGCACTGCCGCCATCACCGCCACCTGCACCGACAACATACCGCTTCGCTTCGAGTTCTGCGCAAAGCATCGCAATAACGGCCTTACACTTATCACTATAAACCGAACACGTAAATGCGTGAGTAATTACCGAACTATACAATTCGGCATCATTTGAAATCACTTTCGCTCCATATTTGGTTCGAAAATGATATGACACAATACCTGTTCCGGCAAATATATCGGCGACCGTAACCGCCTCTGACCCAGCATCACCATCGCCCACACCAAACAATCCCGTTTTCGCATTCATCGCGGACGTAATCCAATCTAATAATTGGAATTTTGAACCGATATAATTAAGACGCTTTGGAGCACTAGCACGAGCGACGGTAGAAGCAGCAGCAGCGGTAGCAGCGGTAGCAGCAGTAGCAGCAGTAGACATTTTCAAGTAAAGTAATAATGCGATTGTTTTCACGTTTGTCGTTCCTGTTTATATATTGTAAGGCGAATCTTTTAAATATCAATTTTATGATTTGTTAATAATATGTTATCATCACCACGAGCATAACCCACATCGGGAAATTGAAACGAATATTCGATACAAATGGAAAGCAGTAAACCGAATAACATCAACATCAACGTCCTCCCAACAAATGAATCTATTCATCCTCTCGACTGATCCTGCCAAAGCCGCCGAAGAAATGATGGATAAACATATCCACAAAATCTTACTTGAAGCTGTACAAATGCTGTGCACAGCCGTTCGTGTTCTCGTCCCCGATCCTCATCTCGACCCCGACCTCGACGAACAGCTCTACAAACTTGCCCACAAGAATCACCCTGTCACAATCTGGTGCCGCACATCACGCGCCAATTTCATATGGACGCTTGACCATATCGACGCCCTTCACAACGAATGGAAATATCGATACGCTCATCCTGAATCAAAAATCCATAAATCGTACCTAGTCGCACGACTCATTCGCGAGAATATTCCTGCAGATCATCTATTCCCAGTATCCTCCGCCGAATCTAACGGCGCGACGACACCCTTCGCTCTAGCAATGCCCGTCCAATACAAAGACCCATCAGGAGACGCTGTTGCATCATATCGGGCATACTATATGTCCCCTGAAAAAACACGGATAGCCAAATGGGCGAAACGCCGCAGCGCTCCAGGATGGTGGGTTGCAACTCCCCACGGCGCTCCCGACGGCGCCCCCCATATCTCCTCTACAGTTGCCGCTATATAAAACCACATTTGAAATATTCGCCATAATGTGTAACATACAGTGTGCAATTGTTGACCCCCAGTAGTACTTTTTTTTATATAAATAAATATTCATAGGATATAACAATGACCCAAACCCCATCAACTAATAATATGGCACAGCATTGGGCATATCATACGCACGCTTGTTTTGATATATTAAAGCACCACATACGTAAGCTATATCTAAATTCCGCCGCCATCCATATGTAGGCTGTCGCCAGTAATTCAGCGATGTCAGAAATACACCACCTGGAACAATCGCTAAATCATAATGTCCACGATATATTGCATACGAGCACGACAATATACTAATAAGTGATACACGCAATATACATTTAGCCTGCGCGGGATATAATATATAATCTCCTAGATCGTCCATTCCGAATTATTAAAAAATACGTTAAATATATCAAGCACCCTATTTTTAATTATTAATAATAACTAATTACTTACTAATTACTTACTAATTACTTACTATTGATTATTGATTATTGATTATTGATTATTGATTATTGATTAATCTCGCATCTCTCGCATCTCTCGCATTACTGCCACTAATCCAACGAAATAAACACATATTTACCATCATCTTTTTTATAGCTTCCTACTTCATAATATGATCCCGTCAGTTCATTAAGTTTGTATACGATACGCGGCATATAATCAGGAGGAACAATATCCGACTTACAAATTAACCGCACTACTTCATCCGAAAATGTAACACTGATCAAATCAAATTCGAATTCTTCGGGACCCTCGTGTGGTATATTAATCCAAAAGGTTGGCTTTGATATATAGCTATTCATTTACGCGAAGATATATGCGATATATGCGATATATATGATATATATGATATATGATATATATTTATGTATTTGTATTTATACACTAATAATTATAACCTATCCTATCACGATAAAACTAACCGAGAAACACTAAAATTAAAATTTTCATAAAACTCAGTTAATGAAGCAGGATAAATATCACCATATATCATTTTCAATGTCCCAACTACATATGATTTTGGTTTTAATACGACCTTTATATATATAAAATATTCTACATTCGAATTATTAAATATTTCAACCGATGAACGTGGTTCTGATACTAAACTGGATTCAGTATTATAACACTTTACTTTATATGGCAAATAAGTAGGCGATAAAATGGGCGGAATAATACGTGGCTCCCATGTAGTGTCGTGAACAAAATGTGTATTAAAAAAATACGAGCTCGCGCTATGAATATCATCGGAAATTCGACCATTATCATTAAGTTCGAACTCGGTAAAACTTCCATTCATTTGTATAGTATATACATAATCCGAATATCTTGTTTCTATTGCATCGCTTGATGGCAGATTAATTTTATAGGCATATGATAACTCAGAATTTGTATTATTTGTTATAGCAAATGGATAACTCGACTCGATAACTTGTCTATTATTTATACTAAATGTTGAATGATTAACATTAGATGGCGCGGTATTTGAAGCCGTTTGACCCGAAATTGTAACATTATATCCAGACTTACAGTGACTTGCTCTTTTATTTTTATATAATCTTACAGATGTATTTATTGCCCCTATTCCTGAACTACCCTTAAATAGTATTTTTTTCCCCATTATTATAGTATTATGTTATATATTATGTTATATATTATGTTATAATATAATATTTATATTTATATTCGCCAATCCCATACGGAAAATTGAAACGATTTAATTCCTTAAAATGAAATATAGTGAACGAACACAACAACGAAACCTCGCATCAAATCATCACAATGGCTTATTCGGATTACAAAGGATCACAGGATATTCTTAGCATCAGTAGCTACAATAGTCATAGCGACAGCCAAGACACAGATACCGCCGATGGTTTAAATGACGGCAGCGGCGACTTCTGCATCGAAGACTTTATGAACCCCGAATACTTCAAGGCATCTGAATATGACAGTGTCGCCACTGCTCCCACCGCTGCTCCCGCCGCCACCGACGCCACCACCGCCACCGACGCCGCCGAATCGTATCCTTGTTTTGACCCCAATGACCCTCTCAGGTATTTTCTGGAAAATGGAGAAATTACGCCCAACGAATACGATAAGTGGAGACTCACCAGAGAAGAGCCCATTCAGCCCCAGCTATCACCCGCCAAACACAAGCGCAGCCGCAAGACGCCCGACTTCGGTCCAGGATATAACAGCGACAGCGACCCTGCAAGCGACGACGACGACGACGACGACGACGACAACCAAGGGCCGACATTTGAATACGGATATGGATACTCTGCGCGCGCCGATGAATATACCGACCCTTCCGATCCTTGGAATCCTACCCCAGACACGACACCCGACAGGCGATACATCAAGATCGCAACAGACGGCACATTTATGATGAAGCGACTTATGCAGTCGGCGACGGCGCCTCCTCTCACGCTCAGCGCCTCATTTGAATTGAAACTCGCCTGGGAAAGATTCGTATTCCCTCAAACTCTCCAAGACTTTTGGCAGGCAAATGCTCTGAAAATATATGAAGCATTGCAGGACCTCCGAGCAGACCACGCCAGAGTCCAAGTTCGCAGTGGCGAATGCGAGACAGGTGAGGGGTTTCCAAAAAATCTACCCGCTCCGCCACTGTACCACTCAACACCAATCGAAACCCTCGAAAACACCTTTGAAACGATTGGTCGAATGAGCCGCTGTATCGCCGAAGATTTCAATACACAATCTGTCGTCAACTATGTCGAAGAATTCTTGGTGTCGCTCTATCGCGAGATCGAGTTCAATTCGCTTGTCGAGGCGTATGAACAGAACACCCGCGGCGTCTAATGGAATAAGTATGCAACAAATGAAAGCATAATATTAAAAGGTAAGTGCAATATGTGTGTGTGTGTGTGTGTGTGTGTGTGTGTGTGTGTGTGTGTGTGTGTGTGTGTGTGTGTGTGTGCAATATTCTAACACTTTTTATTCTATTTTATATTTTCATCCGAATTAACGCATTTCTCCCGCATCTCCCGTTCATCGTATTTTATACCTTGTCACGCCCCACTCTTACATATAAAACCGCATCAAATATTGGAAGTTCTCATTATAAAAACTTCGCCCATCATCGAAATTCAAAATGATATCGGGATCATAAACACGACCTACAAGTGTATATCCCGAAACCACCCCCTCCATAATCCGAGCCCGCGTTTCTTTATGTAAAATCTCAACCCTATGTTTTTTAAAAACAACTTCATCAACTGTAGATGTATTTATAGTAAGTTCGAACCCTCTAACATTAGTATTTATATGAGTATTTATATGAGTATTCGTGGGAATAACACCTCTTATATATTCTGATTTCTCATTTTGTATTTCTTTTTCTACCGAATTAACGCATTTCTCCCGTATCTCCCGTTCATCGTGTTTTTCGCATCTCTCTATATCAGCCGGTTTCTTTGCCTCATCGACCTCTCCAACCTCTCCAACCTCTCCAACCTCTACAAACTCGCAATCATTAAATGAACTTATACTTGTACCCGATACATTTTCATTATATTCAAACCCGTCTAATATTTCAATATCGTGATCCTCTATTATATAATATTTCCCCTGAATATCATCATCCAAAAAAGTGGAAGTCATATTTATTTAGCCTTAATATGTAAACTTGTATGCAGTTATATACGATTATAATAAATACTGTTTATATATTTATTATATTTAATTCATTCATTCATTTCGCGATGTAAAACACGATAGCCATCCAAACCATCCTCTTCCTCCTGTTCCTCCTGTTCCTCCTCTCTTGTTATTACTACCCGTAACTACACCACCGCCACCACTACCAGACTTCCGCGTATTAACATCCCCGCTATCTGCCGTATAATTTACCATCGTATTTATAATAAGTTTCCTCAACTCATCTGTCACTTTAACTCTCATCATAATACCACGCTTCTGTACGTGATATACATTCTCATTACAGAATTCAACATATATGTTATAATCTTTTATAGAACCGTTAACCCTATATTTCTTTATTTTCCCATTTGCAAGCACGCAGTTCTTCGTTTCAATGCTTCCATTATCTACAATCTCAACATATAAATCATTATTAATTATAATATCTATAAGACAACAATAAAAAGGGATAACAATCATTTTACAACTAGTATCAATATCACCAGCACTACCAGATATATCGTCGCCTTTTTGATTTCGAATTATTGATATATTATTTATTGAATTTCCTATAATCTCCCGACTCTTACGTTCATCGTGTTTTTCTAATCTCAATAAAGTATGATTGTCGGCTAGCCCGCCGAGTCCGCCTAGACTACTTTCTTTGCCCTTTCTGCTATCTTCATCCTTAAATCGTATATAATTAGTTATAGGACTTGTCCCAAGACTTGTATAATTTTTCATTATATCGTATATTGTATATTGTATATTTTATATTGTATATTTTATTTATATTTTCTATTTCTATTTCTATTTCCGTTTCTATTTCTATTTCCGTTTCTATTTCTATTTCCGTTTCTATTTCTATTTCCGTTTCTATTTTCCACGCCTCGATTTTCTCATTTCGGAAAATTGAAATGAAAATAATCCTTAAATACAAATGCAGCAAACAAGCAACCAACGAACACGAACGAATCATCAATGTCTGGAACTACTACTACCGCCAAATACATCGCCGCCACCGAATACGGAACCCAAATCTTCAGTGGCGAAAGAGGTGACTATGGGATTTACAAATTTGCTGACCCACACAGACAGGCGACCTACGAACACCACGAAATCCGCTTCACGAAAATGCAGAATGTCAAAGACGCCTACGACAAGCAAGAACTCCTGCGCAAAATGCGCGCCGACATCAAGCGCGAATACCTGACGCGCAAGAAACAAATGAAGAAGCTTCAGATGGATGCTGCTGTCGACTTTCGCAATGCAGAATCGTCACTCCAAGAACACTTCGCAACCGAAGCCGCTGACCACCAGCCCTACATCCACGGAATCGACATTCATTCTCCTCTCGTGTCGAAAATCCAACTCCCCAATGCCCAAATTCTCGACCTGAAGACGTTTGACGCAGAGTGCGAATTTGCGAAAGTGCGCAAAGTCCACGCGGATCTTCTCGCCGACCAACAAGAGTCAATCCGGCAGTTTGAGGAGGAGGAGCGACGCCAGTCTCAGTACTACACCATTCAGCAACGATGGATGGAACGTGAATACGGGCAGCGGCGCCCCGATGAACAACCCCGCGGCGGTGAGGAAGAAATCAAAACGGGAAACTGCTGGGAATGTCAAGACGCAAACTGCAGCACGTGTGGTCGCGATGATGACGGCGACTCTTACAAAGGCAATGAGGTGGACGTCCGTCACGGACGCGCATTCACTTGGTCGGAATTGGTAGCTGGCGGCGTGGAGCAGCAGCAGCAGCAGCAGCAGCAGGAGGAGGACGAACCACAAGGTCGCTATGGCGACGGAGGATACTGCGGGTGTGGCGACTTCGAGTGCAGTGACTGCTTCAGCTACGGCGGTGATGAGAACGACGCCAACGACAACGACAGCTACAACAGCGAGTACGACGGCATATTTCCCGACTACCCGCGCGAATACAACTGGGAGATTGATTGCCGCGAAGCAGAAGAAGCGGCAGCGGCAGCGGCGAAGCAGGAGCAACAACGCTGGGAAGAAAACGCACGTGACAGCGATGGCGAACTATGGGATGACGAAGCGAGAGCAAATGAAGCCGAGCACAGACGCGAAGTGGCACTGATGAAACTCAACGACGACGTGACATACACGTGCGATGACCACCCCGATGTCTTGCAGCTCGAAGTTGTCGCAATCACAGAGCCGAAGGAGCGAATCACTGCGTCAGCCGCATCGAGTGGATGCATCAGTGCTCAGAAGAAAGCCGCAACAGGAGCAGCAAAGAAAGCTGCAAAAGCAAGAAAGGTCAAGCAAGAACGCAACAAGAAAGCAAAGTTCGTTCCCTTGAAAATCACCGAGAACACCAATCGCGTGCCTGTACCTGTGCGCAAAGAATGCTGCGACGTTGAAGAAAAATGGAGCGGGAACGAGGATGCCATTGAACAACAACAACAAGAACAAACGCCGACCTTGCTCTACCACGGCCGAGCTCAAGTGAACCTGCCCAAGAAGAATCTTCAGAATGTGTCACGTGAAGGAAAGAAGCGCCACATCGCTATATGGAGGCGCATTGAGGCGGCGGAAAAACACGCAAGCGCACGCGGAACCCGAATCCCAAACATCCCGCAACCGTGGGCGTGGTACAACTGTGGCGGTTCTGACAACGAATACGGCGACTACGAGATCTAAGTTGGCAAATACGCAAATGCCGCAACGACAAGGTAAGTATAGCATCAGGTAAGCATCAGGTAAGTGTGTGATATAATATCTAACACTTTTTATTTCAATGCACATATACACAATCGCATCGAAAAATTGAAACCGTTTATGTCTATAATACAAAATATAGAGACAAACCAGAGAGATAAACCCATCACAATCAAATCAAATCAAATCAAATCAAATCAAAAACATCACGAAACAATGCCGGCATTTATCGCAGAGATACTTAGTATGGCCGGAGCATTCACGGTTTTATTTTCAATCTTGTTTTGCTGTATTAAGGCAGACAGGGAAGATTCATACACCAGACAATTGAGAAGACTTCGCAACTACAAATGTAGGTGTAGTAAATGCGTAAAGAGTGGCAAGAGCGACAAGAGCGTAAAGAGCAGAAGTGGTAGCAAGACAAGGTAAATCGGGTAAATAAATCACGGTCTATTTGATTGTAGAGTTAAATATATTTATACAATATTTTTTTGCATTTATTTAGATAGAATAGATATAAGATAAATATATAACAATAATATAAGTATTATTACTCTATTTTTAATTTATTATTAAAACCGATAAATGGACGCTTTAACATCTAATTTATGTTTAACGAAAGAAGATATTACTGATGATGCGCAAAAAGGTGGCGATGATGTTCCTGGTCAAATATCTAAAAACATTCCGCGTGGGAATAATCCTGCTCGTAGTTTTTTTGATGCGTGTAAAGATAGTGTGGTTACTACTGCTGCGTGTCCTGTCGGACATCTAGCATTGTTAACCGTATTCGACATAGACATTCAAGCTGATATAGATAGCTTTACTACAGCTGGAGGAGTAATATATAAACGTCCTATTCCTGCTCCCGCAACAAAACGAAAAGTTATAGATGATGCAACAACTCGTATAACAACAGATCCTACACTTCTCAAAGCAGGATGCGCACCTTTTTTTTGTGTAAAAGATAATTGGGGATTTAAAGATATAGAGGAAAGTTTTATTTTAGCTTCTTTTTTTGATGAAGGGGGTAGAAGGATCGAGTGTGGAGCTAATGTTAGTATTCGTCAGTTTTTAACTGGTATGTATCCTCCAACGAGAAGTGATTATAGTATAGATCTAACAGCGTGCGGATTAACAACTTTTCCAAATAGTTTTTTAACAGCACATTGGGGTAATACAGGGGATGGTATTACAACTGTTCCTGTTACTGGACTACCATTAACACTTGCTGATAATGAAATATTATTTACGTTACAATTAAATGGTGAATTTGTTAAATGTGTTTTTAGTTACGCAGGAAGTAGTGTTACGGGTAAGTATGCAAATACTTCGACTAAAAGACCGATTTCGAAAAGCCCTAGTATAAATATTCCTGGTGGTGTAAATGAAGATGATTGGATAAAAGCCTGTTTCAGTGGGAATAGTACAAAAAATCAATGGTTTAATCGTTATGCTGCTGCTGCTGCTGCTGCTGCTGCTGCTGACAGAGCTTTGTTTATAAAATTAGGTTGGTTTATACTAATCGGTAAAGCTATCGGAGATGCTTCATTTGTTTTTAGTAGTCGAAACATAGTAGCACACCCACAGGATAAAAGGTATTCGGTCGCGACAAGTGATAAAGCATTGGGTTTAAGATGCAGTATAAATGGTACAGATGTAATGCTTGTTATTACTAGGGGCGGTGGCGCAGCAACAGTAAGATATTATTTGAGTATACAGCATTCGGCCATTCAGGGAGAGTTACTTTTATTACAACAGTCACGAACAATAACCGTATCAGGTAAAAAAACTAAAGTAAAAGAAAAGGTAGAAAAAAAGAGAAAAAAAATATATATTGATACTAAAAATACATTAAAAAAAAGGATGGATGCGTCGGGGTTGGGGCGTTCACCCAGTGGTAGGTCATATAGACTTCAACCATCATTCTTAAGACAAATAACCAATGCGGGAATCCAAAAAGGTGGGGTGGATGTAGATGAAGTTGAGGTGGAAGTAACATGGGGGAAAAAGAAAGAGAAATTTAAATTTATAAAAAGGAAATCTACTATTAGTGATTTTAAAAAAAATGTAGAATCAAAATTGATGTTGGATAAAACTAAAATTAAAGTTATAATTGACGGAAAAATTATGAAAGATGCGGATGTCATCCCTGCAGATACTAAAAAAATTACAATAGTTGGTAAAAATAATACTGCTACTACTACTACTACTAAGGATTCTACAGAACCTACGGTTCATATAATAAATACCGAAGGCAACCTTGAAAACGATTCAAGGAACCTTGAAGAAGATTCAAGCAACCTTGAAAACGATTCAAGGAACCTTGAAGAAGATTCAAGCAACCTTGAAAACGATTCAAGGAACCTTGAAGAAGATTCAAGCAACCTTGAAAACGATTCAAGGAACCTTGAAGAAGATTACAGCAACCCTGAAAATGTTTTTAAAAATTTTACTTACATATACTTACGTGATATATTAGATTCTTTTACAAATGGCGTAGAAAGATTATCTGAAGTAAAAACAACTCTTTCTCAACTTATAGATAAAACTACTGATACTGTTGTTATATATAATAATAGTATCTTCCGCATCGATAAAAACACTTTCAATCTTGATGTAAAAATAATATGCGTTGATATAGTTATCAAGTTTTTAAAATTATTAGTAGATAAAATAGGTAATGATGGTACACGTCGAGTTCTTGTGGAAAAAATCACAGAAAATATCGGTAAAAAAGAATTAGTATTCAATATATATAATGTTATTGAAAATATACCCTTCAGTGTTACATTGATTGTTCCCAAACCTAATACCCAAGAGGATATATGTGGTATACCCACAACTGAATTATTTTCAGGTTGTGTTAAATTATTATCGTATTTAGATGGTATACCAGATTTTCCAGAAGATTTTTTTAAACCCATATATGATGAGATAGACAACCTTAATAAAAATACAGGAACAACAGGGAAAACATATACTATATATACAATTTTTTCAGATGCGGATTCTCAACCAATAACGGCATCATCTATACAGAAGAGAAGTGACCAAGTCCCATACATATATCTACTCCATTCAGTAAAAACAGAATTAGAAAGATACCCCCGACCGGATTCAACTGAATATAACGCAATATTAAATGATATAACTCGTTTACTTTCTACTGAATCTTCCAAAATGGAAAAATATAAACTTTACAATGAAATATCACAGATGCTAATTGAATCGTGTGTAATAATAGATTATTATGAATTATTGTTTATGATAATATCATCTTTTGTAGACGACACAGCATTAGTTATAAGAAATGAACTTTTTAGATTTATTTCATTACGTGGCACAGATATATTTGATATCAAAATTATAGAAGCATTTATAGACGGGTTAGACGTAAATGAAAGTATGGGGAGTATTATATATAATCGAGGGTTTGATACTATTGACGCTCTGATAAACGTAAAAGAATATTTTGATGGAGATTTAATTGACACATTAAACGACTATGGATTCAGTTTAAAAGAAATAGGAGATTTTATGAATAATTTGATATTCAAAATTAAAGAACATGACTTAACAGATAAACAAATAGACGACCTCATATCAAATTCCTTAGAACCAATTATTCAACAGTTGGAACAAAATGAACAAATTCAACAACGTCTGGATACAGACCCATTAGGGTTAAAACAAGAAGCAACATCGTTTACTCAACATAAAACATTAGTATCGCCTGTACTAGGTGGAAACAATAAACATAGGTCAAAGCACAACGCAAATTATCGTAAAAAATATAAAAAGTTTGTAAATAAATATATAGTGAAGAAAAAGCGCAATAAAAAAAAATACAATACCAAAAAAAGCAACAAGAATAAAACTAGAAAAAATAAAAAGTCAAAAAAGCCTAAATCCCTGCGCAATAATAAAACAGTAAAAAGAACAAAGCATAAGTCGAGTCATAAAACTAAATTTAATTCTAATTATAAATCAAAACACAACAAAAAAGTAAAGATGAATTATTATAATCTTTATAAGCATAATAAGACGCAGAAGCATTAATATAACCGCACTATACTATAGCACTATATCACACCATCAATGTTATCATTACATTGTATATTATCAATGTAATGAAACGATTCGGAAAATTGAAACGTTATAATCCCATAAAATCAAATGCAGAGAATCCTAAATTCATCAAACATCGCAACATCGCCAATGTCGTCGCTATCACCTGCATCATCGCCTCGCCAGTTTTCCTGTGCCAAATCTGACGCTTCATCATGTCCATCAACTCCCACGCCCACTTCAACGACGTCTACATCTTCACGTGCTAAAGAAGAAGCATATTACGCCTTAATGGCCGAGACTGCCAATCTTCACGCCGAAGTCGAGGCGCTTCGTGAGCAGCTTGACCACCAACACGAGCAACAGCAGCAGCAAAGCCAAAAGAAACACAAGCAATGGATTGCCGAAAATCTCGAAGAAGCACAGCAAATCATCGACCGCATTGTGGGCATCAAAGGAATCACCGAAGATCCACTCAATGCTGCAATCAAGATGGGTATTTCGCACCACCACCAGCTACAGCCGCGCGTTTCCATTTCCAGTTCAATTGTGCCGTCATCTCACGACGACGACGATGATGATGTTCCATACGAGTATTAATATTGCAAATATAACAGCATATCGCGTGTGTGTGACTAACTAACACTTTTTTACTTAATTTCCTTATTTTCCTTATTTTCCATTCATCAGAAAATTGAAACAGAATAATTGCTAAAAACGAAAGTAGCGACCCGAAACAACACAGTTACATCTTAACGCTATCATCAAATGTCAGGACACAAAGAAACCCAACCATCATCGCGTGAAGAAAAGATTCTCGAATTAGAAGAAGCACTACAAAAGACAAGGTCCCTCCTCTCACGAGCATACGAATTATCTTACACTGTTGCACAGGAAAATACACAACTGAAAAAAAGAATCGAAGAACTTGAAGCCGAAGCTGAAGCGATGCGAAGCGAAAGGCGGACGCAAGAATATTCTCACCATCGCGAGCAATACCGCCAGCCACCAATGAGCCCAGTATCTGTTCCAACATCACCGCGCATTCATAATCATCCTCAGTATCAGTATCAGAATCAGTATCGGTGTTCTCCTGCAATGGCGACGTGCGACGGGATGTATCCTCCTCCACGATGCACAAACACGCCACGCTTGTCTCCCGAAACGCCTGAACCTGAACCAGATACATCCGATACATCCGCTCCGAAAGCATTCACTCTTTCAGCTCACGACGAATACGAAATAGACCCCGCAGCATATTGGGCGAAAGAATACCCAAAATGGGAATGCAAATATCGAGAAGAGAGGAATAAACTGGAAGCCCGAGAAGCCGAAGAAGCCGATAACTACTAGCCCGCCTGCCCGCGATCACTAAATGATGCGAAGAAAAAGGAAGCAATATACAGGGAACCAACCAGCTGACCAACCAACATTTTTTTATAATTGTAGTAAAAATCTATAATTTATTCTCAGGAAGGCAATATGCGCAGTGACTCATAATATTGTCTAACTTTGTTTCGAATAATATATATAGCAGACAATGTAAGTAACGAAATCTCAACCGAACTCCGTACAATCATAGGTGTATCGTTTGACTGAACACTATAATAAATCCACATACCGGATGAAAAAATACTTAAAATACAAAAAGTCAATGATAAAATATTCGTGCTTTTGTTTTTATAAAGTAAGAACATAAATATGAAACGTCCAACCACTGACAAAGATGTAGCGGTGTATGGAATGATTCGCAATTCTTCACTATTTTTGTTCATTGTAAGTAAATATGTACAAATGTACACAAATATGTATAAATGTGTATAAACGTGTATAAACGTGTATATATAAATATAAAATTGATTGTAAATATATTTATATATTAAATTATATATTAAATTATATAACTCCGCCCCATTGTCGCACAAATGTACACCGAAGTATTCAACGGAAATTATCATATCCGTTTAGGAAAAAATCAACAAGAAAACGACAATATAGTCCGCACATCACCCCAAACTGCTCTCTGGTTTCATCTCAAAGATTTCCCAAGTTCTCACGCTGTTGTGACAAATATAGTGAAACCGAGTATATATGACAAGGAAGTCATCATCCGTGCAGCGACTCTTGTAAAAGACAATGCAAAACAAGGTGTGAATAATTTACAAAAATTGGGTGTAAATTACTTACCGATTAAAAATGTGAAACGCACCGAAATTCTGGGACAAGTACTCCTGACAAAATCTCCTAAAACGATTTATATATAGTATAGTATACGCACGCATCCGCCTTACATAGGCATCATCAAACGTACGTCAGGAGAAGAAGCAAAACTACCCTTAGGGCAGACATTTACACCGGTACTTGTCTTGTTACCATTAAACCAGTTGTCTAACAGTTTAGAAGACGGTTGGGTGGGTGTACAGGCAAAACCAACCTTAGGGCGAACAGTATTACCGCCACTGAAATTTGTACTGGTACTATTCCCATTGAAACTGCCGTCCATAAATTTGGGAAACATAGTGGAAGCCTGATGGTGAAAGAAGGAAGGTGCAGGAGAAGACGAAGACGAAGAGGGATTCAAAGACATTTTTATAATATTGTATAATATTTTTTATTTAATATTTTTTATTTACTATTTTTTATTTACTATTTTTATTTACTATTTTTATTTTAAATATAAATATAATAAACATCAAAAACATATACTAGATAATAAAATAAATGCAGAATATATACAAATATACAAATGATACTCGAAGTAATTGGGGCAATTTTAGGTATAGGGATAGCGGGAGCGTGTTATGGAAGCAGGAAATAGCACTCGTATCTCGTATCCAGTATAATAATTATAACTACAGGTATAACCGATAGTTATGATTTCATTTTATTTTTGTTTTTGTTTTTGTATTTTTTGTATGTATTTATGTGTCCATAAATATCGGCACCCATTTGCCACCTGTTATCCGTTATCCGTTATCCGATACTTATTAACGACGACCACCGAGAGGCAGACCCATAGAAGAAGCCTCAGCGCGAGTAAGAGCACCAGCATTGTTGGCAGCAACCTGAGCGGCGCGGGTAGGGTTCGCCAAAAAGCCGGCATTGTTCATTACAAATCCATTGGAAATGTAAGCTTTGGTGTGGGGGACCACATTGGCGTGCTTAGAAGAGAAGGATCCGCGCGCAGACACGTTAGCGTGGAGAACAGGAAGCTTTGCAGAAGCAGAGAAAGAGAGGTTCAAAGGCATTTTATAATATAATCTAATATTTTATTCTTATATAGTTTTCATTTATTCTTAATATTCCTCTCTCCGAAAAATTGAAAAAAAATATTTATATATTCAACAATTAAAACAATACTAGCTCATACCAATCGCATTCTCATTTGCATTCGCATTCTCAATCGCAATCACATAACCAATATGGAAAACACTGAAGCTACCAACCAATCCCGAGATTATACAAAAACAGATATTAATGGATTTCCTGCAAAGTATGTCCTTACAAAACATCCCGACGATCCATCCGGTGGGTATATAGTGGCAAAAGTACTCGACATTCCCGACCCCGATTTATCCACCACGAGTGTATCGGAATCGACACACGACGCCCCTAATCCGTTGCGTCCGCCGATCAATCCGCTTTATAATTTCAGCACCACGCCTGAACATCTGCAAGATCCGTCAAAACTCGTAGTCCAACATCGTCTAGGAAATCACGATCTGCCATATCGCCGCATCAATCCGGATCTATATACTGAGGCCGAAAAGGAATGGTATACGACGGGTATACTAAGTCACCCAATTCGCGCAGTTATGATTTATAAATTAAAGTGTTATTGTTGCGGCGATTTTAAGGCTACAGATGACGATATTCACTGGGAAAGCACAGATCCAGAAATTCAGATTGGATATAAGTATTGCTCCGATTGTAAACCATACTTTCGCCAAGCTCTTTTCAAAACGCTTGCCCCCATTTGGCATTTAAGGCTCAACTACGAAGATTGGTATGAAGAAAATAATCTCGGCGTAGAAAGGCCTTTCATCTGGGTTCATAGAACGCGGCGCGATGCTGCTGGAAAGCGCGATGTCTTAGGCACTTCTCCATATAGATACACGAAATGGCGTGTCATTAGTTGGGTTACCACAAAATACAATATGCCGCACCCCACTCCTGATGGCACAGCAGTTGTCGAAGAGGCAGAAGATTGTATAACGATTGAACAAATATCGGAACAAATCGTTGAAGGCGGGGATTATTACTTACTTACGAAACTTGTATCTGTGATGGATGTTTTAGTTATCAACCAAGGAATGCTAGACGACCCTCACAATTATGACCCAAATATTGATGATCCGCTTAATAAGTATACATATGAGGAAAAAAAAAGAATCGTTAGCGAAGCGCGTAGAAATGCAGTATTTAGATAGATAGATAGATAGACAAAAATAGTTGGACGCAATGGCAATATACACTACGTATTTAATTCCCGATTTTTTATTTTCCGGTAAACGCGTCATTCCATCAAACGGAAAATTGAAATGCTTTCTTACCATAAAATCGAATACAGTGAACTCGCAAGAACAAACAAACAAACAAATCGAATCAATGTCCGCTACAACTGCTACCATCTCCTCCGCCACTGCCGTCGAACTGTCTGCTGCTGCTGCTGCAACCGCTCAGGAACAAGGTTTGGAATTTCAGGTTCGTGAATGCTACGAAGATGACGCCGTCGAGAGCGTAGTACCCGCCGCCGCCGATACCGATGACAACCAAGACGATTCGGAAGGAGAAAAAGAAGAATCTGGTCTCCTTATGCGCACTGCATCGTCTGGTGCTCCTGAACCGGTCAACGAGACCATCGACGTCACTGACGTCACCGCCGACCCCAACATCAAGCGCGTCGACTTCAAAGACGAAGCCACTACTACGAGGATTCTCACATTCCTCGAGTCGCGTGGCATCAACACGAACAAGCTTGTCCAAGATCACATCATCAAGTACGGCAGCCGCGCCCGTGTTGCATTCAATGATGATGGCGATATCGTCGGATTCGCTCTCTTCGACAATGAAGTCGCTCAAGAAATGCTGAAGGGTGTATCTGACACGGAAATCAAGCAATACATCGACACAAGGCCGTTCATCTTCTGCCAGCTCCTCATCATCGATCCCGCCGCAGCGGCCAGCGCACCCAAAGACAACAGTTGGGGCAAGCGTCTCATCGATGCCGTCGCCGCGTGCATCGTCAAGAACTGCAAAATCGGAATTGTCCGCGTGGATGCTGACGATGAAGCGGAGATCGAGCTCTACAGGTCGTGCGGCTTCTACACAATGGCGGATATGGGCGTCCCTTCATACACAAGCTCGAAGGACAATGTCACAGTTCTCGGATACACGCCGCTGGGACTCGAGCAAACAACCGAGATCTTCAAGAAATTATACACACAAGGCGCGCGATTCTAATGGGTGTGTCGCAAACGATACACTCGACGCACCCGACGCACCCGACGCACCCGATGCACCAAAGGTAAGATAAGCATATAGCACAGCACTCTAACACTTTTTGTTTAGTTTTTGTTTATTTTCCACAAAAAAAAGTTACAATATTCATCACACCATCCTCGCTCATTTGCAATCCTCCGTCAACCGCGTATAAGACCGGCAACAGTATTTATCAATCGGTCCTATATAGATGTCTCCATTTTTCACCTGTCTCGCAGTCGGAATACTCGTATGTGTGATTTCCGTGACAAGCACCCGCTTCTCTCCCTGATACCAGTACGTATATGGCGGACCCATAATCGTGTTCCCTTGGAATGTATGATGTGTCGGATTCGAAAGACGAAGCTGCTGTAATGCGGGAGAATACCACCCATAATATAGCGAAGTCTGCTCGGGGGAAGGTGTAGACGGGGGCGTGGGTGGACAGGAACTCAGGAACATCGTGTCGTAATTCAATGTCGTCTTCATTCTCTGAATATATATTATTCGCTATTCTCTATTATCTACTATACAATATATACGGATAAAACCGTATCAATTTTCCGTTATATTAATATTTGAATATATGTTTCACAGATCCCGACTCGTGATATAATATAAATGAAAAATACATAAATGAAAAAATATAAAAATATATAAATACAAGCTACTACAATAGAATCGTATACATCTTTGTGCCACGCCACGCCACGCCACGCCACGCTCCACCACCAAATGTTTGCAACTATTTCGCATCTGTATCAGGTGATATCTCCAAATCACGACCTTCTATTTTTAAATAATAACAACGAATTGTTTCAAATCTCCCAGTTTATGCATATTACGCATATTTCACTTCCTCTATATTTATCAGATACTGAACCATCGTATGTACTGTCGAGGCTTGCAGATGAAAGCAATTCGATATGGCAAAAATATATAAGTTAATTAGCTCACGATTTTTATATATATTATTAATAGTATATACATAAAAATAGTATATACATAAAAATAGTATATACATAAAAATAATTTATATATACATAGTATATCTTACATCATAGTATATCTTACATCATAGTATATCTTACATCATAACATTATTATAACATTATGATATCTTCAATCATATCTTCAATAATGACTTCATTTTCTGATTTACCGAGTCGGAAAATTGAAATGGAGATAAGCGAGAAATCCGACAAGCAGTTTCCAGAGACAAACACAAACCCGAACACAAACCAACACGTATCAATTATGGACGCCAACACTATCATCGCTACCATCGCTTCCATCGACGCCGCCGCCCCTGCGAAATCTAACACTTCTTCAGACCATCCGGCTGCATCCAGCCCTCCCAAAACCGAATGCTTCGTTTGTTGCGAGAAATACAATCGTTCAACGCATATTCCCGTAGCCTGCCAAGCGTGTGGATTCGAAGCCTGTCGCCAATGCCACGCCACCGTCATACTTGATCCCGCAAATCAAATCCCCAATTGTATGGAATGCCACAAAGAATTTACACGCGAATTTCTTGTGGAACACTTCACTCAAAAATTCGTCACACAAGATTGGAAAAAACATCGCGAGATGGTTATGTTCCAAAAAGAAAAAGCGCTTCTCCCTACCCGTCAACGTATTGCTGAACTCGTCAGGCGCAAGGATACTCTCCGCGACGAAGAAGCGGAACTCGCCACCAAAATCGCCGAACTCGAAACACGCAGACGCAACATTGCCACCGAAAAACAGCGCATCGATTACCGCATTCGCGTAGGCCCCGCTGCGGATGCTGATGGAGCTGCTGCCGCCGCAACCCAGCGCGCCGCTTTCGTAAGGCCGTGCCCAAACACAGAGGCAAATTGTCGCGGATTTCTCAGCACTCAATGGAAGTGCAACCTTTGCAGTATGTGGGCCTGCAAGGATTGCCACGAACTCAAAGGTGCCGAACAAGATGTGGAACATACGTGCCACCCTGACAACCTCGCCTCCGCAAAACTCATCGACGCCGAGACACGCGGATGCCCCAAATGTGGAGCTCGCGTTTTCAAGATCAGCGGGTGTAACCAGATGTTCTGTACCGCCTGTAACGACTGTGCATTCGACTGGGTCACCGGCCGTATTGAAACCGTCATTCACAACCCGCACTACTATGAGTTCCAGCGACAGCGCAATTCAGGTCAAGCTCCCCGCGTCGCAGGCGACATTTTGTGCGGACGCGAAATCGACCAAAACACGTCAAGGATAATGCTCGCGCACTTTCCGATGGAACTCATCACCAACAGTATTCCTGTATGGAGAATCGCGAATCGCGAATTTTATGCATATGCTCCTGACCCACGTTTCATTATCAAAACCGCAAAAGAAAAATGGGAAGCATACTGCGAGGACTGCGTAATGAATAAGAAGGGCATATTTCTCGGCGTAGAGCGCGCCGTCGTGGATGGGCAACAACGCGCAATCAGGAAAATGCTGACCATTTCACGCGCCGTGCTATTTCGCAAACTCCAATTTCAGGCAATTTGTCGCACCATTATCGATTTGCGCCTCGTGTGGATTCCTCGCTTCGCAATCGATCCTCTGCGTCACAACGAAGAACTGGGAGTCAATTACCTTCTCGGCAAAATTACGGAAAAAGAATTCGCCACGGCATTACAGCGCGCCGACAAGAACGTCCAGAAATCCCGCGATATCCAAAATGTCCTCACTATGGTCATCAATACAGCCACGGATATTGTTTTCAGGTTTGACGATCATCTTCTCACAGCGAATCTTGCAAATGCTAGGATGGACAGCGCCGGAGATGAACATTTCGAAATCCTCGAAGAAATTCGCGAACTGTTCAGATACGCAAATGACTGCTTCTCGCGCATCTCCAAGAATTATAACTCAAAATCGGTTCTTACTATCGGTCAAGAGCTCGAAGAAAAATACTGGGAGGATGATGGGTCAATGATTTATGCGCAGATGGACAATATGCGACTGTATCACGATAATCAGAACCTTCAACTATGGCATCGCGGAAATCTAGCCCAAGTGACCATTCTTCAGCGGCAGTAACAAGGCACACGGCACACGGCACACGGCACACGGCACAAGGCAACAGGGGTTGGAATAAGGTAGGCAAATGTGCGCGCACGCTACTAACACTTTTTATTTATTATATTATAACAATTTAAATATACTAATAATATTATATATATCACACCATCTCGTAATCACGTATCAACATAATATCGTAATATCGTAATATCGTAACAACTCCAATGAAATTTTTACAACTTTCGGTTACATCTATGTTTTCATCAATTGTGATAACGTGCTATTATACTCGGAATTATTTTTATCATCATCTTTACGTACTACTAATAATTTTAGGAATTCTAAATCACGGCCTTGAAAGACAAAAAGATAACAGTAAAAATATAATACATATTATCGATACCACGATGGCGTGTTTCGCTTTCTGTTATTCGGGATATGATTCTTTCCATTTGCTTTTTATGAATATAAGTTTGATTAATATATTTATTTTTTTTATACTAGAATACGCGTACCCTAAATATGACCATATTTTACATTTTCTTATACATTTACAAACGGCAATTTCTATGAATATATATTTCATCTTTTTTAATAATAATTCAGATCATTGTTATCATTGTGACGAGACGTCGTTATTAATGTCGCCAATACCTTCAAACCAACTACTATTGTCTCATAATTATAAACTATCACGTCCAAAAAATATTTGAAGTAGCAGTAACAAGGCACGCGACAACACACAACTAACACTTTTTATTCTTGTCTCACTGCAACGCCGGCGCCAACGCCAACGCCACCCCCCATCGTCGCAAATGACGGTGCAACAACTGCTCCTATACCGGCCCATATGCGCCCCCACGACCACACAATTTTTAACAATATACAACACAACAATGTAACTATAATAGCAGTTTCGGGTGGATATATTATTATGCTTCGTGTGTACAATATTCCAAGAATTCCCGTAATAATACAAGTACTTATATTTATTATTGGAAATATTATATCGGGGTATATGTTCGCGATGGACATTTTATGCTTTAAGTTTCTGTGTAGGGTTTGTCTAGATTTCTATATATGACAATACAAACATATATCATTTCATTTTTCTGATTCGGTAAAATGAAATGATAATAATAATAATAATACACCCTTGTACTTCATTGTAACTAAAACTTGGTATTGAATAACCAATAAAACGCGCATAACAGTAAGAAATCAATTGAAAAAATAAATATGAATTTAAATATATTTCTTTTATGGAAATTGTACGTCTCGTGGGTGGGGTTTGCTTTATTCCATACTTTTTCCAAATCTACCAGTATCTCATATATAATAAGCCCTGATACAAAAATAATAGCTGTACGAATTGAATGAAAAAATATTTTTCTCGAATAATTACTCGAATTCATACTATATATTCTTAATATACTAAAATGTTAAGAATATTAAAATATGGCAACAAAATAACCTACTTACATTCATTCAAATTAAAAATGTATAGAATCCATATAAGGAGCGGGTTCTTGTATGTTATTGTACATCTTTTCAACTTTATTAAAAAATTTCTTAATATAATCCATCCCTTGTCTACATCCAGCGCTTTCATTTTCTCCGAATTTTTTATATGAATTATTTTTATACTTATAGTTTTCATCTCTCCTTAATCTTTTAAACGTATCGTGGCCTCCACTGCCTCCACTGCCTCCACTGCTGCCGTCACCTCCTCCTCTAGAACTATTGTTGCCCCAGTTATCGCCCATATTATTGCCCCAATTACTATAGCTACTATTTTGATTACCATATGCTCCATAACCGGCTCCTCTACCGCTGCCACCGTTGTTGTTGTTGTTGCCCCAGTTATCGCCTCCACCGCCACCTCCGTCTCCTCCACCGCCTCCGCCATTACGTTTATGACGAGGATATATCGGCTTCAAATTAGGAGCAGTCATACTAGCGGGACAACCACTACAGACTTGAAACTGATTACAATCCATACCATCCTTTCCATATGTAGGACAGGGCAAGCAAGTATAGTTATTTTTTCCATCTGAAGTACAAACACCGTATGTCGCATTAGCCATTAAAGGATCCTTTACCTTCTTACAATTGCTTGGACACGATGGTGGAGTAGGACTCGGTCTAGGACTAGGGCTTGACAAACAGTTGGGGTTACTATTACTAGGTGGACAAGAATATGCCCCTGAACAATCCGTGCCATTAGGTATTCGTGTATTTTTCATAGGTGCATATGTAGAATACTTATTTATATCTCCGCCATATAAGTAATAATCCGAACTCACATACTGATTATAATTAGACGTCCATTGGTCGAAAATACCAGAAGCTGGTGGATTTGAATTACTATATATATAATTTGGATCAGGTTTGTTTGAATATTTCGATTTTGGATCCTTATAAGTAAAAGATCCATCGCTGTTCGTAGGTATACAAACCATATTCGTATTTGTATCGGCTGAAGGAGATCGTCCCATTTTTGCTAACGGCTTTGACTTTTTTGACGCGTTAGGCTTTGGTGCAGGAGGCTTTGGTGCAGGAGGCTTTGGCGCAGGAGGCTTTGGCGCAGGAGGCTTTGGCGCAGGAGGTGGCGGAGGTGGCGGAGGTGGAGGAGGCGGTGGAGGTGGAGGAGGTGGAGGAGGTGGAGGAGGTGGAGGAGGTGCCACATACGGGTTAGGATTTGCCGCAATACATTTTATATTATACATACTCGGAAGCAATGTTTGACTCCAGTTTGTTCCATCTGTAGATGTAACAATTAAACCGGATTGTACAGAGGGGTTTACGCTGATATTGTTACTATTACCAACGGCAATTATATTACTCCCCGACGAAGCTATACCATAGAGTACATTATTGCTATTATTACTATTTACTGCTCCCGTAAAAGAGCTTCCATTATTAGATGAATATGCTATACAATTAATTCCATATCCCGCCAATATGATCATATTATTAGTGTATACAGCATCCGATGGATTATACATAACTCCACTTAAACTATTACCTTCTCTCCAGTTATTATTACCATCATTTGATATTAGAACCGGTGGGTTCATCGCACCAACGGCAGCAAATCCATTATTTCCAAAAGATATTACAGATTGTGGTCCACCGGTATTCAAATTGGCAGCACTCGACGATTGATACCAATTTATACCATCAGTTGAATATGCTACTAACGGATTTTCTGAATTCTGTAAACCACCGGCAACCCACGTCCCTCCATTGACGGTGTTATTATACGCAATGCCATAAAAAAGAGAACCACTTCCAGCGCCAAACAGATTGGCGCATTGCTTCCACGAGGTTCCATTGGTTGAATATTCTATCGCCGCTTGCGTCAAATTTGTTGCCTGTTGTTTAATATAACCAACATTAACCCACATTGATTTGTCTTTACTCCAAAAAATATCACTCACTGTATTTAATGTTGAGTTATTATTTGGGGACCAATTTATACCGTCTGTCGATGATACCAGCCCATTATTTGTCCCCATTAACCATAATGATGCATCATCGTTACAAGCAACACAATTAATACTATTGGGGTTAACATCAGCCAAGGAGGCTGTGATCCAATTAACACCATCCATTGAATAACCTGTCGCTGGAGTAGAACCGCCATTTATATACCCAGCTATAACCCAGTTCGGAGTCTTAGAATTACTAAACCCCTCATATACATCACTCTGATTTACTGCCCTAAATATTAACCCACCTATAGATATAACTATCACCACGGCAACTATTATTAAAAAAATACTAAATAAATTAGATTTACAATATTTCATATTATGGGATATCTTATATTTATATGATAATAAAATTATACAATAAAAAGTAAAACACTATTCGTATCGTATTTATTATGGCGAATTACTCAATTTCTCCCGAATCTCCCGTTCATCGTGTTTTTCCATTCTCGCCATCGCCATCGCCACCGCCGCAACGCCGCCTCTCCGATCGCTCAGTCACATCTAACCGGCGCAGAAACTCTCATCGCTTCATACCATCTCTCTTTGTTGTCATAAACGATCTTGTCACTCTCGTTCACAATTTTCGGAAACACAGCCGAATGATACGCTGTAAATGTATCACCTGCCTTTGTCGTATAAATCAGTTTTCCAAGACTGCGAACTTTCGGCTTTTCGTCATTTGCGACGTGAGTATGTTGTATCGACGGCGACGGCGACGGCGATGGCGACGGCGACGGAGTCTTCATCGTATTATCTGCAATAGGGGCACTCGTTGTTGCGACAACGACAGATAAGCGTCCGTGATTTGCATTCGGCGTAACGACGATTTCACATACGCCGCTGACACCATCGACGCCATATCTCTGTCTATATCGGTTCACAGCAACCGGACCATTTACTGAAAGTTTGCCATAAAGTCTGACCATTGTATTGCTTGTGTCGATTTCGTTGATTTGGGAAAATATTTTGATGTACTTTGATTTCTTGTCTATTAACCTATTATACGGAATAAGTCGTTTCAATTTCCCGATTCGGAAAATCGAAATCAAATTGACTTAAAAGGTAAAATATAGAAATTAATACTAGCAAAACAACAACGGCAACAACAACGACAATGCCTAAACAGCAATCTTCATCTCTCGCCCCTGCAACCGCCGACACTCTTATCGAAACATTTCCTATACTTTATGGTGTAGAAAAGAATGGCAAGATCAAGACGTGGTACGCATCTATATACTTAAAGGGTGCCGACAAGAAAACAAGCCCGGCGTATGCCATCATCCAACACGGACAACAAGAAGGTAAGAAACAGCTGACGCAGCGCGACTATACAGAAGGCAAAAATATCGGAAAAAGGAATGAAACGACGCCGCTCACACAATGTATCACCGAAACAAAAAAGAAATGGCTAGACAAATTATATCAAGAATCGTATCAAGAGACATTACCGACCCAGGTCCCAGATCACGCTACCGCAGCCGCCGCACCAACAATCGCGAAAAAATATTTCCCAATGCTCGCCCAGACATTCGTCCCCGATTCAAAAACCGCCAAGAAAAACCCAATTGTGTTCCCCTGCTATGTCCAACCCAAGCTCGACGGTCTTCGATGCGTCATTTACCGCGACCCCAACACTGGCGAAATCCGCCGCCAATCGCGCACTGGCACATACTTCGATACTATGACACATATCGCCGATTCACTCACGCCCTTGTTCGCGAAATACCCCACTGCCGTCCTTGATGGCGAATTATACACTACCGAAATGCCCTTTGAAGAATTGGCCGGACTTATCAAGCGAAAATTGCTTGACGATGCCGACCACGAAAAGCTTCGCGAAATCGAGTACCATATATATGACATTATCGACGAAACGCCGACAGCGACATATGAAGAGCGCCATAAAACAATCAAGCGAATGTTTGCCTCTATTGCAGCGTCATCTGCATCGACGCCGCGAACATTACCGCCTTATATTCGACTCGTTCATACCGTGGAGGCGAAAACGCCTGCAGATTTCAAGTCGAACTTTGCGAAATTCATTGAAGAAGGGTACGAGGGTATTATGCTGCGCAACAAAGAGGGCAAGTATAGGTGCAATTATCGGAGTAACGATCTACAAAAGTATAAGGAATTTATGGAAGATGAATACCCTATTATCGGATTCACGCAGGGTGATGGGCGCGACAAGGGGACAGTTATTTGGATATGCCGCACGAAAGAATGGAAGGAATTCTCGGTGCGTCCGCGTGGAACAATTGCAGCGCGAACATTCTTATACAATAATGGCGACAAATATATCGGGAAAATGTTGACCGTGATTTATCAAGAGCTGACGGAAGAAGGCAAACCACGGTTTCCGGTTGGGAAAGATGTGCGCGAAAATTATTAGGTCCTACCACCCAAATGATTGCGCGAAATCCATTCACCACCCTTATATACCATATTGCCACCCGTGGATGTTTCGCTTCCACCTGTCTGAAATGACCGCATTCCACTGGTCAATGGTTCGTTTTGCTTTAAATACGTTACTAATGTAGGTGGACCGGGTGTTTGTCCTCCGCGACGAGTGCGGCGATGTCCTCGTCTCATATGGCGCTTAGTATGCCTACACTTTTTACCGCGACGGCTCTTTCCTTTTCTTGAATTCGAATATCTTCGTTTAACCATTTGAACTAAAAACTATATTCTAAAATAGTATTATATTATTTATAAATATAATATTATGTCATTTACAAGATTTTATAAATTACAATCAGACAATATTTTAATCTCACTTCTTATTTGATTTCTTATTCGATTTCTTATTCGATTTCTTATTTCTATATTTCCGAGCCGTATTTTTCCTTATTCTCCCGCTTCTGCCGTTTATCCTCTTTCGGCAACCACCACCACCACCACCACGCCTCCGACGTCTCTGCGTCTTTCCAAACCAGTTGATACCGCATCCGCATCCGCCACCACCACCAAACCCTTCGGGTATCACGACATATCCGGTTTTACCGGATTTCATAGGCATTCCGGTCATCAACGGTGGCTGACGACCCGTTAAAAGACTCTCTATGTTACTTGCTTCCTCGAATTCGCGCCTACTCTTAAACATTTTTTTAAGTCCTTCGGATAGATCGCGTCCTGATGCTTTCAATAAAGCACCTCTAAGTTTGCTATTTCCCGCTCGCCGTTGCATAAAATGTTGTCTCTCTACGTGAACCGCCTCTCTCTGTGGCTCAGGAAGCGCCATAAAAAAATCGTAAGCACCAGATTCAATCTGTTGTAATTTTGGTAAAATTTCAGCTTGTCTCCTTGCTTCGTCGAGTTTTCTCATAGCAAGACTTTTTGGCGTTTCGCCTCGTGAGTCAGGAATTAAATATGCTATAGGATTAGCGTCGAAGCGCTCACCTGTTTCGCGGTTGTGATTAAATTTCATTTTAACAGTGGGATCCACCATCATCCGCATTAATATACGAGGGCATTTCTCGGCCAATAAATGCGCCATTGTTCTTCCATCGGGATGTATCGGTTTTGCGAACTTCGCTACATATCGAACCAATCCGGCAGAATCTGGCGCAGTAGGGTGGAGCTCAACCTCGGCGGCACATAGTTCAATATTTAATGGATTAATAGGTATAACACCACCTGCGTCGTAAACGCTGTTCATTATTGACGTAATAATATTAAAATAACGCTCTAACAATGCAATAAGGGGTGCTCGTTCACTCTTAGTCCGTTCGGTCATAGCCCTCGTCGACGATTCCAGTGTTTCATCTCGTGCTTGTCTAACATCACGTCGCGTTGGTCCACTAATGTGTAGTCTCGTCGAGGCAAAATTCATCATAGCTTGTTGTGATTTATCCATATCTACGGTTGTCTTTATTTTCTCATTTACCTCTATGATCTTGTGAAATAACAGCATAACTACTCGACTTAGTAAAGAATAATTATGACAAATTTTAAAGCAAGCATAATCACTATCGTCGCTAAATAAATCAACAAGGCATTTCCCATAATTCCCGTGGTTCACGCAAATCTTTCTATCGCTATCCCCGTCGTCTTTTTCTATACCCGCTATCAATATTTTACAAATCTGAAGAAAAAAAGCATCTCTTTCATCGCTGGTATTAAACGTATATGATTTATATCTATTTTTGGTTTTTTCCTCACGGGTGTGCATTTCTAAAAATACACTACCGCAGCACGTATTGCCGTGATATAAACCCGAATATATAGGAACAGGAACAATTTTTGCGCCAGATTTAAATCTATCTGGTAATCTATCAAGTTGTTTTCCACTTAATAAATATGGCTTTAAAAGAGCTGGTGTTAATTCTACAACGGGCGGATTTGAGAAAACCTGTGTCTCAAAAAATCTTCTAACACCTACAGGATTTAGCCCCATATCTAATTTCATTTCCTCCCTACATCTAAGTACATGGTTATCGTGAACTATTTGGGCGAGTTCTTGAGGTGTGAAGCTTTGTCCCTGTCCAGACCTATACCTTTCCAAATCGCCGTATTTAAACCTTGGTCTTCCAGGAATAATTTCCAGAAAACCTTTTTGTGCGGCACGTTTAGGTGCTGGATATAATTCAGTCTTTAATTGTAATTCATTTATCCAATCTGGCAATCTTGCGATAAAACCTATCGGATTGGGAAATACATCCCAGTATGATGGTCGAACGGGGTGACAATAACAATACCCTCCTAATATATCAACCGTTATATCAGGAATTTTCTCGTGTCCAGAAAAACTTCTAAAAGCACCATCTTCGGCAGGTATAGGGGCAAATATAAAAGATTGGTCGGCTTGGACAACAGGGGGCATTCCCTTAAAGCGAAAGTCTAATAGTTCAACAGGATCCTTATAACCCGTAGAACTATCATAACTTGGAGAACCCTTAGAACTGGGAGACTCTTGTTTTTTTCTAGGATCGCTCATATAAATATGCGAGACGTATATATTAATAATATATATTATTCATATAATATATATTATTCGTATAATATATAATCACCGTAAGAAATATTACCTGATAATAATAATAATGAAATATATTGATATAAAAACGATTGATGGGAAATGCGGAGGATTTGGATCGTGGATAGATAATGCATTAAGTTCGCCTGCACCAGGGAACATATTTTATTATAAAACACATCACCACGGTCATCACGGTCACCACGGTCACCATCAGAAAGGCGGAAGTAGCAGCCGTACCAAAAGCCGCAAATATGCGAGAAAATCTAAATCGAAAACGAAGCGAAATACTCGACATAATACTCGACGTAATACTCGACGTAATACTCGACGAAATCATAAATATTGAACTTATAAACCGTTAATAACTAATTAAATTTCGCTCCTTGGCTAAAATAACGATAATTATTTTTCGAACGAGTCCCTTTTTTCTTTTTAGATAAATTTAAAAGAATCAAGTTACTTATATGCGTTCTATTATCTTTACTACTACTAGTCAATGAATGTAAGTTTTTTTCAGGGTAAATATTTTCCGGTCTTTGGTTATGTATTCTCATTTTCCTATGTATCGAATGTCTCGAATGTATCGAACGAGTTGATCGCGTTTTTCTTGCCCCCCTTTTTATCTTATGCGTTACTCTTTTTTTATGAGATTTCGCCATTTGTATTATATATATATATTAACATACATATAATATTTATTCTCTAATTATTCTCTATTTATGATTTTCTATTTTTATCACGAATATAACTCTATTTATAGATGCGGAAAATTGAAAGGGTAAAACACGTATAAATAGAATATAGCGAACGAACCAAACGATCCAAACGAATCGAAAGGATTTTATCTGTCTAACAATTAAGGAACACAAACAGAAGTCAAGCAATGTCACTTTTACGTCAAGTTATCCGATATGTAGCTGGGAGTGATGCGATTCGCGGATCAGGAAACATTGACGAGACATCTTTTACAGGTACCAACATCGAAGCACCAGTATCGCACACGATGGCAACCGCAGCCGCATCCAAGACCACGACAGGTATACAGGTTGGAGTCTCAACAACCAAAGCAGAAAAGCAGGAGAAAATGCGACAATTGAGACTGACCAAAAGCATCCAGCGGCTGCGTGCTACGGTTGCAGCTCAAGCTCGGGCTCGGGCTCAAGCTCAGGCACATTTATCATCAGTCTCTCGGCTTACATCGGATTCGGAGGATTATCATACAGGCAAAATCATTTCGAAATTATTCAAGAGAGAAAAGAAGATCGATGCTATCGCCGAGGAGCACACTTGCTGCGTTTGCTTGGATACTGTATGTCTCGGGAATACGAATATGACCCGCACAGGTTGTGGTCACGTATTTCACACGTCTTGTCTGCTCAAAAGCTTGAGAGTCAAAAATACGTGCCCTATGTGTCGTTGGGAACTCGAAGACCGACGTCCAAATCAACAGACGCCAAATGTGCTTACACCTGTGAGCGCAGAGCAAATCATCACAGAAGAAATATCGTATTTCCCAAATGCGGCTCACGCGCAGAGTATAATGCTTTCAAGGCATCCGAAGCGTCGTTTGAAGGAATTATTGCGCGTGTTTGGATTTACACTTTTGCGAACTGTTGCCGAGTATGTACACGAGGACAATATTCCGGTAGGATGGTATGACGACGGCGAAACGACGGACGACAGCGAAGATAGCGATGCTAGCAATGACGACAACGGTGAAGGCGAAGCCAGCGACAATGAAGGCGACACTGAGGACGACAATGAGGGCGACACTGAGGGCGACAATGAGGACGACAATGAGGACGACAATGAGGGCCATAGTAGCCATCCATCATAAACCGAAGATTTACGCGCTTGGATTGGATATTAAAGTATATAAACAAACAAAGTGAATAAACTATAATATATTTTTTATAGCGAGATTAATATTCATATCTGGTATGATAAAATATGAATATTATTAGATATTAAATAGTTCAAAAAGTAAATGAAGCCGTATAACTGTCAATACCATAATCATTACTTACAAGTATCATCATATTCACCTCAAGGCCTTGAAAATAACCACTATTTGAAGGAAAAATGAGAAATGAATTATCATCGATTGTCAAATCTCCAAGTTGTAATCCAAAGGTAGTGCCGGCGCTAGTATCGGCAAAATTTGCCAGAGTCAATGGCAATGCGATATTTTTAAAATCACCGACAGCAGAATATGAAGTGTTTCTCATTAAGTTACTACCACTCAAGGGATAGAATGCTAATATATTATTTGTTCCGTGAGTTTGGATAGTTTGACCACTAGTAGTTGTATCTTGAGCTAATAATATTATAACACTCGTTAAAGAAGGGGTAGCATACCCCTGAGAAGCACCTTGCCCCATTGATGCATTTAATTTTAACCTAAGTGCGGGTTTACCATTATATGTAAACATGTTACCATTAATATTATTTTCATCTTTAAGCGAAATACTAGGTCTTGTTGCATAAACAATCTCTGCTGGACTTCCATAGAATGTGTCTAAATTTTTAGGAGATACTGTACCATTAACGGCAAAAGACCATTCAACCTGAAACTGTTGTTCTAGTATTATGACCTGCCCTAAATTGTACAATTGTGGGATAGTTAAATAATTTTCTAGGCCAATGGAATTTTTTTTGCCACCATTTAATGTAAAAGGAAAATAACGCTCGTTGCCTGTTCCTCTATCGGCCTTAACCATAATATCTAACAACTTATGTTCTTCGTGTATATCTACGACTGCGTCTAGAAGTTGTGCATAAATATTTGAATCATCCTGTTTCAGAATCCTTATTTCAGCGGGTTTTACTTTTAATTTGCTAACAGGGAAACTAATACGCGTAGAGGCCGATAATCTACCCATATATGATTTCTGAATATCATAAACGATTATTTGTGATTCATCCGGTATATCATCACTATAAGTATACAATCCTGTTGCAGGATAAGTGACAGCTGGTTTGGTATGTTTCAATGTTGAAGATTCGGGTACGCTCCCTGCAGCAAGCGTTACCTTATATATGAGATACTCCGTTACATCGTTGATTATAGAAGGAGGCCACGATATTGTAAACTGATCTTTCTCACCATTATTATCAGCCGGAAAAGTACTAGTAATAACGTCGGAAACGCTAATAACATTAAAGGTGTTTTGTACTTGGTCATCATAAACCGACGCCATAGGGTTATCTAACAACACAAAGTTTACAGTAGACGTTACGGTAGATGAAATAATAAAATCATCACTATTGAATGCGGCATCCATTCTCGCCACACGTCTATCACGGTATGCCTTGAAGATAAGTTTATACGTTTTACCCGGAATTGAAAATGGATTATCGGTAATTGTAGCAATATTTATTATACACTCACCATTGTTGGCGTTAATAAGGTTATTATCAAATGTAGCAATATATGTCAATGGTTCTTCTTCATTTTCATCTGTAGCAAATACTACAACACCGTCAATGCGGTGATCAGAAAATGTCTGTGTCAATGTATCCACCACGGTTTCGAACGTATCTAACTTAAATACAAGGAGTAGATCGTCTTGTATGTATACCGGATCGTTATTTAAATTAACCGCAGATGATTGTGTAAAATCGCCAGCAGAAGGCATACCCTGACAATTTGCCGTGAATTCGCCGCTTATTTCGCCTAGAACTGCTTCTCCACTCGGAACTGTATATTTATAAGTTACTTGATAGATAACGGCTTTCCCGTTAGTTACAGGAAAGCTAGCATATGTATCAGATGCACCTATATCGACGGAGGATGGCTCGTCTCCGTATTCAATGTTCAAATAATCATTTTTAAGCCAGGTAATAGTAGCACCGGCATAATTCTTGGTGTGACCAGCTTGCAGGGGTATAACTATGTGGTTGGGGGTATGTGTAAAATCCATATAGGGTTGCTTTCCTCCATCTTGGGGGCCCCAGCTGTATAACACTCGAACCTCGGGTCTTTCTAAATATGTAAATTCTATAAAATACCATTCATCGGTGGTGGGGTACAAAAACTCTCCGGTAGTATTAACTAAATTATCACGGAAAGGTCTAAATTCAAGAAGGTAATTATCGTTGACGATTAAATCCAAATCACCTATATTAATCGATTGGTTTCCTGAAGTGTATTTAGTAATTCCGGCACCTGAATAGTTGTAAAATGTTTTAATTGGGATACTACTATTTACGTAACTGCCATTCTCAAATTTAATACGCAGTTCAACTCCATCGATACGAGTTGTGGCTGGGGATCCAGAAACTGTTAGGGCTGCCATAGTAAAATCGAATTCTAAGGTATCTGCAACAGCGTTGTATATGTAATTGCTACCAATATCACCAATTGAATAATCAGAAGCAACTGGCAAACCTTGGCACGGTGCGGTATAATTTCCATTTATTCTACTAGATAACTGCACTCCATTGTTATTAGGATCAGTATATTTATAAGTTACATTATACACAGCATTGGTCCCGAGGGTAACGAGATATTTAGGATTATTGGGATACCCCTCGTCGTAAGTCCGAGAAGGTGGTATACTTGGAGTAACCCAAGATACGGACTCCCCCGCATAATATATACTTTGAACGTTATTGACATCATTATCTCCTGCAAGCATTGGTAATACCAAATAAGGCCCATTAAAATCCATATATGGTTCAAGGTCGCTACCTGTCGACCACGAATATTCTAATGGTTTTCGTATTGAATATAATGGGGCGGCGATTTCTATGTAATCAGAAGATAGAGCGTTATAACCACTAACCGTTGTTTCAATGCGTACTCTGAATAGAAGAGGATCACTAATCGACTCTTCATATATACTAGCCATATTAGCAAGATAAACGAAAATAGGATTCTGAAGTGTACCAATTTTATTATCATTATAGGTGCCAACGACGGGTGGTATGTTGACCAATCCACCTGTAAGGTTGGACGCGGGTGTAGAATTAAACGAATCATTGGCTCCAATTCTAAGTAATTCATTTCCGGTATCATCATTGTTTGGTTGCGATACATATCCGGATGGAACATCAATCCACGAGGATCCAGACACTCTTTTGTATTGAATACGAAGTTTTGTTTTAGCGGGGTCGTCTAAACTACTTTGTGTACTGCCATTAAACATACTATTCTTTAATATCCTAAGAGTAATGCCCAAACTGGGCATAACCGTATCATCAGAGGCAATATTTTGGGAACTAAATAGAGACTGAGGTTGCCATGTATTGTATGCCGATACGTTTACTACGGGAGGTAACTCCTGAGTAAAAATTACATCATCTTCCCAATCTGAAAAACGGAACTCTCGGATTTCTTCCCACTCAGCGGTAACTTTTAATTCATATTTTGATGGGTTGTTTTCTAATTTGTGAGTTGCTGTATCACTAGTGTCAGTGCTTTCGATGTAAATCATTTGGTCAAGTCTTATATTATATACACCACTCGCTGTATAAGGTAAAGGAGTTGAAGTATTAAATGTCCAGGTGACGGATGGTGCGGCAGGGTTTTGGGTAGTTAGAGAAAATTGAATACTATCTGGTTCATAACCTTCTTCCCAAATATTCTCTGTGTCTAAAATAACAGTCATAATTTGCATATTAGGACTATCATTAGAACCGCTATTATTTACGGCATCATAAGGTGTGACATTTAGAATTTTCGGACATCTGCGTAAATACAGAACATTAATGGACTGTGAAGCCAATGCTAGTTCTACGCTTGGTTTTGTCATAGCATTTGAGTGTACAATCAAATCTATATTGGTGCTAGTATTCAAAATGCCTTCAGACGTATCTGTCATAGATATTTTATATTTACTATGAGTGAGCGGTACAATTTCGTTATGCAATACATTATGTAACAAGTTATATATAGGAGTTATAGTACTAGTATTTGCATTGTATGCATTATTCTGTTCTACATTAACTTTACCTAATATTATATCTGTGTCGTCATTGTCATCATTGCCTTTCTCTATTGCGTCAGCTAATAGAGAAATTGATGCAGGATAATGTTCAAAACGAGTGCAATTAGATACAGTTAAATTTTCAATATGTAAGGCAGAACTATCGGTGCTCTGGTAAATATTAAAGTCGCTTAATACAGGTGCCTCTGGAACATACCGAAATGGTGGAGAAACTGCTTTATATTTAGTACCGGAAAGCGTAATATATACTTTAGCAACGACGGAATATATAGTTGAAAAATCATATGTAAGTGCGCCATCATTTTTAGATTTGTCGAGAGTCTTTTGTAAAATTATTTTATGTTGAGGGGTGAGACCTGTAATAATGTCGGAAAGTTCTTGTGTTGTTTTTGTTACAGTAATTGTACCATTGCCAGTTAAAATATTATTTATATCCAAAGGATAACTTCTAAACGTTGATAAACTAGGACCGGAATTGCCATCATTATCTTTTGAACTGTACCTATCAATTGTAATATATAACTGATCGCCATTAATATGCGTAATCGGATAATCATTATTAACCTTAAGTTCTATGCTAAAACTATCTACACTATCATAGAACAAACCAGTAACAATAGAAGTAGGTTCTGAACCGTCCTTAAAAACTAAAGTAGTCATTTTATTATATTATATTATAATATAATAAATTCGTGAATAATACATTTATTAAAAATAACGGGTACTAAACTATTATAAATTATTAATTAAATAACACATTTATAAAAATGGTGGTTATTAAACTATTAACAAATTAGTAATGGTTAAATAGCGTTATATAACCGTAAATTTCTTATGATTTCTTAGGAATTATTGCTTTTAAAATTTTATTAATGGGACTACTAGCTGTTTTGGTCGACACTACAGTCGGTTCGCTTACAGGTGCTACAGGTACGGCAGGTGCTACAGGTTTTTTTCGCATATTAAGCGATTTTGAACGCATATTTGCATTTAAAATTGAAATTCTGGAATTCTCCCGCAAAGAGTGTATCGGAAATAAAGTCATCGTATGATTTATGATGTATGATATATAATATATATGATATAATAATTATTTGTTAAAAAAATAATTAAAAAATAAAAAGTATTCTAAAAATCGTAAAATAATCTAAATATAACATAAATAATATATAAATAATATATAAATAATATATAAATATAACTACAGTATATACAATAGTATATAGAAATACACGCTGTTATGAATGCTATAGTCGATATATTCGATAAGAAAGTAATAACAATTTTTAAACACGAATACAATAATAGTAATAGTAATAGTAACAGTAACAGTAATAGTAATAGTAACAATGAGAATTCTATAAATACGAACGATGTTACAATAGTTAAATAAAAACTTTGTTTTTATCCTCCTATGGAGTTGTAATTAAATTGAAATAAACAAGAAATGAATATATATTTTAACATAATTATACTAGAATAATAATGTATACCTAAATAATAATGTATACCTAAATAATAATTTATACCTAAATAATAATTTTATACTTAAATAATAATTTATACCTAAATAATAAAATGTTGTATTATATAATATATAACATTTTATAGGATGGTATGCTCAACGAGTTGTGTAGTTGCTACAGTTTTTATTGTTGCAATGATTTTCACAATGTATGGCTCGGATAAAACAAACGCGATACAAAATTTCACACGTCTTTTGACACCACAACAGGTGGCGTTATACCAAAAAATCGCTAATGAACGCCGCCATATTTATTTCATAGGATTTGGTTTAGGATTAATCGCATCGTTTATATTTTTAGCGTGGAATCACACATCAAAAGCAGGTTCACGTCGTCTCAACCGTACATCCACGGTATGTATCGTAGGTGGAATCACATTTACGGTAAACTACTTTTACTATATGTTGGCACCGAAGAGTGACTGGATGATACTCCACATCGATGGCGACACGCAGAAGAAGGCTTGGTTACAAGTATATAAACTAATGCAGTATAATTATCACCTTGGCGCCCTACTTGGACTGGCGGGTGCTCTTACGATAGGGAATGTATTTTGTTAAGCGTCCTCCCTCTTGGTTATAGCGAATCCAATTCGCTGCTTGATTTTTAGCTATCTCGCTAAAATACCAGCTCAAGCGTTCGCGCAAGTTTGTATCTGATTCATCGGCCATTATTTCATCAGACAAACCTTGATTTCTCCCTTGTTCGTGCTCCCACGCATCTCTAAATTTGCGCAGATTATTTATTAATTCATTACGCGTCATTTTATCGATCGGTTTTGGTGCTGGTCGCCATAGACCCCTATAATCAGTTATCGGATTTTCCATCTGTTTGGTGATCATTTCCTTTGCTTTTCTTTTGTCTTTACTAGGTAGCAAGTCGACAATTTTTTTCAATTCTTCGGTAGATAATCCTGTCCCTCTAATATTAAATATCAGTAACGCAAGTTCACCTTTAGATTTCCCCGCGCTTAATACTTTATGTTTTTTGGCGAGTTTCTTAAGATCTTCGAGTGAAACATTATCGTTATTCTTGATAGTCTTGATAGTCTTGATAGTCCCGACATTCTTAACCGTTTTATTATGGTTTGGCGTAAGCGCCCCAGAAGCCCCAGAACCCGAAACCTTAGCCCATCTATGAACACCTGCAGAAGTGGCGACAATCTTCCACATATTACCGTCGTTACCTTTTTTGACAAACCCGACACTGAATTTTGTAGCACTTTCTGATGGACCTTTTCGAACCTTTTCAGTTTTGGGCATAGATGTGAACCGATTATAACATATTTGAATAATAAAATTTCATACTGTGGGGGAATTTAATAAACATATATACATATACATATACATATACATATACATATACATATACATATACGATGCCATTGAAAAAACTGAAAGGTTGTTCGCGTAAAGCATTTCGCGAGGGTAAATGTAACAATTACCAAGCGATTAGATGTGACAAAAAGAATAATAAGACCAAGAAAGTTGTTAAAACGGTATTATTCTTTAATAATGTAAAAGAGCGTGAAGCTTATATCAAATCGAATAAATATAAGTCTAGAAAATGTGACAAGACGATGAGGTATTCAGTTTTAAGTGTAACGCCCAAGAAAGTTAAGTCTGGTAAATAATATCGCCGCCATCATAATATCTCGTGTTCTTTGGTGAGCTTAGCATTATGTAGCATAGCAAATGTTTTATTCTCGGTTGAAAAGAAGTTGGGGTATAGTATACTCCAGTCAACCGTGGTATCAAGAAGCGTCAATTTCGTATATATGTATCCGATAAGCGCGCTACAAAAGAATCGCGATGTTTTTTGCGGATGCCGGTCTTTTTTACAGTATGCTTCAATCCAGTCGGTTATAACGATATCGTATGGTTTATCATAAACTACACGATGTATTTCTTTGAGGGTATCGGTATTAAAAATTCTATTATATTCATCGTCAGAGTCGAAAAGTATTCTGCGCGAATATATTTTACCCCCATATGTTTGCACAAAGTGGTCATACGGTATCAATTGAACACCAAACTTTTTAGTATTATCATCAGGGTCGGGAACGTCTGATATTCCTGAAGTCCATACGAATGTGCCTTTTAATGGCGTATTTGTGAATTCGGGATCAACTATAATCATACCGACGTGCGAGAAGTCGCTTTTTGTCATAAATTTAATAAACCAACTAAAAATTCCCCACGAACCGTATGCAAGGTCATCGCAGAGAAGAAGGTCGCCCGTTTTAAGTGGATGTGTTACTAAAGGTGTAATTTCATCTATTTTTCCATTTTCTCCCGCTTCTCCCGCTTCTCCCGTTTTATCTGTTTTATACATTCTATACTTCTATAATATTCTATAATATTCTATAATATTCTATAATATATTATAGAATTCGTATCCCATATTTGCCATATTTGCCATATTTGCCATATTTGCCATATTTGCCATATTTGCCATATTCCCATATTCCCCATATCTTCCAAATTCACGCCACCGGTGTTATCATATTAATAATATATTTTCGCAATGTGCGTTTATATGTATAATAATCAGGATCATCAGTATATGTAACTTTTTCGAGATAAACAACGTTACTATAAAATTGTTGCGATTCATTTAAAGATGGTGCATTCGAGGGCGTCAATGACACCATATCATATATAGAATGAAGTGTCGCATACGAATCTTGGTGATTTTTCGTAAATTCGTTTTCATATAAAGATACCGAAAAGTAGTTCATAAAATTGGCCATAGTTTGGACAATGGGGTGTACAACGATAGGGCTATCCATTGGGCACTTATGTCTGTATATTTGTGTATATTTCCAGTATAACACTGGCGACTTTTAAGTAGTTTTATTGTTATAATATATATTCTCCAAAACTACTTAAAGACATACAACTATATGTATATGTGAATGAGTAGTTTGCAAAGGAAATACTCATCCACACAATCCTCGTACTACCGGCATGGCGCAGGGGAAGCGCGCGGGGCTCATAACTCCGAGGTCACTCGATCGAAACGGGTTGCCGGTATTATCATCAAATCGCACCAGTGCATCAAGGCACTTAGAGCACCCCAGTTCCAGAATCATCATACCGGTGTAGCTCAGCGGCAGAGCGTCTAAAAACATCGTTCGCTCCCTCCTTGACTTTATAGTCTGTTTTGCGGATGGTTATCGCCTTATAAGCGGAAGGTCACAGGATCGAAGCCTGTCGCCGGTATCATTCCTCTTTGGTTGTTTTAAAGAAGCAACCCGTCATAGCTTAAGCGACGTAAAACCAGAGCAACACAACTTTAACCGGTGTGGCGCAGAGGCAGCGCGCGGGGCTCATAACTCCGAGGTCACTCGATCGAAACGAGTCGCCGGTATTCTTTCACTTCGGTCGTTTTACAGAAGCGACCAAACAAAACCAAACACGACCCCTGTAGCTCAGCTGGAAGAGCATCGTAGACGCGGGTAAACCGCCGGTGGCCACAAGATCGAAACTTGTTGGGGGTATATTATAATTCATTCGTTTTACCGGTGCGGAGTAGTGGAAGCTCGCGGTGGTCACTCCAGCCGAGACATAGGATCAAAGCCTATCGCCGGTATTATTCATCATTCGCATCCGGTGTTTTAAGACACTAGCGCACCATGGTCAGGCTCAGTGACTAATAAACAGAGTGGGGATGGACTCGTCGGAAATATGGGAAGAATTCTGTTGAGAGTAGTTTATATTATAATCACTAGTATGTATAATTAGTTTTCAAGAGAAGTTTGGGCACTCTCCTAATGGATGAGAACAGTTATTTATGGGTTCACTATTTCAATGCGTCATCCGGTGGTAAAATTTAGAGGGACTTTTCGGGCGCATTGGAACAAAATCACGCACTTGTGTTTTACGATTTAAACGAAAAATGAGAACAGAATTAGTTTGCATATGGATGAGACAGCTATTTGCGAGCGTGGGGCAGGTAGCAGAACCTTCCCATAGATATAATTTGACCCATCATAATCCTTCATTGGGTTTTGGTTCGAGGTCCGCAATCTGTGGGTTATCTTATTAAGAATAATTAAACTTTTGGGTGGTGGGGTTAGATGGGCGACACCACCTGCAACAAAACAAACAAACAACAACAACAACAACAACAAGCCACTTCCTTGGCGGACGTAACCTCTGTTTGATACCTTTTTGACAGAAATGTCCGGATAATCGAACGGTTTTCTTTACTCATTATTAAGACGGCGCTGGATCGAAGCCGGCGGGTGGCATTACTAACACTTGTGTTCTCTTTCTTTTACAGGTACATTACCAACTTACAGCAAACCAAAAAAAATCGAGCATTATTAGTTTGACAACAAATGTTGGTAGCAACGCGGCGCACAACATCACAACGGCTGTGATGTTATTCACTCACATATTCACGCTCACACTCACTATCTTACGCACTTTAACCTTCACTCTTAATCCTGTACAAAATCAAAAATCAAAATCAAGTAAAAATTGCAAAACAAAATGACACGAAATATGGTATGGTTCTGAGGCTCCTTTAGTTTAGTTGGTAGAATATGGGTCTTATGAGCCCAGGGTCACGGGTTCGAGCCCCGTAAGGAGCAGTATATTTTTTTAAATGTTTTAGCGCGAATGGTCGAGTGGTTCAAGACGCATCGCTTAAGCCGATGTTCCCTAGGGAGCGCAGGTTCGAACCCTGCTTCGCGCAAATCTTATATTCACATTAATAATAACTTTCGGGTTATTATTAATTTTTATTCTAACATGTAACCCTAACGCGGTCTCAATTAATTAAGCATATTTCCATATAAACCCTCCTGCTATATTAGTTTTTCCTCTTAAGTATAATGAAATTATTTTTCTTTGAATAGAAGTTTTACTAGATGCATCGCTTATACTTTTATATTCATTTAACAAATTATTATCCATATCATATTGTTTAATTTTTATTATATTATTATTAGCGTTATATTTTTTCAAACTTTCGCTAATCTTATTTTTAATTTCTTCGGTATGTTTATTTTGTTTATAGTTACCTATTCTTTTATCTTCAATAATTTTTTTCATTTTTTCTGAATTTAAAATACCATTTTTTATCTTCTCTCTTACTTCGGGATTACTCATAATTATTTTATTTCTTTCTGATAACTGTTTCTTCAAACACGGATTATCAATGTACTTTTGTTTTAATTTATTTTTAATAATATTTTTTACTTCTTCTGTATGAGTTTTTCCTTGAAACCCTCCACCTTCGCCACCTTTTGTTATATTATAACCACCGGGAACAACGCTATTATATTTTTTTATATACTCTATTTCATATTTAAATCTTTCATCATCAAAGCAAATAATTAATATACTAAATTCAAAATTATCAATACCATATTTTTTAACAGCATCTCTTAAAGCAGGACAGCCTTTATTTATTCCTATTGTTTGTATATGTTGATTCCATCTTATAGAAACATCTATACATTTTGTTTCACCAATATAACATTTTTTTGTAAGTTTATTGAGTATGCGATATATGTACGCCATTGTAAAGATATAATGTTATATCTTAGTATCAACAACAATTATTATATCAATTTTATTATTAATATAATATAATATAAATACTTTGACACGAAAATGTCCCTACGTTCATTCCTAAAAAAATTCCCCAAATATGGCGACTTTATTGCCTTTTTCTGTTTCTTAATTATTATTTTCGTCCTCTCATTTAGACCCAATAAAACATTATTCGATTATTTCCTGATCATTTTCAGTATCGGTGGTCTCACAGTTGACGGGCTTTCTATGTTTTTGACATTGACATCGGCAAAATAAATCATTAAATCATTAAATAAACAATTAAGCAAAACGAATTTAAAGACATCCAAATATATTATATCGGGGTGAGAGTCGGATCAGGTAAGAATGAAATATAATGCGTTTAAAATATATAAAAATAATATATAGGTATATTGGGTGCCATAGTTATGTAATATTTTGCCCTTGTAGCGCAGTTGGATAGCGCACAGGACTTCTAATCCTGGGGTCGAGGGTTCGAGTCCCTCCAAGGGTGCAAAGGTTGTGGGATTCAAGATATTTGAAAAAAGTAGTGTTTTTTGTTATGTCCTTGTAGTATAGTGGTTAGTACTGACGGCTGTTAACCGTTCAACGGAGGTTCGAATCCTTCCAGGGACGATGATATTATTATTTTATTACAAGAATCTTGTCTTGTAATAAAAATGTAAAAAATAAAAAGTGTTAGAACATATATACATCACATAGCGCGCATTATACTTACCTAATTACCTATATTGCAACAACATATTGCGACCTATTTAGGCGGGAACCATTGCAGATTCTTGTTTTCTCTTCCTGGAACTCTCACTTGCGACGGCTGCAGCTGCGGCTCTTTTGGGTGCCGCGATGGCACGCTTGTCCATCTCTACGCGGTCACACAATGCGTGAAGTTGGAATCGGGTATCAGTGAGCGGCGCAGCAGGGCGCGAAGGAACTGGGGCTTGTTTTTGAGCAGCTGCAGCAGCACGTTGAGCCCAAGTGACCGGTTTGGCAGGCTCAACCGCAGGAGGTGGGCCCGTCAATACGGGGCGTTGTGCGATAACGGGTTTCGGGACACCGGCTTGTTTGTGTTCATCATCAGATGATGATGAATCGTCCACACAGAGCAATCCAAATGATCCTCCGTATGTTTTGCGTGGCGGCGCAGGTGCAGCAACAGATTTTGACTTCAGCATGGTGTTCGCATCCATATCTTCGATTCGGGGTCTGGACGACGACGACGACGACGACGACGTACCTTTTTGCCCGACAGTTGCCCAAGATTTACCGGCCTCAACCGATTTCTTGGTGCGCTCACGTTCTTGGCGGTCGCGTTCAGAACGCTCCCTTTCACCGCGAAGCTTTTCGGGGCAGTAGTTTGACGTGTGACCGGGGACACCGCAATTCAGACATTTCTGCGTCAGAAGTGTAGGACACACGACTTTTCCGTTAGGACCGGGTTGGTCCTTGACGAAATGGTCGGTATAGTCAGCGACGGGCAGACCGGCATCGTAGCAGACCTTGCAAAACGGCATATCGGCGGGACCGATCCAACCATCGGGAAATTTGCGAGTGCCAGCGACGGGAACACTGGAAGAAGTCTTGGAACTGCCGCGTGACAGAATCACAGAATGATTGCCGCTCTTGTTGAGATTGATCGTGACTTGAGAGCCGGGGAAACCATAGGTATAGGAAGCGCTGGAGGACGAGGACGAGGACGAGGACGACATTTGATGTTCGAGTTTGTGTATTGGAAGTTCACTATATTCGATTTTACTATCCATAGACATTTCAATTTTCCGTTTCAATAAATACACCGACAACTCACGCCTATAAATCATAAATCGAAATCATAAAAACACCATCTAATCAATAAGTATCAAGTTGGAGAAAACCAATACATATAAAAACACAAATACATACGATGTTATATAAATCCGGACTCTTTGTGTTATTGGTATCATATCTCCAGCACCTATCGTTGTCGTTGTAGTCATTCCAAAATAAAGATAATCTATAAATGTATGAGCATTGGATATTTCGCCATAAAAAAATGTATACAATGATGCTGAAAACAATATAATAATTATAAGCAATATTCCGATTGTTTTCAAATGTTTAATATGCCACTTTTTAATCATATAAAAACTATATACTAACCCTATATTTTAATAATTATATTTAGATACTATATAGCATTCACTCTATCCTCGCATCAAATGGCAAATAAAACACGCAAAAATATGAACCGAAAATCTGTACCTTCGCGTAATAATAAAACAAAATACAGCGAAAATGAACTCGTTATGAAATTCATCGAATTTTTAAACATCATCAAAGTGTATCACTGGAAGACACTAAGTTACCCCGAACATAAAGCCACCGATGAATTATATGAGAGTTTAAATGGACGCATAGATGAATTTATGGAAACGATGCTCGGCAAAACAGGGAAACGGTTTAATCTATCATCGGTAAGACATATCCCTTTTTATGATTATACAAATGTTAAAATATTCAAGCATTGTATTGAGATATTTAAATCGTATTTAGTGAATATGTCAAATGCGCCATATTTTAAAAATCCGGCAAATTCTGATTTGCTTAATATACGCGATGAAATATTAGGCGATCTTAATAAATTCACATATTTGCTTACTTTTCACTGAGCAATATAGGCAATATAGGCAATATACCATATCGGGAAATTGAAATGGAAAATAGCGATAAAATAATTGGTAGATAACTTTATCAATTATTTGCGGATATGTCACGTGACGCCACACAACCTTCCGTGATGATGGGACAAGCACGCATTCCCAACCCAAATTACGAAAAGGAAATAGGTAAGTCAGTTTCATATTTTCACGACTTTCTCACAGAAGCAAACCTTGAAAAAAAGGACTATCAAACAGAAGGAATCCTGTTTTGTCTTCGCAATGAGATTTCGCCACCATCATTGCCGTTTCAGACTTGTATCCGCGGAGGTATTGTCGCAGATGAAATGGGGCTCGGAAAAACAATAATGATGATTGGTCTTATCATTGCAAACTTCAAGCAGCGAACTTTGGTCGTCTTGCCTGTAGCTCTTGTGAAACAATGGGAGCAACAAATCCTGAAAAATGCCGGACATAAAGCGCTCGTTTACTATGGCGCCGAAAAACGAAAAATCACAGATGAAGCACTTGCAAAAGCACACGTCGTCATCACGACATACGGGCATATGATTCGCCGCGATATAAGTGTATCGACTGCGACACACCACGGCCACAGCTCATATACACCGAAGAACCGCCTATATGGTCTCGCGTGGGACCGCGTCATTTTCGATGAGGCGCATCACGTACGTAGCAAAAACACACAGATATTTAGAAGCGTTGCTACTTTGAAAGCGAATATTCGCTGGTTTGTTACCGGAACACCAATCCAAAATTCGATTCACGACTTATATTCGTTATGTGCGCTTCTTGGTATCGAGGCGTCATACTATGCCAACAAGGACAATATTCGCGAAATCGTCACATCTTTCGTACTTAAGCGTACCAAGAAAAGCGTCGGTCTTACACTTCCACCTCTCACCGTCCACACCATCACCGTGGAATGGGAAAGCCGTTCGGAAATGCTATTATCGCGTAGCCTACATAGTGGAATAGCGTGCTTGATGCCAGTGGCAGTAGAGGGCGCAGATGCTGCAGATGAAGGGGGTGCACCTGCTGCTCCAGCCCTCCCAGACATTGACCGCGCTGCGGCTCCCCGCTGGTTTCCAGAGCCATCGGTTGCAAAAATAGGTCGTATGCTTCAAGCAAAACAGTCGTGTATTTATCCTCGCCTAGCGTGTAGGCGCTCTATCCCACAAATGCCGCCCATAGAAGACTTGAATTATTGTAGCAAGATTTCCAAAGTCGTGGATACGATTATTGCGAACAAAGACAACGGCAAACGCAAAATCGTGTTTTGCCACTTCAGGGGGGAAATCGACTACATACAGGAGCGCATAATTGAAGACTCTCCGGAGCTAAATGTGCGGTACTTGGATGGGCGAACAAAGGAAAGCGAACGTCGTATTATTCTTGCACCGAATGCTGGCGTCGATGTGCTCATTTTACAAATCCAAACCTGCTGCGAAGGCCTGAATCTTCAGCAATTCTCGGAGGTATACTTTGTTAGTCCTGACTGGAATCCGTCAGTAGAGGACCAAGCAATTGCACGGTGTCATCGTTTCGGACAGAAAGATCCCGTTACAGTGTATCGATTCATTATGGAACCGTTTAAATATTATCCTGATGCCGATGCCGATGCCGATGCCGATGCCGATGCCACGCAGTGTATCGATATCGACACAATCGAGACTTACACAGCAAATGTTCAGAACAAAAAAAGGATATTTGCAGATGAAGTATTAAATGTGTAATCCTGTTTGCGCCCCGTATATAATAAACTTTTTTTGGTATAACGACATTAAGGTCGATTTGCACCTATATTCGCATACTCGTCCGCTAATCGATTCCCATTTGCCTCAAAAGTGTCGAGATTCGTATGTGCATAAACGTGTTTAACTACCAACTCCATACCGTATGCCGCAATTCTGTCACGTATTTCCATTATTTCTTGGACCATATCTGCATTCTTTACTTGCTCGCCGCTTTTCTTGGATACGAGATAACCTGCTTTCCTATATTTGACACCAGTATCTCCCAATATAAGCTTCGAATAAGATGAATCAGTATATAAAATGATTTGTGTTTCTTTTAATTTATCATTTTTGTGCGGGAATTCTGCATCAGGTGCCGCCGCCGCCGCCGCTCCCGCCGCTCCCACCGTATCATCAATACAACATAATATATAATTCAAACCATCAATAATTGCTTTTAATTCACCACGATTATTTGTTTTATTGTCGCGGATTGTTCCAGCATATCGCAATTCTTCCATTAGACCATAAGCGGGGATATATATTCCATAACCACATAATAGACGTGCAGCCCCATTTTTACTTTTTTTGCGTATGAGAGAACCATCTGTGAATATATGTATGATATGTTTTTTGGGAGGAGTGATAATGTTTTCATCCGTAATTTCCTGATTTATATCAGTTTCATTATTTACATTGATTTTCGCATTATCTCCCGCGCTTGGCGTATCGTTGCTTTTTCCGAGAGTATCCAACATCGACTGGTTGGTCTTGGTACCGAACCCGTGGATCAGAAAATGCTCGGCTTCTTCTTTCGTGGCAAACTTCTTAAAAACGGGATGTCTAACACCGAAAATATTCTGCTTACATTCATTCCAGTCGGTATATATTCCGCGGCGCTTCCCTTTGTGAACTGCGTAAAATGGCATTTTTGTATAATATATAGTTGTTTTTTTAAACAGTTATATGTTATTGTTATTTTGTATATGTTATGAATACTATTTTATGAATACTATGTTTTAGATATTCAATTTTGTGTTATTGTATTTTAGATTTATACAGTGAATTTCGCAATTTCTCCCGCATCTAACGTTTCACGCCTTTTTTAAGAGTCTGTTTCGCGTACGGCTTGCGCGACAAGTAAGACTTGCGCTTTCTACAAAATGTCTTGTTTGTAACCTTGCTATTTCGTCTATGCCTGCTGTTGCCTTTGCTTTTGCTTTTACGTTTGGGAGATGATCTTGATTTATATTTTCTGTTCCTTTTGGTGGTAGCGACAGTTGTAAGTCTGGGTTTATTGCCACCACCTCGATGGTGTTTAGTCCCAATTGCAATCACGGGTTCCTCATGTTCCTCAGGTGCATCGCCAATGCCACCATCATCATCATCATCAACATCAACAAAATCGACGTCCTCCTCCCCGCAATACGATTCTTCCAGAGGAGCCCCTGTTAGAAAAAAACATAAAGCATCGCTACCATCCCTAATACTTCCTTCGTCAAAACTACAAAAAGATTTAGATAATTGTGAAGTAGTAGTCGAGACCGAAGCATTCATCATAGATTGGGCGCTGGAACTGGAATGACTCACATCATCAAGAGTCTCCTCGTCAATTGTTCCGGTATCCATCATAAAATCCTTAGTTAAAAATTCAGATATCGCTTTCATATTTCCAGTGGTTTCTTGTAATTTGTGTTGAATAAACGTAAGATCGTCCGTAACAACAGCGGGGCAATCGAGGCGATTAAAAGTAACCCCAATAGATCGAAAATGTTCAGCAAACGGTCGTAAAAACGAAGATTCGGGTGGTATTTGTAAAAGATTATATGGAGAAACATCGGAATCATATATTAGAGCAGTTGAACAATACTGGTGACATAATTGAAGCTCTTGTGGAAAGTTCTCAAAAAATAAAGGGAGTTGTTTATGAATTCTAAAGAAATAATCCATCATCTTTCCAGCAAGTAATGCACCATATGATGATACTCTTTTAAATGTACCACATAGTGTATATGGCGATTTTAACATTGAATAAAGTTCGCTAAGGGTAGGATTTGCAGCTAATAGCGCTATTAAACTTGCTTCGTATTGATCCATTACAACTTGGTTGTCTTGGTTATGGGCTATTTGTGCATCCAATAGTATTTCTTTATCGTGTAAATCAACGTCTACTTGGGTTCGTTTTTGTTTACGGACCGGTGCTCCCGCTCGTTGTGATATAGGCGCCACTGGTGCTCCTCCTCCTGCTGCGGGTGCTCGTGCTGCGGGTGCTCGTGCAATAACTTCAGGTAAATCTGGTATACAAGAAAGTGGTATTTTTTGCATATCCATAGCATACGGAATTATAGGATTCGCATCGCGCGTGTAAACAATAGTAGATGATACTTGAAATGTTGTAGACATAGAGCAACGAGTATTGGTGGGTGGTGGTTTATCATAATAACAATCTACTTGATACATATTCGCTAACGTACATATAGTAACAGCAACCTCGGGTGTTGTTTTGTCGTTTGCATCAATAGATCTAATTTCATCAAATGAAGATTTAAATATATATGGAGGTAACGGATTCCAAGGACCACGATGACCTGCTGGACGTGGAGGTCCTACAAGAGGCGCAACAGGCGGCCAATCCCCGCTAGGGTTATAACAAGTATGATTACCATCACCCATATATACAAAATCACCATTTTGGTCCAAATAATGTAATTTAATATTAGCGGGGTCAAATAATGTAGTTATGGCTCCATATGCATTATCCATCATTCCAAATAACCAGTTTTTTTTTAAGCATAAAAGGGCATAATCGGTTAAATCATCTTCAAACTTGGTAACATTGACCCCGTCTACTCCTTGTATAATTTGGGATGAATAAAATCCAAAAACAGCAGTCGCTGCAGCAGTCGGACTTGCCCTAATAAAAGCGATAGCTTTCAAAAATATTTCATTATCAGCCTCATTAATTGTTCTATCCTCACCTGAAAGTATTCTAATCTTTTCTCTAAACGGCAGTGCAAACCCCGGGCGTACGTTCTCTAAAATCCGAGTTAATTCTAGTGTTTTATTCCTAAGTTGTTCAACTTTCGCTTCAAGATCGAGTGCATTGACATCACCTATATTAAAACCAGCCTTAGTACGCAATAATTGAATCACAAAATTCCGGCGATCTTCTAGACTAGATGTATAAGCAGCGGCTGCAATAACTTTTAACATATCAAGTTTTTTTTGAACTTTGTCTTTAACAAGCAATCGTTGTTTTATTACATTATCTGTTTGGGATAAAAGAATCCTGCGTTTATATTCTGTATTAACCTCCTTACTTTTGTCACGTAAAGACTTAAAGGCGACAGTAGCTGAACGTCTTGGATAAGGGTCGATTGCGGGTTGATAAATACTTCTATCTTCTTCTTTTGTTCCAAGAGTCATTAAAATTTTAGTACTTTTCCTATATTCATCAATTATTGGAGCAGAAGAAAAATAAGATTTTATAGGAGCAACATTTAATATATCGTGTCTGAATGCCGATAAGGCAAAATCGGGGTCTGATAAAAATGCACCGAGAATAACATATAGAACCGGTGATAGAACAGGATTCACTGCAGCAGCGGCGCCAGCGGCGGGAGCAGGAGTCATTTTTGTAGTAAAATCATCAAATCCTTGGCACCAAAAGGTTCTTTTATAATTATCAGTATCTAAAAAAAGATCAAATGATGAACCTCCTGATACTATACAACACGTAGTAAAACAGAATATATATGGGAATGTAGTATCGTAATAGTCGTCTCTCGCAAATCTTCCATATGGATTATTCGGAATATCCGGACTAAAAAGTGCATCAAATTGAGGTCTATAATCGGCCATTTGCCTTATATTTACCATTCCGCCACCATATTGGTCGGTTGGAAATCCTTTATGAATTATAGGTTCAAATATAGGGTCAATTGTATAATAATGACCTATCATTCTAGGGCTTTGAGTTAGCCCTACGGGTGGAGCTTGAAAGTTGCGCGTAAGACAAACGTAACAACATTCATTATTGGGTGTTGGTGCTGGCGGTGGATTAGCGCAATGTGGCGGCGCATTAACGCCCCATACAGGATTAAGTGCGCTAGGTATAGAGTAATGCGAAGGTTGAATAGTCGCCCCAGGAAAAGTATCCAGAAAATTGGGACGTTGTAAATAGGACATATTTTTCATAAAATAGTTAAGACGTCCTAGTGTATTTAATACGATTGGATTTTTCCTTCCACGTCTACTATGCCTTTCATAATAGTTGCAAAAAGCTACTTGTAGTTTAAAAACGACCAATGATGCTTGTGTATAGTCATAACCCTTTTCGATACTTGAATTTGCTATTAATTTAAAAAATACGCGAAATAAGCCTTCGCTCTGAGAACGATAAACCCAAAAATAAGTGCCCGTAGTATATGTGTGATCGTCGTAACATTTTACATAAATAAATATTCTTCCTTCTATATTGTTAAAATCTAATATTGGACCTATAACATACCTATATGGTCCTATTGTAACCGTATCGTAATATAATTCCGGCGGCACTGGGTAATGTGGATTAAATAATGGTACAGACCCAGGTGGATCAGGCGGTGGTGGTGGTGGTGGCGCGCCTGCTGGTACACGTGCTCCTATGTGTCGTCCTATGCGTGTTTCTGATTCTTTATACGCCTGCCATTCACTTGATGAATACATAGAACACGCGCGTAATCCTTCGATACCAGCATTAACTCTATTAAAAAATGTATCATTTGTTGCGTCTACGCTCTCATCATCCGCACCATTAGGACAATTCAGATAATGCGTCCACGATGATGTAAGACGTTTCGCAGTGATTCTAGCCATTAATCCACGAGCGGGACGCACACGCTCATCAGCAAAGCAAGGGTAATTCTGCATTACTGTTGCTAATTGTTCACCCGCTTGAGATATACAAGTATTTTGAAACGCGAAAACAGTAGTACTCTCCCGCGCTAAAGCCAGCCTTAGTTCTGTCAATCTATTTTTAGTTTTATCGTTATATTCAAAAACAACATCAGGAAGACATTTTACCTGTAGTTTATTTATTTTATCGTTTTGTTCTAATTTTGCGGCCTCTGTATCTAGAGCTTCTTTAAAACTTTTGACTGCTGAATCTTTTAGTTCTACAACACGTCTAATATCAACACGAACAGTAGGGGTGCCATCTTCATCTGGAACACTATCAAGGGCAATGCTTAGTTGATCACAGGTTTCTGCATTTATAGCTAGTGCATCGGCAGCAGCGATATCACACGTATGCTCCTCAGGTATACTATCAATGAGTGAAGTGAGTTTTGCTTGTTCTTTTGCTTTAATCTGTTTGATTTGTTTTTTATTTCCTCTTACATTTCTAGCCCGGGCATTAACAACATTTGTTTTTATTTCACCTTCCAATTCGTTTATTTTACTGCCTGTTTCTTGTATTGCTGTTTCAGCGGCTTGTATGTTTGTTTGGAGCATTTCTGGATTATCCTCCTCTATATCAGTGGGGGTTTCCAATTTGGATCTAGTTAACTCAGCATCGGTTAATGATGTTTTTAATCCTACAAGTTGGTCAAGTTTTTTTTCAGCTACTTCGGCTACTGTTGGCGGGGTTGGTGGGTTTGGTTTAAAAAATCTGGCTACTATTTCTAATCCTGATATAAGTCCTCTGCCTAAAGCCTGCATCTACACACATATATTAAACACATAATAAAATTCTAAATATAAAACACGATAATTATATAAATGTCATAACAATATCAATATCTCGGAAAAAAATATTTATCAAATATATAGCATATTTGATAAACTTGATAACCTCTATAACCTCTATAAATACAGCAAAATGGCAACTAGAAAGCAGATTCTTAGAACATATAAAAGTTGGCGTCGTAATAATCCTACCACTCATCAACGAACTTTACAGATGAAACGGTGCGGTAAAAAATGTTTCCTCGGTTCGAAAAAATCATTCCCTATATGTAATGCCGGCTCTTGTAAGCGCAGCAAAGGCGGGATTATGTCGGCATATGTTCGCGCGCGTGAAATGACACGTCGCGCCAGAGACAGAACTATCGAAAAACATCGCGCACCTTATTACTACGCTATTGCCAAAAAAGCCAAGACGCTCCTTAAGCGTCTCTTTTCTTCTTCCCGTAAAACAAGGAAAGTCCGTGCTTAATCTAAACCCCCGTAGATCCAAATCCACCACATCCTCGTTCAGTTATACCTAGCTCACTCTCGTGTTCTACAATTCGCACCAGAAACGGCTCCAATGTTGGCGAACAGATTTGAAACATTCGTGACATAGGCGGTGCGTATCGATCGAGACACGCTTTCAAATCATTATTCGCCGAGTCGATATTATCAATAACCGCTATTACTTCACCCCTATATCCGGCATCAATAATACCTACCGAATTTGCCATTCGAAAAGGCGTCTTTACAATACTAGACCGAGGATACAAATAATAACCGACGGGTGTCGCAGGCGATGCAGCATATTCCGCCGAAGAATCCACCAAAACCATCGCACATTTCACACCAAGTTGCGCGCGAAATGTGATAGGAGAGATGCGGTTATCTGTGTATCCGAAGACGTGTTCGGAGTAATCATACGGTACAAATAAATCGAATCCTGAGTCGGGATATTTAGATTCACATACTTTTTTATTATGAACGGCAACCTTTTCTTTATACGAATTTACAATTTCTGTATATTTTTCTGTTGATTGTTGAGGATGTTTTATAATAAACATATCCATAGTGTATTTCGGTTTTAGAATAGTGTTGGACATTATGCTCTCCTCTGATGTGCTGTGTTGTGCTGTGATGCTGATAATAATATAAATACTTGATTTAACTTTATATTATTTTTGATATTTTATATTACTATTATATTACTATTATATTACTATTATATTAGTATTATATTACTATTATACTGGAAATATAAAATCTACCTTAATTATAAGTAAGTAAATATGAGCTCCACTAGCAACTATTGTCCGAGGTGTAAATCAAGGGGGCATACTATACAGAATTGCCCGCGCATTCAGGGACATACACGCGCACAAGGAGCAGAACAACAACAACAACAACATCGTTCGCATCCACGTGAGCGCGCCCACGACCACAGGCGGGCGCAAGAGTTTATGCTTCCACTACCACATCAGCAAATGTATATGCCTATGCCTATGTCTATGCCTATGCCTATGCCTATGCCTATGCCTATGCCTATGTCTATGCAGATGTATCCACAGCCACAAATGTATATGCCTCCTCCCTATCAGCAATCTGTTATTGCCCAAGGGCCTGAATTATTTCCTGTTCAGAGAGTCGATACATTACAGGACAGCGCCGATATATCGCTACTTCCTGATTTCTGGAAATTGTTTGGTGTCGATAATACACGCGAATTAGCCCAAGAAGTATTAAGTACAGCAAAAATAAATCAGAGAGCTAGACAAGACCGTATAAAATTTCCGCTTGTTACAAAATTATTTAAAAATCAGGAAACCCCCCAACAATCAAATGATATGTTTGTATGTTTTACAGCAGTCGGTATATTGAGTAAACTAATGGAGCGGAAATGTAAAATAATATTGAAAGGTAAGACCGGATTATTTTTATGCGCTGATATTCTGGGTAAATCTGGAGATTTAGAGGGGGTTACAACAGACGATATCGATTTATTAATATTGGCAAAACAAACCGGCAATCTCGATCAATCGAGAAAAATATTCGCGCAGCAAGTTGGTGCATTTATTACGCTATGTCTCCAAATGAAACCAAGAAACACTGAAGCGGCAAAAAGAGGCGAAGCCCTGCCAATACATAAATGCTCGGATGTTATCATACGTGGTGATGGAATATGCGGCACATCTCTTGAATCAAAAAATGTGAAAGTGACTTTGGACGTTGGGGATGGTCGGAAACTAAAACTGGTGGATATAACATATACTACATATCATAAAGATATTGACCGTTTTTATACTCGTTTTTCGAAAATAGATGTATCTCTAACTGAGTGCTACTTTTATTTGGACGTAAAGGTGTCGATAATGGAGTATGTATTCATCATATTAGAAAATGTGAGAAAATGTAGCGAGCACGTAAAAAGGACAGGCGATACAGCGGCGAAATTGGAAGAGTTTATGCCGCGTTCAACAAAGGAGAAAGAGCAAAAGCTAAGGAGTCAGCAATTATTAGCGGAGCGACGTGGTGCTCCACACGCTGCAAGTGGTAGATTCCCAGCGGCTGTCGATTTTATGGATAATTTGACGGATTTTGAGCAAGCGACAATGTTTAAATTTTCCAAGTCCGCCCTATTATGTGCTTCATTGATTGCCGAATTTCCAGAGTACGAGAGCGAAGGGTTGGGACAGGAAGAAAGATGGGCGCTACAGAAGAGAATTGTGTTAATGCAGTTATATGAGCTTTCAAGGTACGGAATTGTTCCGAGAAAGTTTACGCGCGTAATGGTACAGACCCAAGATGTATTGGAAGAGATGTTGGCCGATGTTATATTACAGAAACGCGAGACGGATCGATTTAAGGGGGCAAAGATGCATAAACATACGGCAGAAAGATTAAAAGCGATTGAAGTATTAAATAGCACGTGGCCTACTACTTCATTTGAACCGCATCATTTCAGAAGAGTCCCGATGGGTGTTGCTGTGGAGGATTTTGACGTGCGTCAAATGGTAGACAATCCCTTATTAACGCCTAGGGAAATGCCGTATAGTGAAGAAGATGAGACGGATATTGGCGTGGAAGCGGGGGAAGCGGACGCCGAAACATACGCAGAAGAAAGGCGAAGAAGAAAAAATAAGCACAGGTTTAATAAGACGGCAGCAAAGCTTGTTTTACAGAAGCGTGGCGCATTACAAACACGACGACAGCCTCGCGTAGAGGGCGAATCATTGCCAAGATTAATAGAATTGAAAAGCGATTCATCGGGTGTAAGTAGTGGTGATTATTTTTCGCCGCGGTCATCTATGTCCTCATCCAATGAAAGCGTTCATACACCAGATACACGCGGCGAAGACACACCACCAAAAGATTTGTCACCGCGGGATGGAGGTGGTAGCAGGCGTCGCCGCAAGAGTCGCAAACGTGTGTGTCGCAAACGATACACCGCCAAATCCAAATCTAAATCCAAAAATAGGAATAGGAATAGGAATAGGAATAGGAATAAAAAATAGGACAGTAGATTTAAATGTATGAAATATATTTACATCTGTGGAAATATAGACTATATTTTGAATTAAAATATTTTTTTATTTAGATAAGAAAGATTTGTTGGTAATCTAATTAAGAAATAAGCGAATAAACTGGGTAATATAAATTGAAACTGGGCTGTCATTATTGTAAAAATACTTAATGTATTTAAAATAAATAATATTAAAATTTCAAAAACCAAAAATATGGTTAAATGATGTTTTTTATGTTCTAATTTCATAACAGCAGGATTTCTTATAAAACTTTGGATATACAGTAATACTGAATTATTATAATATGTCAATAGTATCGTTCCAACAAACGAAATAGAATATACAGATATTGTTTTTTTCCAGTTATCTATATTTACACCCATAAATGTTGCAGTATTTGTCGCATCGGTTCCTGGTCCAAAATGCAAGAATTTTTTTGAAAACATACCTTCTTCATCTAGTACTATGATATATATTACCAGTCCTACACATAGTATCGTCATAGCAATAATCGGGTCAAGTAATAAACTAAAATCCAATTTCATTTTTGATTTATTGTATATTTATCGTATATATATTGTATATATTGTATATATTGTATATATTGTATATATAATATATTGTATATATTTATTTGTTCCTGTGTTGATATTCACAACTATTTATTTTAATTTTTGCATATTGTTTCGCACGCGCGTGGTTCACACGGTGGACAGTTCATATAATTCTGTGGAAGAAGACCAATTGCTTTCGCCTGTTGCCACGTTACCACATCGGTACTACAACCATTATGTGCCAACATCGGCGGGTAATGCTGCATACACGCCGGAGTAGGAAGATTCGTTGCTTTGGCTAGACCACCCGCGGTAATATATGTGCTCTGTGAAACTGTGTCACCACGCGGCGTGAAATTGCCGACATTTTTGGTAGTAGGGCGATAAAATAGTTTCTTCTTGGTGCCGATGTATATATATTTGCCCTGTGGACAATCGCATTTGTTAGTTATGCTGCAGCACAAAGGTGGGGCAAAATTACACGAACCGACCTTCTTTGTTACATTTTCTACATATTGTCCTTGGGTTTTTGTAATACGATATGAATTATTATCATCTTTTACCCACGTATTGGGATAAGTACCATATAAAATACCTTTAAAACGTTCATCCAACATACCCTGCGTATTTTTTGTGGATTTTTTCACAATGCTTCCATCATTTGTAGAGCAGTCGCCGGAATTAAAAATATAGATAGGATACGCGCCTCCACTTCCACCGCATCCAACGGGTGTATTACCGCGGAATCTGGTTCTTGTGACATTTGAAACCATTCTAAATTGTCCTACACCACCGACATTTCGGAGGGTTCCATTTAATGCAAACCCACTGGTTCCTATGCCTGAAATCGGATCATTTCTAGGATTGCCACCTAAATTAGTTTTTCGTTTTAAAGTAGCGATTGACATTTTCTTCTATATGTTATTTATATTTTATAAATTCTTTTTATAAATTCTTCTTATAAATTACACATACAAAAGAATTCTTTTATTTTCATCTTTATCTAAACAACGTTTAAGGCACCAATATAATGAGGTATAAATAAAGGGGGATGCTTCTTTCTCGTAGTCTTCCTCGTCTTTTATTTTCTTCCTTAAAAACACATATACAGATATTTGCGCTAGACTATAAAATGCCGCAGAAAAATGGATATATATTGGAAGTTTCATATCTTGTTCGCGTTCGCGTTCGCTTTGACTATCGCAAAATCCTATATTTGGTTGAATAAATGATGTGTCTTCGTCATATATTATAGGATAGTCGATGGTTATTATGTTACTTCGTCTTGATGCGCTGTCATTTTCTATTTTAAATACTTTTTCATTATTAACAAATGCAAAAACGATTTCGTCTATTACTACAATGTCTTCTAAACTAAAAAAAGGAATAGAAAATCCCTGATTTTTCAAAAAAGTTAGCTGATTACCTATATTACCAATGAAGTGTAGAATTACGTCAAATGATACACCTTGTTTGTTTTCCTTCTTAAGTAAGAATTTTGTAAGCGGCATTATAGATAATGCTTTAATTTCGGCTTCAATGTTGCCGTGTGGGTGTGCTCTTTTTTTTGCGAGACCTGACGTATGACTACTTATATTGATATCAATATTATGCTGTTCCATATTATCATTGATAGAGTCTAATATTAATTTACTTGTTTCTATTTTGTATACGTTCTCTTTAACAAGAGACAGTTCTGTTTCGCCTATTATGATTGACGATGGCATATGTGAGTATAGTTTATTCTACAATATTGGAATATTACAATATTAGAATATTGCAATATTAGAAAATAAAAATATAAACAAAAAAGTTAGAACATAAACACATATATGACTTACCTACCTGATTCTTACCTGCTTATTATAAGGTTTCTTGGCGATTTTCCTTAATCCTCGTCTTCGCCTTCGCGTTCGCGAGGGTCCATATTGCATAGCTGGTGCTCGTTGTGGTGTTCGCGCTCGCGCTCGCGATCGGCTTCATCAGAGCGGCTGTGACTGCGTTCGTCGCTGCGAGGGTCACGCGACAGTGCCCTGACTCCATCACCCAAGTCAATGCGCGGCTTTGATGTTGCGTGGGCCCTGTGATCATTGCGGTCATCCGGCTTCTCCATATTGCTCATCGTGCACTTCCAGAACCAAGGCTCATCGTAGACCACCTTGATATCATTGCCATCAAGCAGCTTCTGGCGAGTTTCGCGGGCGATAGTGCTTGTGACATTCCACTTGAGATGGATGTAAACCGTGCAGTAGCGTTCGCCCTTCTGGTCGGTCTTGTGAACAGTGTCGATGCGGTCGATATGGCCAATGCGCAGATCGCGGAATGTGTTGAAGACGGCGCGCTTGGTTTGCTCTCCGCGGATTGTCGTGAAAGTCCTAGGAATACAGATGCTGGGGTGTGTAATAGGAACCTTGGATTCGCCATACATAGCACGAGCGACATCACCACCATATACACCCTCATAGGCTTCGTAGTAGGCATCGCGGGGTCTGCGGTCATCGCCGCGGCGGTCGTCACGTTCACGGGGAATGTATTTGTCACTGTTGCGATGAGAAGATGTTGAATCGCGTTTGTTGCCGTTGTTGTAAGACATTGTATTGAGTTGATTGTTTGACTGAACTGAACCTTCTGATTTGAGTTGCTGCTTATGGATTATTGGTTTAAGTTCATTTCAATTTTCCGTTTCAAAAAATAGGCCAAAAAATAGGCCAAAAAAATATAAATATATAATTGGATATTAAAAATAAGTTTTAATATTATTATATCAATTGCAAAATGGAAGAAAGCAAAACATATAAATGCGATGACACCTGTTCAGATGAGTTCGCAGCGTTCTGTTATGAATCTGAGGATCGCGACAACAAGTCGCCCATAAAATTAAAAGACGATTATCTTAAGGAACTTTCTTCCTATTTTAAACTGAATAATCTTCTAAACTGTTTTAGAGAACCACAGGACCAGAAACACGATATTAGTATTTCAAATTCTATTATGAATTGTTTTATTAATAAAAAACTAGGTAGCATTACTTATCACTACGATAATAAAACATCTATGAAAGCATATCATACCGACGAATATCCTGAAGTTTATTATAACAAAAAATTATATAAAAATTGCAATGAATGGATAAAAACTGAATTCCTTAAAAAATAAAACGGATTTGTACACGGATTTATAACATAGAAATCTTTTTGCTTCTATGTTATAGAATAGTACTATACAATCCCCACCCCATAACACACACACACACACACGCACACGCACAGTTTTATTTAGTTTAGTTTTTATTTTGTATTTTGTTTAGTTTTTATTTTGTATTTTGTTTAGTTTTTATTTTGTATTTTGTTTAGTTTTTATTTTGTATTTTGTTTAGTTTTTATTTTTATTTAGTTTAGTTTTATTAGGTTAACCCCAATGGTGCTGCCTCCTTTAAAATATATAGTTCCTGTGATATTTTTATAAGCAGCGAAAAAAAATTGCTGTTAGGAGACAAATAATAATATTGAATTATCTTTATATCCGTTTAATAGATATAATAATAATGATTTAAAAATAACTATAGAAACATTATATATAACTTCATTGTAAAAGACAGTATATATACTATTTTTGTTTTATAGATTATAGATGAGTAGGAAAGGTAAATCTCACGAGATAAATGATATCTTGGACACAGCTTTTACTGAAACCGATTATAGTCACGGTAATGGTTTTTATGATGAAATACGCGATCATCAACGACCACGAAATGCAAATGGTTTCCACAATTTATCACAAACTATAAAATCCGCATCTACGCCTACTGATAAAAATATGTTTTTAAAGTATTCGCAAAATGATACAACTATTAAAAATAATGATACACCTATTGATAAACAGATTTTAGTCGACGATGATAATTTTCCTTCTCTTGGTGGTGCTAAACCCGCGACATCAGTACCGCAATCCAACAAGTGTTTAAATTTTAAAAAGGTTGTTACATCTCTTACAATTCCGACCGAAGATATGAACACAAACACAAACACAAATATAAATACAAAAGAACAGTCTTCATTTCGGAGTGCACAATATAATAAATCGAGCCGTTATATGATGTATCATAATATAAAGGATACTAGTGAAAAAATAGCAAGATACAGAATGGAAAATGAATATTCATCCGATAATGATGATTATTAAATAGTTATTTAGAGTATCTCATAAAAATAATTACATAAAATAGTTATGTAATTAGTTTAGGTTGGTATATACATTATCTACATTTACTATAACTACAAATAGATATAATATTTATAATTAATTATGGAATCGTCGCCACCCTTTACAGCCGAAGTTCAACCCATCGACGCAAGTAACAATTCAAATCCTATATATGTTCCTGAAGTAGATTATTCTAAAAAACTTAAATTGATAAATCTTACTAGTATCAAGATATATCTTACGTATATAAATACAGACAATGAAATAGAAACGATACGACAGAAAAAAATACGTATCGAAAATGGTAATAATATTGTTACCAGAAGTCAGTTAATAAATATCATAAAAGATAACCAAAAAAGGCATAATGTAAAATATAAGCTGATGTCTGTAATGGTTCATAATATAAATGTAACACCGGATACTCTTGCGAGTTATATCGAAAATCCGGAAAATTTTATTTCATTGTTTACATTGAGTCGCGTAGATTCTTTCGAGTTACAACCCACAATATCTATGTTAAAACAGTATAATGGTATATATTTCTTCTTTTTTGAATGCCCTCCTGATACTGCATCTGCTTCATCTGCTTCATCTGCTTCATCCAAAAATAGCGCGAATCATACGCGCCGTGTATATATAGCAAAGACGACGAATCGTAATAAAACAAAGCGTTATGACAGTTATATTCATAGATTTAAGTAAAGCGACTAACTCTACTCCATATAAAATATACATTATAAACCTATTTAAAACTACATAAACAATAATAAATATCAAACAACCTTCGTTCCTCCGTCGTTCCTCGGTCGTGTAAAAATAACACAGCTTTAAATAATGTCGTCCCAACCTATGCCTTCGCATAAGTTTTTATCCCCTACTGTCACCTTTACACCCATTTTACCCCCTACATACCAATATGGCGAAAATAACCACGTAGAGTATAATATTAATAATGTGAATAATGCGAATAATGGGAATAATGCGAAAATAAGCATAGAAAATTTACAGGAGAGAATTTTGCAGTTTCAGTTTCAATTGGTAAGAACAAATGATGAAAATAAACTCCAATCTATTGCAGCAGAAACGCGCGACATTTTAAATTTCATTATGTCTACTATTCGCTCAACCGATACTACTACTATTACTGAAGAAGAGCGCAATAGTTACATAAATATGGGCATTATTATGTTTAAGTTGTTGGCACATACGAGAGATATTGTGTCAGGCAAGGGGGAATATATGTTGTTCTATGTTATGTTATTGGAGTGGGTAAAAGTCAACATTTTATTTTTTGATTTTGTTATTACATCCTTGGTCTATGATTGGACTGGTGACGGAGAGGACAATAACAATAACAACACAGCACATCCCCTAGGTTCTTGGAAAGATATGAAATATTTTTTGACATTTATGAAAAAGCGTTTGATTGACGATGAGACGATTTGGAATGATAAAGAAAAAATGTCGGCAAATAATGCTCTATATTCTCATCTGGTTAATAGAATCGTGGTCCTTATAAACCAACAACTGCGTATTGACTCGACCACACTTGCTCAGGGTGGCTCGTCGTTTTCATTGGTGGCGAGATGGATTCCGCGTGAAAAATCGAAAAAATTCGGCTGGATGTATTATTATCTGGCGATGAACTATTCGCAACACCAAATTCCGACTGATAACACACATCCTTCTTATGAACGCGCGGTTACACGAGCATTTATGATATATCGCAGACTTATCTCCGAAATTAATAGGCGCATTGATACTACACAAATAAAACAATGTGGGCATAGATGGGCTGAAATCAATTTCAATAATGTTACGAGTATTACTATGAATAAACAATCAAAGTCTTTTCTTAACGTTAAACCGGATGGCAAGACGTCGCGTTACGAAACGAATGAAGATCGCAATGAATGTAGTATCAATTATGAGCAGTATATGAGAGATGTGGCAACCGGAGATAAGAAAATTAAAGGGGCGCGTGTTTCTATAATTGATTTTGTAAAAAGCGCGATTGATGTAATGGAGAAAGATGTGGCGAATGATTCGCCATTAGTTGCGACGATTAACGAACAATGGAAGGATAATGCCAGACAGGTAGGTAATCTAACAAAGATTGTTACAATGTGTGACGTGTCGGGTTCAATGACGGAGGATAATAGCAACCCCCTTTATTCGGCGATAGGGTTAAGTATTCGTGTGGCGGAAAAGTCGGCACTTGGTCCTCGCATTATGACATTTTCGGAGGTGCCGTCGTGGATCCAGATTGGGACGGAGGATTCGGATACATTTGTAAAACAGGTGGCAAAAGTAAGGCGTGCGCCGTGGGGAATGACGACGAATTTTTATGCTGCGCTTGACTTGATACGCCAAGGAATCGAGGACAATAAATTGCCACGTGAAGTTGCCGAGGATTTAGCAATTGTTATTTTTTCGGATATGCAAGTAAACAATGCGTCTTCAGAAATGGGCGGCGCATTTAATAGGAATACGATGTTTCAGAATATTAAACTGATGTTTTCGAAAATGGGGGAACGACTATACGGACAGCCTATTAATCCGCCTCATATTATTTTCTGGAATTTGCGTAAAACGACTGGGTCGCCTGCTATTTCGACAGACGCAAATGTATCTATGATGTCAGGATTTAGCCCTGCGCTATTAAATGTTTTTTGCGATAAAGGTATTGATGGCCTACGACAATATACGCCGTGGAGATCATTTATAGAAACATTGAGCAATAGTAGGTATACTGCATTTGAGGCGGCTTTTAATAGCATTGTATTGTGAATATTGTGAGTATTATTTTCAAGGTTTTATAATAACGAATTAAAATATTTTGTTATTATATAAATAAATCGCGTAAAATGATAGCACATCCTGTTACAACTATTGTTAATGTTTCTGTTTTAGCAATTATTTTGACATATGTTTCTGCAATGAAAGTCAAGTGCGGATATTGTACCAATATTCCCGAGACGCGATATGTTACAATTTTGACAACCGTTATTATGGTGGAAGTTTTATTTGTAGCGCTATTTCCAAATCAAGCAAAGGAATTCTTTATGTCAAATCCTTGGGCTATATTTATTTTAATTGTCATTAATGTGGCGAACATTATATTTCTTTATCGCTTTATCTTCCAGATGAATGAGTCGCAGTGCCGTCAATGTACTAGCGAATGGAGACGCACATTCCTGTATTATTATTCTACCTTTATTCTTATTCTGTATGCTATCAATATTGTTTTATCTATTATTGCATTGGTTGTATTGAGTAGTAATTATAATCCACGAACACAGATTGTTGCTAAGTCTGGATTTAAAAAATCTCGCAAATAAAACAGATTCATACTTGATTCATACTTGATTTAAATATTGATTTATATTTCTACTTCAGAAAATTGAAGTAGAAATATTTGTATAATTAATAGTAGACTGAAAAGAAAAAGAAATCTTAGCACAAATTATACATATATAACAATAGCAATGAACCAAGAACATAACGATCGCGGCAACAACAACGACTATCAATCCCCCAGCCTTGAAGATCTCGCAATGGCTTCCGTGTTCCTTCCATTAGCACACGGGAATTTATTAGATTATTTATATGCTTCCGGTCTTCCTTTAAGACCGATCCAGCTCGGCGGCGCAATTGATATTGGAATGGAGGGGATCGCGTCAATTCTGGCAAATTCTCTTTATGACAGTCGCCCCGTCAAAAATGTTGTTGATGAAAAAGGAATGGCCCAAATCTCCGAAAAAATATATACGGCTCAAATGGCTGAAGAATTGAAGATCAATACGGTTTGTGGAATCTGGCAGGACGAATTTGAGGAAGGCGAACCTATCAAAATCCTGCCTTGCAATCACGCATTCAAATCTGCAGCCATTGAACAGTGGCTTACTACGGAAAAAGCCGAGTGTCCAATATGTCGGTTTTCACTTTCGTCAAAGGAAGTCATTTGTCACCCGATTTCTTCGGATGCAGGCGATGATGCGGCCGTCGCAGATGAACAACCTGCCGACCAAGACGCTCTTCAAATCAATGAAAATAATATTGCCGCTCGTTTGGTAGGCAATATTCAAAACAATTCACATCGTGAGGATCCGGTTCGCGCTGTATATGCCAATGCTTACGCTTCTCGTCAATCCATTTCAGTTCCTATGAATCAACTCCTTCAGAGTCGCAGAAATATGATTGACAATATTGCGCGTGCTTCGGGTGGTTCCCGCGTGGCTTCGCGATGGCCGGTTTCTCGTAACGCTCCTGCTCCTGCGGCTGCGGTTGCAGCCGAACCTGTTATTCGCCACGATGATGAGCGCCCTCGATACATACATAATTACTACTTCGGCAATATTATCAATCAACCGGTTATCAATAACAACAACAACAATAACAACAATGATTATAATCCCGACGTACAGGACGATCGCGACGCCCAAGCCGAAGAAGACAACATTATCAACAATCGTTACAATAACAACAACCAATACAATGTTTACAACAACATCCACGACATTAACGACAACCATATTTCAAACCGAGAACGCGATGACATCCAAGAAGCAATCCGTCGCAGCTTAGAAGAACAGTAATCAGTGGCGCTAGGTAATGCTAGGTGATACTGACTAAATATCATCTACATTGATCTCGGATTCTTGACGATATGATACTTTTTTCTTATGATATGGGATTGGTGTCAGTGTTGATGTTGATGTCTCGAGTTTAACTTCAGGTCTAATATTTGTTACTTTATTTCTCACATCATTATCGCGGTCATCATCATCGTGGTCCTCGTGGTCGTCGTCATCGCTCTCGTCATCACTTATATCAAAAGATTGTTCGATGACGCCTTTACCTACATATTTTACACTGGTTGTAATAACTACAGTTTGTTCTTTACAATCATCGCTTTCATCGCTCTCGCTACTTCCACCACTTCCACCACTTCCGCCACTTCCACCATTCCCGCTCTTTTTCTCCATCTTTTTAATCATATTTTGATACTTTAGTGTATTGTCGTCTACAAACATTACCGAACTATCGGCTTCATCATATTTATTCCCACTCTCATCCTTTAGTGTAGTGAACACATTGTGTGTCCTTCGCAATATATCTCTTTCCATAGAATTATATACCTCCAGTAAGTCGCAATATCGAATACCTTTATTGTTCGCACCTCCACTTCCACCTCCGCCTCCGCCATCGGTCATATCTTCAACAACCCATTCCCTCAAACCCACTAATACATAAACACCATTGTCCAACATATTATCCCTCTTATTTCTGCCAGTGAATTTTCCTCGAATAATACATCTGCGCTCTTTTCCGTCGTCACAGATAACATCGCACGTATTACCAAGAACTTTTTTAACGATCGCGTATTTCTCCTCCGAAGATAGAGATAATCTTAGCTCGTTTTTTCCCTTTGTAGTATGCTTTCTTGCCACCTTTTTGCCCTTGCAACCTCCTGCTTCGTTTTTTACCATTTGGATATTATAGAAATAACACCCGCGTCGACAAATAAACTATGAACTTATTAATTATATGTTATAAGTTTTATATCGTTTCATTTTATTATATTTCATCAACGTATTGTCGATATTGTCGATATTGTCGATATTGTCGATATTGCTGATATTATATTCTTTAGAAATAATTGCGTTATAAGTTATGTAAATTCTATAATCAAGGTTTTAACTTTAGTTCAATAAATATTACATAATATGTTACATAATATGTTATATAATATATTATTCTTTCTTGTAATATATATTTTTTTTCTTCTTATAAATATATATAACAAATGGCTATTACTTGGAGACAGCATATCAAAAACACTATGGCCCGTATGGAAAAGGGCACTCACCTTAAAGAAGTTTTGAAAGAGGCTTCAAAAACTTGGAAGTCTGTAAAGAAAGATTCTTCCGAGGTAGTTAGCGACGTTGTCGGCAAAACACATCGTGCTCGTCACCACCATAAGCGCGGCCGCAAGGGAACTAAGGGTCGTAAACATACTCGCAAGCATAAGAAATCTCATCGCAGAGGTCGCAGAGGTGGCAGTACCCCAACACCCCACACCGGTTTTGAAGGTAAGGGAGGAAGTGTAGCTAAGACCGCCTCTGCTGTTGGCGGTATGTAAATTCATTTTATTTTTTAGTTTTATTTCTTAGTATTATTTTGCAACCTTCATAGCAACAGGCGTCAGTTTCTCCTGTTGTTTTGTCTCTTTTACTGTTTTATCGTGGAATTTCTTATCATTGAAATTAAATAATAATCTTTTATACCCACCTAGTGTCTCATTTACTGAAAAAATCTGATCATATTGTTTCTTCGTTTCTTCAAAACTTAAACGCCTCTTACCATCAGGATGAAAATTAGTTAATAGTAACTTTGAAAATTCTATTATCAGTTTATTATCCGTGAATCCATCCCCCGACATAAATCCTATCATATTTAAGAACATTACACTTAGCGCATAATTGTCCCAAGTGTTACAGTTTTTTACTAATTCTTTAATGATACTTTCTTTAGGCATTCCTATATATTTTCTATACACACTCATTGCCGTATCTTTAAATTTACTGATAAACTTTTCGGAAAATAGTCTCATTACTGAATTGCTTTTTACGTATTCATTGATTAATTCTTCAAGTGCAGCCATTGTTAACCTCGGGTTTATATTTACAAGATAACATATCACGTGAACGTCGAGAGGCCAGATATAATAGCTAGGACTGTATGAATAAAAGAAAGTTTCATAATTATCGGGGCTAATATCGGATATAGGTATTGACAATCCAAAATCAATAATGATTGGCGTCTTCGTTTTTTTCTCTATTAATATATTTGGTGCTTTTAGGTCATAATGTATTATGCCATTTATATTTAAAATTCTTAAATTATTTAATAGGAATGTATACGAATCGAGGATATATGTCAAAACTTCTTTTTTGTCTATACCGGGTCTCGTAAGAAATGTATAAATATCTATATTCTTAATAAATGGTATTTTCATAATAGCAAAATCGCCATTTTCACCGTACTTGTTTTTCTTTATTATGCGGCACATATCCTTTTCACGTTTGTCTATTTTCGCCAAGTCAACATCACACATATTAATAACCGGTGCGTAATAATAGTCGTATAAGTCTATCTTTTTCACCATTTTGCCTATATTATATTCGTGTTCTGTTCTACTATCTTTTTTTAATAATTTTGAAGCATATTTCGTAGATTTGTTTATTGTTCCATTACATTCGATTGCCGGATAAAAGACGCACCCGAATCCGCCTTGATTCATTAATTTTGTTTGAAGGCTCATTTACTTTTTATTAATACTATTATTGTTATTATTTACTTATATATGTTATCATTGTTTTTATTATTGCAATAATATTATTTATGTTAATTCATATTTTATTATCGCATTTAGCAAAACTATAAAAATAAAAATAAAAATAAAAATAAAAATAAATATTTGTATATTTATATAAATAATACCAAAATGGCTAAAATGTCTAAAATGTCAAGCAAGCTCGCAAAGTGTAATATGGGTTCTGGTAATAGTTTTATGTCTAGTTTATTTATACTCGCCATCTATGTAGCTATCGCTTACGTAGTTTACAGAGTGATAATGTACTTTTTGAATATGCGTTCATCTGCTATGCCCAATGTTCCTTCCCGTCCAAATGGCGCGGGTGGATGCTCTACAGGAACATGCAGTGGAAGCGGCGGCAGCGGCGGCGGCGGTATGATGAGTCAGGAAGGGTTTGGTCACCCGATGAACGCAAATCGCCGCAATGAACCTGTAAATAATCAAAAGCCTAGATATAATCGTCGTTTTAAATAAAAACCGATATTTTTATATTATAATTATTTTTATAATATAATAAAAATATAATAAATATTATATATATCCTTATTGTAAATCGAGCTAAAATGTATTCGCTGGTTTCTATACCGTATTATGATAACTGTACACAATGTTATAAGAAGGTCATTAAATTAAACCGCGCGCCGCCGCCCGATTCCCCTCTTAACCAAATTATTAAACGCGTTGGTCCTATTCGATTGTCACCTTTTCAAGTAAATAGTGCTTTTTCGGGATGTGGTGGCGGTGGGTGTAATGGGTGTGGGAATACATCACAATGCTGCAATCTTCTTATTACGAGCATTCAAGATAAAAACCATCTTATGTGTATTGATGATATTCCAACCCTTTTTTCTTTTTTAGTAACAAATGGGTTCACTATTGACACATCAATAACTAAAATGATGCAGAACTCTAGTGTTAAATTGAGTAACGATCTGATTTGCTTTTTTTCCTGATATATAATAATATATAATAATATACAATATATAATAATATAATATGTTCTTATTTACCATCTTTGTCGACAATGAGTATACAGCGAAAAAAATGGAAACCGCTTCTAAAAAATTAGGATTTTATGTGATGTGGCAGTGGGTAAAAAAAGGGAAAAAACTTGTTATTGCTTGCGACTTTCATAAAAAAGATGATTAAATCTAGCTTTAAATTCAACCTTGAAATGACATTATTTGCTTTTTTTCCTTATATAATATAATACAATAAAATACAATATAATACAATATAATACAATATAATACAATATATCATAATATACAAAAATAGTATTATGAGTTGCTTATTTAATAGCTTGAACTATTTTATAGGCGATGGTACCTTTGAAGTACGTAAGAAAATATGTGATTACTTACAAGAAAATAAACCGATTATGGACGGTTTAGATACCCAAACTATTTTATCTTTTGAAAATCCTGTGCCTTCAAAATATATAGAGAATATGCGTCTAATGTCTACGTGGGGTGGTGCGATTGAGATACAGGCAGCGTGTAATATATGGAATTTTCGCGTACTTGTTAATAATCATCGCAATCTAGGCTCCCCTGATATTGAATTTTTGCCCGTGTGTTCGGTTTATGATAAGACTATACAAATTTATTGGAATGGTGGTCATTATGAACCTATCCGTTCTTAGTCATATTTTTAATAATTTTATATTTTTCGGTAGAATAATAATCATAAAATTGACATAATAATATGTTTTATATTATTATTATATCAACGCCTATCCATATTTACAAACACAAAAATATATGTCTAATGCCTCTTCTTCTAGTACCATTTCTTCCTCTGGTTTGTCTTCTTCCTCTGGTTATTCATCGCATCCGCTTCTGGATTTAATAAAAGAATATACCGAAACATTGAACGCATTTGAGCGACAAGGTCTCGCTATCGCCAAGGATCATCTAGGACCGTCTTTTGATATGAAACGGAGTTCCGGTTTTCTTCGCTGGAAGGACGCAAGACGTTAGGCTTCCTAATTTGCGTCATTTGCTATCGGCTCTGTATTGTGCGTTTCTGGTGCGTCAGGTGTTTCCTGTTGCTCGAGGACGGGAGCCGGTTCGCGCCCCATTTCACGAAGATGTTCATATACTCCCATAATCGCCTCTTTATATCCACCTGTATGATGGTACGGGATGCCGTGCTTGGCGCACAACTTTTTTACTATCGGCTGAATATCGCGCAAATGGCAGTGATTTATGGTAGGAAATAAATGGTGCTCGATTTGATAATTCAATCCAATCGATGTGTAATAATGTGGCCAGTGACTTCCAAAGTTGTTTGATGTTGTCACCTGATGAATATACCAATTTTTATTCTGACCTGTTATGCTGTCTTTATGAAGATGATTCACGGAAGCATTAATATTAAATATAGTTGATAATAATAAAAATGGAATTATTACGTGCTTTATCGCGTAAAATGGTGTCCATATTTGAAATGGTAATATGAATATCGTATATATACACAACGGTGTTTCAATAAAGTATAAGATACTATATTTTATTTGAATCGGTATTTTATACACACACTTATTGTATAAGTTTGTTACAATAAGAACTAGTGGATTCAAGATTCTCACTGATAGTAAACCTAAAGATATTATTGGATAATACCGTTTTTCTTGATTTATATGTTTAGTAGTCCATTTTGTATTTTTAATATACCTTATAGCAACATCTTTAATATCCATAGTTAAATTATTTTCGTGATTCAAATCAGGGTCTTTATTATGTATATTTGTATAAGGATGATGTCCTATTATATGTTGATGTAGCCAATCATATGGATTTGAAAATACTCTATACATATACTGTATCCCCCAATTTATGCGCCAGTCTTGTGAAACTGCAAAGTGGCTTCCGTCGTGAAACATTGCCGTGGACATCCAGTATATCGCTGGGCATAGAAGCACATTTAACCAGCTCCAGAATATGCTTTGCGAATATAGCATTGTATAAAATGACCACATTGTTGCGCTCGCCATTGCCCCCCATTCACACCACCGCTGTGGCGTCGCTTTCGTGGCTTCGATTAATGATACGCCGCGTTCTTCTGCTTGGTATTTAAAATGTTTCTTTACTTTATCACGCAATTCAAGCGTAAATTCGCTGTTAAGAGTTTCATCCCAATCGAATAAATTATTGTCGCCATTTTCGATTTCACCGGGGAGCAGGTATTTTTCGCATTTCTCCCGTTCTTCGTGCATCTCGTATTTTTTAAGAATGCTATCCATTGCCGTGCGATCACTAAAGGGGTGGTGCGATTCAAATAGTGCGGTGGCATCGCGGCGATTCGCGGCCATAATCGCTATCGGTCCACCGGGGTGATCGAAATTCGTGACGTCATAATATTTGTTATGAATTTTTACGATTTTACGCCTTACACGTTCGTCGTTATTCTTTTTCCACTTCAACATTTTGGTATATTGGTATATTGGTATATTGGTATATTGGTTGTTCGGTTCTGTCTTTATAATATATACTGGTTTAATTATTATATATTATAGTTTTTATATCCATTTCAAAAAATGGCTATATTTATCGCCTCATCAATATATTTCGTAATTTTTTCGTTTTATGGTGCTTGGATTTATTCCTATTATTATTATTATTATTATTATTATTAATATTATTGTTATTTTCGAAATTGCGAATGCTTTGTATCATCTCTCTTTCTCTTTCATATAATCTTCTACGGTTATTTTTAATATCGCTTATATATCTTGTTCGATGATGTGATGCGTCGCCGCCGCTGCCACCGCCACCGCGTTGACTCAGATTGTTTATTACTCGTCGCGCCTTAGCTGTTTCTATTGTTTTCATAACTGCGCTACCCACGCCCATAGCAGCATTTGATATGCTGTTTTTCACATTGGTTGCAGCATTTGATACATTTTGTTTAATACCTTGTCCTGCAATAATAAGTTTATCTTTTGCAGTCAACGTCCCTGCCTGTTTTCTTGATTCTCTATCCGCTGCATCCTGTTCTTGTTTAGCTTTTTTTGCCGCCGATGCTGTTTCTTTATCAGCTTTTTTTTGTAACGCAGCCGCTGCCTTATCAGCTTTTTTTTTGTCGTCTGCTTCCTTCGCTGCAGCTATTTCTTCAGGTGTTTTTTTACGTAATTTCTCTTTTAATTTATGTGTAATATTTTTAGCACCATCTTTCATTTTACTAAACATCGACGGTCCTTTGGGTTTGTCACTATGATGTGGTGGCGGAGGTGAAGAACCGCAATCTTCCACACCTTTACTTACTTGCGTTAAATCATATAAGTCATTTGATGTCATTACCCCTCCTTCTCCTACCGATGTTTTGTATTTTTTCAACATATCATAAAAAAGCTCGTTTAGGGTGGATTTATTTTCCATTTGTGTAAATTCCGTTTTCCATTTCTCGGGGTATTTTAAAATTTTATCTTGAATACCGTCTATAAAATCTTGCACACCCGCCTGAAATATAGTTGGGTTGTGTAAACTTTTTCTTAGCTCTCTTATATAGTCTGAGTTTCTTATTATACTTATAATCATATCCTTATCATCATTTATGTTATATCCGCTCAATTCGTGTATCAGTTTTTGTTTTAAAAAAACCAAGTCTACATTGTTTGTCACCATAGTCGTCATTGGTCCTCCCATCATCCCCATACCCATACCACCGCCCTTTCCTTGTGAGGGTGAGGCTGGCGCTGCGGGTGGGGCTGTGGGTGATTGTGCTCGGGGTTTTGTGGGTGGTGGTTTTGTGGATGGTGGTTTTGACGCTGATGATGGTTTTGACGCTGATGATGATGGTTTTGACGAGATTGATCCTTCTTTTACTGATGATGGCGATGCTGGTGTCGATGACGTCGTTGCCGCTGATGCTGCCGGCGTTGATACTGATACTGGTGATAGCGGTGATGACGATGCGCCTGATGATGCTACTGATGTTGACGATGCTGATGCTGCTGCTGCCGGCGTTGATACTACTTGTGTTTTTTCTTCTGATATTGGTATTGGTGATGGTGATGGTGATTCTGATGCTACTGTGCCCGACATTATTATTTATTGATTTTTATTATTATTATTAATTACTTATTACTTATAATATAATAATAATAAAATTAAATATATTCTTTCGTATCGATTATTAGATATGATATATCATACTACAATACCATATACTAAATATTTTTAAATTTTTTAAACGCTGAAAAGTCTATTGTTTTTTTATCAATCGTGGGTTCTGTACTATCTGTTTCATTTGTATTCTCGCACTCAGATGAGACTGGCTCTTTATATTCTTCTATTTTCCCACGATATGAATACCTATTCGACTTCTCTCTTAAAATATATATCTTATCCTTATGTTTACTATTTACTTCAGCTTTACGATTATATGATTTCAGCTTTACAAACAATTGTCTTCTCTTATTCGCTCCACTAGGCTCTGTATCTGCTCCCGTTTGTTCTGTGTTTGCCTTTTCTTTAATATCCTTGTACTTATTTACCCCCTTCTCGTATTCCTTTCTGATGTCAATATAAATCCGTTTACAGTCATATTTAATTACATATTTTCTCGCCACTGTTTCTAAATATTTATAAGGAATTTCCTTTGTTTTCGAATAATACACAAACGACTCTAACTCCGAATCATAATACGTCAACACATCTCCGCGTGGCGTTGTTTCCGTTATCGTATTCAATGATAGATCTTTAACATACTCCTCTGTCAAATCTCTATCTTCTAAATTATCATACTCTTCAAACATCTCATTTTCATATAGTATATTCGTTTTTTCGTTTTCTGTCTCTGTCTCTGTCTCTGTCTCCGACGCAGAACCTGACTCCCCGTCTGTTTCATTTATAAAAGACAAGTCTCGCCCCATTAAACGGTTTTGTACCCATATTACAAAGTATATATATGCGCTCGAACACGATATATACATAAATAAATAATAATAGTACATAATAATCTCATCCCACGTATAATCCATATTCATAGTCTGTTGCGGGATATCATTTTGTATAACAGGAAATGTAATATTCGTAATATTCATTTTGGTCTAGTACTTTTTATCGTCGTGGTTGTTAATTATATATGACATATAATCTCTATATTATTTTGATTATATTATTTAGATCGTTGTTTATTATAGTTAACGTTGATATTTTTTGGAGGTATGTCGACCGCGTGTTCGGAAACTGCGCATACCTTTTTTTAATGACCTGCTTTTCTTAACAGATTTGCGTTTGGGTTTTATACCGCCGCCTTCCCTTTCAGTGTTTAATGCAAATCTTGATAATAGTGTGATAAATTCTCCGTTAGTCATCATATTGTCGTGTCTACTTCTACTGTCATAAATCAACTTTGATCGATTATTATTATCAAAAATTAATAGTACATATTTTCCTTTACTATTGATTAAATTTGTCGGTCTTGGTGGTCTTTGTTCATCATTTCCACATCTTACATCATTTGGTTTACCTAATCTTAAACACACGTTTCTTAAAGTAATTAATGATTTTAGTATCGTATCAGTTGCTGATTTAAAAGCAGTTCTAGAAATATCTGGTAGACGCGGCGCATTATGAGTACCGTCATCTATAAATTGTTTCATATTTGTCATAGCGCGGGCAACATTTCGCTGTATTAATGTATCGAAACTTGCTATCGCATAAGTAAAAATAATATTATATTGTTTACCGCTTAATGCATTAAAGTCTTTAATAAACCACCAAGGAATTACTCTACCAGTAGTTTCTATTACTATATTTTTTCCTTCTGTTACAGCCCGCATCCATTGGTTATTAAATAAATCATCACACGATTCACTCGCATCGCCACAATGACCCTTCTCAAGTCTTATTTTCCAATACGCGTTATTTATTTCCGCAATCAATTCCTGACTTGGATTTTGTATATCACATCTAGAACCTAAATCTATAGATGTTCTACAATCATATTTATCTAAAATGTCGTTTATCAATTGTTTGTACGTATCATTTTTTTCAATTAGATCGTCCAGTATAAAAGATTCATAATCCGGAACTGGAATGGAAGGATATAAACGCTGTATTGTTTTTCTAACTAATCCCGATTTTCCTGATCCCGTTGGTCCGGTTGTAAATATTACAAATGGATCACTATTGTCGATTTTCCGTGGACGCGATATTGTACGCCGTATGGGTGAAATATCAAAACTATATCTAGATGCGTTTGACATTTTTCTTATTGAAATTTGTTTAAAAATGGGTATATATATATATATATAAATGTATATATAAATGTATATATAAATGTATGTGTAAATGTATATATAAATGTATATGTATGAATTAAAATAATTTTTTTTTGATATGTATATATCGTATAGATCATATACCACCGCCTAGTCCGTTTTCTCTTTTACCTGTTTCAGTCTCTGAGCGAATAATCTTTGAATATCCTCTCTAAGATCCAATACTTTAATTCGCTGGTATGATTTATTCGTATTTTCGGGGTGTAAACACACCAAATACATATCACGAATCGTTGCACCATACTTGCTCTCCAATATTGCCTTGTATGTATTCAGCTGTAGACAATAGTGCCAATAGTTGGTATCCGGAATATGTTCGATGACGGGATTTTTTGAACATTTTCTATCTGTTTTCTTTATTTCGCGGCATCTTTTCCAATCATAAATGCTCAATGTTCCGTCTTCTTTATTTCGGAATACCATATCTATGGATCCTGAAATGCGCAGCTCTTCGTGAAATATCGTCCATTCCGTCCTATATGGCTCGAGATTCGGATAATCCTCCACAAATTGTTTGAAATATTGGTATTCGATACTGTCGTTATTGCGAGGGCATTGGTTATAGAAACACTCAATGTCGTAATGCATCGCCGTTCCTGCCGCTGCCGCTTCATCGCGATTCTTGTCCCATCCCGCCTTGATTTGGTCAGGCGTTTGTCCATAATATTTACTTTCAGTCCATTTTTTGGAGCGTATCATCGACGCGATAATGGCGTCGGCATCGAACTCTTCAAAGTGTCCGTGATTCCACGTCGTTACTGAAGTATACTTGACAGAGGCGTCGCCATCGATAGTATAAGTATGTGGAATGGGGTCAAATGTTATACGCTTGTCGCGTGGGTGCTCATTGAGACGGGCGAGATGGTCGATGTAGGGTATGGTAGAAGGTGTGGTTTCCATTTAAGGGGTACTAATTTTTAGGATTTTGTGGTATTGGTGGTATTGGTGGTAATGGTGGATTTGGTATATATGGTATATATGTATATGTATATATAGGTTATATTTATATATCAATTTTATGATAATATTTTCGATTGATAGGGTTTTATGACATTCTCATAATAAACGCTAATACATAATATGGAGGCATATATGGTGTGTTACTTCCCGTATTTGATGCGGTAGATGAGATACTAGCATAACCTGTTTGTAGTGTTACGCCTGTAGGCGCGCCAACAATGGATATATTGCTACCATTAACACCATTATTAGCAGAATTAAGTACTGGATTGGAATTATTACCATCTAATGGTTGAAAATTGTTGGTAGCAGAAGAGGTGGTACCACCATATCCATTATAAATTAACAGAGCATGACTGTGTCCTTGGTCAGTAACTCCGTGTCCGTGTGTTGGGTCATTAACTCCGTGAGAGTGACCATTATCGCTACTAGATATAGTATGTGTATGTGATGGAAGATTCGCGATTGTAATACTTGATGAGCCTCCGGTTGAACCGATAGGAAGTGTACCTGCACCCAAAATAAACTGATTTGTTAAATTAGGTGTTCCATTAAATCCGTCACATAAAGCCCAATTTGGTGCAGGCATTGATGCTCCAGACCACATAATTATTCCTCCAACCGGAATATTGCCTGCAGATGAACCTGTAGGTCCCATTTCACCCCGATTCCCTTGAGCTCCTGTTGCTCCTGTAGCCCCATGAGCTCCTGTTACTCCGGTTGCTCCTGTTACTCCGGTTGCTCCGGTTGCTCCCGTTTGTCCATCTCTACCATCTCTACCATCTCTGCCATCGCTCCCATTACATCCCACATGGCCATCGGGGCCTTGAATACCTTGAGGACCTGTTGGACCCTGAATTCCAGCTAATCCAATAGGACCCATTAATCCGGTTGGACCCATTAAGCCAGTTGACCCGACTGGTCCGGGTCTTCCCGAATCACCTTTGATGCCTCTATCTCCTTTGAGGCCGGCAGGGCCCATGGGACCCGCAGGACCTGCAATACCCGGAGCGCCTGCATCTCCTTTGATGCCTGCAGCACCGGCTGGACCCTGCGGACCCTGCGGACCCTGCGGACCCTGTATACCCTGCGGACCGAGTAATCCGGCTGGCCCCGTAACCCCCGTAGTAACTACTTCACCTATACTTCCTCCCAATGTAATATTATCAATTACAGCCTTTTCGCTAACAAGGTATGGATATCGGGCATAATTACCTACAGGTGTACGCTCATATCCTCCGACGCTTTTCCACGATGGTCCTAAAAATGGTGATGTCATTATTATATGTTATATGTTATATATTATATGTCAAGGTTTATATAATATATACACACGTTATTTTATTAATAAATTATTTACGATTTTTGCGAGATTTTTTACCCTTGGCGCGATATTTTTTCACCGGTTTCATAGAATGAAGAGAACGAAAAGAATGAAGCGGCGAAAGATGTATAACTTCGTTTCTCGGGACAATCGTGGCTTCGTGTAGCGGCGAAAGATTGCTCATCATTATCGGTTTCGTATGACAATTGTTCCTATATATGCGAACGTGCGGATGTTCTATTTCTCCGAACATACCAATCTGGTCTGTTTCGAGCCTTGTGTGTCCTGTCCGCCTGCCTACACCCACACCCGCACCCACACCTCTTAGACTATGTAGAAGGCGTGTACGAAGGTCGACTTTATGTGCCGGATGCGACATAATATTCATAATATCTGAATTGGTAAGATTTTCGTGATTTCTTACACCATTGACATCGGTGTCTACGTGCCAGTTATTCCCATCGTTAGATACGGCTCTCATAGACATACTAGATACATTATGCGCTACTATATGTGGGTTTTTATGTGTACGATTATGTTTGCGATTTTTAGATTTACTTTTAGCCTTGGTCATAATAATATGTTTTAAATAATATAAGTATAAATATAAATATAAACTAATACCGTATATAATAATATACTATACTATATTATAGAAAAAGACCCCCTAAATGGATAAATATTTTGACATTTCTAAATTCTTTGTGAAAAATGAACAAATGAAAGAAAAGATTCCGTCGATTCCTGCCTCCATATATAACCACCCTGTAAAAGTAAATGAAGAGCAGCAAAAGAATGCACTAAAAGATGGTGCCCAGACAAAAAATGCAAAATATTTGGATGACTTATATTCAAACACGTTTATGGATGTCTACTTTAAAACGTGAACGTGAACGTGAACGTGAATGCGTCCGCGTCCGCCCTCGCGGTCTTTAAGCCAGTTTGATATATATTATATCCCAAAGATACTTAAAAAAGAGGGACCTATTGGTACCGGGATGAAAGTGAAGTGAATCGTTTTTTTCAAATCTAAAATGAAAAAATCCAAAATGGACATTTATTTTTGTCCATTTTCCAAAAAAAGTTTTTAGATTTGAAAAAAACATCGACTTCGTCACTCAGAGCATAATGCTCACATTCACTTTTTTAAGATGAAAATTTTGTTACGATAAATTTTTCAACTTTTTGGACATTAGTTTAGGGATTTTTTATGTTGTAATAAAATTTATTTTTAAAGGGATATAGAAATAAGATTATTATAAGATATATATATAAGATTATGCCAAAGATAACGATAGACTATACGAATACAATTATTTATAAAATATATTGTAATAACCCCGAAAATAAAGACTTGTATGTTGGTCACACTACTAATTTTGTGCAAAGAAAACACAGTCATAAACAAAATTGTATGAATAGTAAATCACCTTGTTATAATTTAAAGTTGTATCAAGTGATAAGAAGTAACGGTGGGTGGGATAATTGGACTATGGAGATCCTTAATTTTTTTAAATGTAAAAATGGTTATGAAGCTAGAGTGAAAGAACAAGAATATTTTACTTTATTGGGTGCTACACTAAATAGTATTGAGCCTTTATCTAAACTGAAAGATGATATAACAACCTCCAAGATACGAACTGAAAAAAAGTCATTTTATTGCGAAAAATGTGATGTAAAATATTCAAATGAAAAATTATTTAATGCTCACATTAATAGTAACAAACATAAAATGGACATTTTATCCACGATACAACACGAAATCCCAAAAAATCCCCATACAATTCGGTGTGAATACTGTAACTATAACACGTCTAGTAAAAAGGATTTTAAAAAACATATCCTTACCAAAAAACACAAATGCAACGAATACAACCAAATTATGGTAAAGACATCATCACCGCCTATTATGGTGTGCGTATGCGGAAAAACTTATAATCATCGCGCGTCGTTGTTTAATCATAAAAAGACGTGTGTTATGGTCACTGGAAATGGTAAGGTTTCTGATAAAGTCGTAGATGATATTGGTGAAAATACAATTATAAATGATAATATAGTGATAGGAGATAAGATAAACATAACCACAGATATGTTTATGAAGCTGTTAAATGATAATCAGGATATGATAAAGATAATAAAGGAGCAACAAACTCAGCTCAATACGATATTACCAAAGATAGGTAATGTAACGAATAATAATCTCACGACAAACAATATGAATAACAACTTCAATCTCAACTTCTTCTTAAACGAGAAGTGTAAGGATGCTTTGAACATATCGGAGTTTATAGAGTCGCTTAAGATAACATTGGAGGATTTACAGTATTCGAGGTCCAATGGTTTAGTAGAAGGTATAAGCAATGTTATGATACGCGGGTTGCGCGAGTTGGACATATACAAACGCCCTATCCATTGCACTGATGTAAAACGTGATACGATGTATATCAAGGATGACGAGAAATGGGAGAAGGATAATAACAATGTAAAGATGAAGGAGACGATAGGAAAGATAGCAAATAAGGAACGCAATGCTATCGGAAATTGGGTTGATTTGAACCCCGATTGGTTTGATACGGAGGCGAAACAGATGGAGTATTTAACACTAATTAATAAAATATGCGAACCTATAGAAAATGATGTAAAAAATGAGAAGAAGATAATAAAGACTATAGGTCGTGAGATTGTTTTAAATAAAGATAGTGAAAAATTATTATTAAAAGGGGGCGAATAGATGTTAGTCGATATTTAATTATAAATTAATTATCGAACAATGCCGGAATAATATTAGTATAATATATAGGTAATTATCGCGTATATATTATATATGTCTGCAGCAGAGTTGAAAAATAAAAAACCAAAATATCCAGAAACTACCTCTGGTACACACTGTATGGGAGAGGGATGGACTGTATGTTGCCCCAATAAACACTTGATGTATGATAGGTATATTCCCACGAAAGAGGTTGAAAATATATATTATAAGGGAGGTATATATCGCGTTTTTGTATGTACTGCGCGGTGTTTGAGTATAATAAAAAGTATATCCAAAAAAAACCCCGAATTATTTAAAAAACTGTTTATTAAAGGTGTAAAGTCCAATGGAGACTTGATTTTAAAACATCGCGATACAGGCGTTGTTGCTCAAATTGCCAAGAAAATAGATACATATACGGAAACAAAGTCGGCGAGCAAAGGCAAGGGTAAAGGTAAAGGTAAGGGTAAAAGCTTTACGAAAAAACAGAAGGGCGGACGACGCAAGAGAATGTATACCGTGAAACGCAGAAAATAGCGCAAAGGTCTCACCTATCACGTCTAATCTATTGTTACACTATGTGCTATGTAGAACATATAAATCGACATTCAAATTTAAGTGCGAAATTAAATGGTTGTTTCTTAAAATCTACTAGAATACCGTTATGATAACGGAATTTAAATTTTAATCGTCCTATCTTTTCTACGATGTGGGGTAGTATTCTTTTGAATTTTTTTACAGGAACGTAACACTTTGAAACGGTTGATAATGTCAATTTTGCAAATGCATTATTTACATTACCATTGAAATCGTTATTATAAAAATCGGTAGTAGATATGGAATATGGGTTTATTTCATCTATCCAATTAAATGTGTCTATTTCCATATATATTGTATTGTATATGTCTATTTCTGCTATTTTTGTTGATGTGACAATATATGTATTTGAACTTGGGTTGCTCGGATCTAATTCGGCTTCGTAAACATTTTTATAAAAACCTAGATTATAACCAAGACCCCAATTATTCAACATTTTCCAGCAATCAAAATTACAATTATCATATACTGATTTTGTATCGAACCATAAAATAAAGGCGTCTTGTGTATTATGAAATGTGAATTTCCTTTCGATATCACTATATGTGACACTGAAAAATGTATACTGTGTAGACGGAGATACATAAACGCCTAAACTGAATAATTCTAATGTCGTAATATCGTTTAATAGTTTCGCCAATTCTGTACAAAGATTGCTATATGTATAGTAACCGGATGGTAGTGTTATTTCAATGGGATATGTAAAATAAAATGGTATACTAAACCATAACTTCGTATTTTGAAGATATTCGGATATATTATAGTAAAAAGTAGGTAGAGTGATATCGAATAATTCAATCGACATTGTGTTTTTAATCACAGATGGAAGACTCACTTCAAATAAATTCTCATAAGGGTACTTTAATATGTCTCTATCTTCGGTATGAAATGTCACCATTCTTGTACTAAACGATGGTGGTGTATAACACGTATTATTGGGCGGTATTTCTTTATTATTTGTATTGTAAAATATATATGGTTTTACGCTTTTATTTTCATCAATGATTATAGAATCGTACTTGCTTTCTAGGAAATTATATGCGTTGTTAAATAGTTCGTAATATGAAATGTTTAATGCTGATTTCGATGGATGTATTTTTTCTACAATTTCTTTACACCTTTTTAAATCTCTGTCATTAAAATTTTTATTGATTTTAAATAAATTTAATATATCCACAAACGAATAATTATCTATATTTAAATCAATGTCATCCATTGTATAATAATATTCGATATATTATTATACTATTTTATACCAATTTATTCATTATTGGGTTCAATTACTTAGGGAGTTGCACCCGGTGAAAGTACTATACCAGTCTTGGGAACTTTTGAATCGTTCAAAACGTTAAGAGACCCAGCGCCATTTCCATCCGTTACTTGTACAGTATTTGTAAAATGACCCATAGCGTGTTTAACTATAAAGTTCCAACCATTATTGGCAGCAATGTAAGACTGAACGAATTCTAAGAAGTCTCCAAAAATTACAAACTGGTAATATTTATATTGTTGTCCTAAATTAATAAAATATGAATTATCGCCGGCATAAAGAAACACAAGGTCGCGTGATACAGAACCATCGAGCTCGGTTAAATGATTAGGCATATTAAACATAACTAACTTGCTCGCTCCATCTCTTGAGGGAGTGGGGGTTGGTGACATCCAAAATAAAGAAAGAGTCTTTATTACACCGTTGAATGAATAGTTAAAGCTCACAGCACTTGGTGGAATAGAATCTATAACAGTATTACTGCTAGTCGTATTTACAGTGTTTACAGCATTTGCAGGGGTCAGACCATTTATATGCTGAGTTCCTGAAATTGCTGCTTGCACATAGTTTTGAACTGCCCATGTTGTGGGGTATGATCTATCGTCCTCTGCTTGCACAGAAATATCATTTTCCAAATTAGTATTGATATTGAACACATTCTCGTATAATGTTGTAATATATGCCGGAAGAGCTACATTCATAAATGGTTGTGAACCGGTTCCAATTAACTTGGCTGGATCCATAAGAGGATAGCTATATGAATTTGACGGGTTAGCTGCATTTGGTTCAAACTTGTTTGGTTGGACGTCGTTCGTGGGGACAACTATATCTACCTCAAATTTACCGTCACCGGATATTGGCGAAGGCAATCTTGATATAATGTCGTTAGAGTATTCAGTATTCATTCTTATATTTATATATATTCATAATATTTTATTTTTATAAAATTAAAATATTAAAAATTTAAAATATTAAAAATTTAAAATATTAAAAATTATTATTTTGTATATTATAATTCGTAAAATATCCTCCATATTTTTGAACGCACCAGTTTTCTTTATTAGAGTTCCAGCACAATTCTAAATTATCTCCGGCGCAGGGAAAAACATAACAATTAAATAGGTTCCCTAAATTACTAAAACTACCGGGACCATTGATGACATTGCTATTACTAGAATAAATATATATTAGTTTATTCGATGATATAGTACATGTGTTTATTATATTTTTTAATGTGCCATTTTGTATCTGGTTGTTAGCAGGTAATTTAAAAATAGAAAAAAAGTTAGAGGTTAAATCGATTGGTTGTGTTATTATTGCAGTCATACTATCGAGACTAAGTTCCTTAAAATTGGGCGTTTTTGATAAGTACACATTTTCGGTTTTCTTTAAATAGTCATTAGACACTTCACTTTGAAGCGAATTTAAACGTGTTTCGAGAAACCCAAAATTTTGTTCAGATAAATATCTTCCTAAATTATTGTATTTTAAATTTGTTAAATATGAATTATAATCAGTATATTTTCTTAAACTCATAGATGTACTATAATAAACAATTAGAAGTAAATTATTGTATTATCTAAATCAAATAATAAAATAATATTTTTATTGTTGTCTAAATATTTTCTAAATATTTTCTAAATATTTTCTAAATATTTTCTAAATATTTTCTAAATATTTTCTAAATATTTTCTAAATATTTTCTAAATATTTTCTAAATATTTTCATTGTGTGTATTATTTATCAGCATATTAGTGTTTTCGGGTATACTTCCTCTTGTATGTTTTGTTACGATTCTTTTTACTGCCGCTTCCTCCGCTTCCTCCTCTTCCTCCCGTACTGGTAGCAAATGTTCTTACTGGTGGAGGAGGACGTTTTTTTAAGTTTAAACTATATAATGCCCACATTGTCGGTTTTACGATACTGTATTCGATTGGTTTTATAACACCATATTTCACTACCGGTGTGATTACATTTCTGCGAACAAATGAACCTGTCGCCCTGCACGCCGTCCCGACTGCACAACACGCAGACCACAATCCGCTCTTTGCTACTCTAGCGTGAGGAGTTAATTTGATGGCTGATTGCCTTGCTATACTGCGTTCTACTTTTTTAAATGCCGAATAACCCCGAATATCTGGAAAAAAACGGTCTTGGCAGTACTCGTATACGACATTGTATGCCCCTTCATACGTTTTGGTCAATGGGGCATATTTTTTATGCTTATCCATTGCCTGAAAGTTCATTAATATGCCGCTTCCTATTATCATATCGGGCGTAGAATAATTTGTTTCGTATAACTTTTTATATGATTCGTATTGTTGCGATCGTCTTGTGTCTCCTGCAACAAATTTCGTGTCATTAAAAAAGCCATCAACAAGCGATAACGTTAATAATAAACGATGAATCAGATTTATGCTTATTCCTCGTTCTTCTGGTGTTAATTCGCTAAATGGTTTTGAGAAAAATATATTCCCGCTAAATGCGGTAATAACTTCTTGTACATTGGTCGCTAGTAAATTTGCTGCGTCTGTGAATTGTAATGGTGGTGCTCGAGTTAAAATCCGCGCGCGCTCTTCTTGTGTTATACACATCATTGTGAAAAAGTCGGACATAGTTTTACCTAACGTTTGTGGCGTTGTGCACGAGATGCGTTCGAAATATTTGACAACATTAGCTTTAACATTATGTAAAAAGCGTGTAATCGCGTCTTCACTGTGTATTCGATATACGCGCCCAAAGTCGATCGCTTTGACTTTTGATAGTGTAGGCAATGAAGTGTCGCATAACCAGTTATTCGGATGAGCATCTAAAAGAAATAGTTTGCCACGATATATGGTTAGAATATTTATGGCATATATTATTTCTGACAATTCTTCAAATGATTTATGAACGTATCGAGGACGTTGTGGTAGGTGGTTTGTAAATAAATCATAATTTCCGGGGACAGATTCCATCATAATCAGACCCAAGTAATGGTTGCCACTTGTAACTAATCCTGTCAAATAAGTAAATATTGTATTAAATTCGTTGTTTTGGTGAAGCCGTCCTCTTATATTGTCAAATAGGGTGTTAAGATTTGCGGGCGTTCTTACCTCTAACCGCCCAAAAGCGTCGGGACAAAACGGACTACCGCTTGTAGACATCATTGCGCTATATAAATATCGCTGTGTTTCATATTCGTTTAAGAATTCTGCATTATCAATTGCGCTCTTATATACGTTTTTTTTGTCGAACACATAATCTTTAGGATGCGAACTTCGCCCGATGATACATATTTTAACAATTACTTCGGTAATAGCTCTTCCTGATGTAGCGTCCATAATTTCAAGAAAGTCTAGTTTCTTACCGTTTTGACCGACCGTATCACTTTTGAAGAATTCGCGGTCATCCGCCAAGTGGATTTTGATAACAAATGAATTTAGCGATGAAGATGAAATAACCTCTAAATGTCTAGCTGTATCCATTATTTGCTTGAAATGTTCTATGGTAGTGACTTCTCTTTCTATAGGCTTGTCATCGGGACCGGGTGTATCTAGCCCCATAAGGACCTTTATGCCCCCGCTTTGTGAACTTGTTGTACCGTGTTTTGCATCATTTCTTTTTTCCCTTTTTCTTGTTATTTTTTTATTTTTTGAGTTGGATATATGTTTCATTTATAAAATATGTAAATATAATTTATATTTCGAATCAGATTTATATTCTGTTTTGTTTATGTCGAGATTTGCATCAATCATAGCGCAATAAACCATAAAAATAATAATATATTCGTATATTAATAACATAAATAAATGGGTTATCCTGAATATCCTAACTCTGTGTGTACAAGTTGTTGGTATGGTGGCTATTTTTCAGTACCTGATCCGGTTGTTGGATGTAGAGCTTGCGGAAGATATAATAATGATACGACTATTCCTCCGAATGCCAGTGGCACCGAAATACCATATGTGAGTAGTATACCGACGCAAAAGATTATTCAGAAGGTTGTTCGTGTAGATGGGTCTGATTATACAATGAATAAAGGAGCATTAAATGTGTTTACCAAACCGGTTTCTACATATAATAATGTGAATTGGAATCAGCAGAGTGATCGCGCCATTCCCGGAATCGTTCATCGTAACGTGCCGTCGCGCGGTAATTCAACTCGCACATCTATCACGCGTATGAGACCAGGTTCAATGTCTGCTCCATCATCTAGTATTCCTGGTAGCAAAGGTGTAGATATGAAACACGGTTCATATGATAGATATTTAGCGAAATTAAAGGGAGCGAAGGCTTTGCGCACTGAGTCAAACGCTTCTACACAGAATGTGGTTCCTGTACAGGGTAATAAATCGAGGATGTTCGGGGTGGCGTATTCGAATAATTGTCAATATCCATTTGTTTGTGTTCCGTAATAAATATGGGCGAAATATTTAGAACAATAAATAATATGGTTGATAATATGGTTGATAATATGGTTGATAATATGGTTGATAATATGGTTGATAATATGGTTGATAATATGGTTGATAATTATATTTTTTTATTTTGTATAGTTTAAATATATAGTTTAAATATATATAAAATATCTTGATCTTATGTCAGCTATGATGAATATGTCGCAAATGTTTTTTAATGGTAATAATAGCATTAGTGCTCGTGTTGTGTCACGCGCTCCTGCGCCTGTATCCTCAGAATCAGCCCCTCGTTCGGCTCCTGCACCATTAATACGTATGAGAGGGAGAGCGCCGATGATTAGTTTAGGCAACATAATGACGCATAATACCACGCCCTGTCGGTCTTGCGGACATTAGAAATTGAGACTTATGTAAATATTGATAATAAATAATGGTGTACTATTATATAAAAAAATAACATATAATTTTATATAATGGCTAACTTTGATTTGAATATAAATAATTATAGCATAAAGGAATTGGAGGAAATACTTACATTAGTTCCAAATTATAATGAACGCGATATAATGTACAATAAGGACAAAATGTGTAAGAAAATAATAAATGACAAGACATTATCCATAGAGGCGAAAGTAAAATTGGGCGATTTTTTTCAAGGAGTGTCGAATATATTGGGTAAAGTATTTATGACGTATATGAAAAAGGACGATAATAATGCGGATAATGAAGTTGCGAATTTCACAGATTTTAAAAACACAATGATAAATAATACCAATGGTTTGATTATTTCAGACCCATATTCGGCACATAATATAAATATCGATAGAAATTCTAATCACGGTAATAATATAAATGACTATGGTACAACCCGAGGAGTAATTAATCCGATATTGACAAATACGATATTAAAGGGTGTAAATGTAGATTCTCGTTTTAGAGATAATTATTATACGACAAGGAGCACGGATTTACATATTAATTTACCATTTAGGTTAGATAATGTGATAGCGTATCGCATTGTAGGTATAACCTTGCCATTGTCGTTTTACAATATTTCGCAATCTTATGGGAATAATATACTCCTTTTTAATGTGTATAATCATACTACAGGAGATATTACCGCATCATCCCCTTATAAACTTGTTCTACCGGATGGATGCTATAATACTACAGATGGTAATTCTATAAATTCTTCTTGTCTAAGTGTGGTAATTAATAATTATTTACAGCATAGTCCCGATAGCCCAAATAATGGAAATACAGGATTGAATTTGATTTATACGATTGACAGGACAAGTGGTAGAAGTATTTTTGCGCAAGATATTGCTGCAGCAGGAACAACGCCTTATCTTTTCGAGATTATTGCAAACGTTGAGTATGATTTAGATTCTGATTCTCCTATAGTAAGCTATGATACAAATTTGATGATGCGACTAGGGTGGATATTGGGATATAGAGCAGCGAAATATTCAAGTTCGAATGCAAATAATCCACCACCATCAGGTTCGTCATATGGTTCAATAGTATCGGAGGGAATTTGTTTTACCAAGTTTCCCTTATATGGGTTCTTATCGATTGATGATTTTAATAAGAACTCCAATGATTATTATGTATCAGTGTATTCAAAGTCTATTTCGGTTCCGAATATTATATCAAAAGTAAATTTTACACAATTTTTCGAGTTGGCAGGTGCTTTTCAGGCTGCACAAGGAGAATCTACGTCAAATGCGATTAATAGAGAAAAGCGTTTTTTCGGTCCAGTCACGATACAAAAGCTGCGAATAACATTGTATGATGATATAGGGCGTATTTTGGATTTGAATAATATGGATTGGGCACTTGAGTTGGCATTTGAGTGTGCATATAATATGTAAAATCGTTGAGATGTATACCTTGATAAATGTTGGATAATGTTGAATAATGATGAATAATGATGAATAATGATGAATAATGTTGAATAATGATGAATAATGATGAATAATGTTGAATAATGTTGGATAATATTATATAGTTATATAGTATTATATAATTAATAGGTTTAATGAACGATAGAAACAGAGCTTTTATAAGACCCGTAAATGATTTGAATTCTAGTGATTATGTGAACAATTTGAGGGCAAAGGTTAAGTTTTCAGGTACGTCGAATTTAGCTAGAAATGTTGCTGCTCAGGGAGGATTATTGCCATTGCGGACGCTAGGTGGGCGTTTAAAGCCGTATCAGGGTACGTATGGGTTTTCGGCAACAACAGTCTCCCCCAATTCGAAGAAAACGTATTGTTTAAATACGAGCCGTAGTTATCACGATTTGCTGGATATAACAAAAGGGAAATTTTTATTAACGCCGCCCAATCCCACGGTGAATAATATTGTATTAGGTGATATCGCACTGCCTCAGTTATATAATGGTGTGTATTTTGAGAACACATATACCGGTAATGCCGAGGCAATATATAGTACTTCTGCATTTGGAACAGACTATAATCAGATAATATATAACCCGCTTAGTCCTACGAATCAAGGTATATTCGTGGATCCGTCATATAATATGTTTTACGATTCACAAAGTTGTCTTATAAACGAGACCCAATTTAGAAATATAAAAATAAGAACGGATTTGGGCGTAGAAGGAAAATCCCATCTTGATAGGATGTTGAACTCTACGCTCTTGAATGGATTTACATATCCTGCTAAATTTAACCTTGAGTATACGCAATATGATTGTATAAATGTGAATAATGATATACAGACTATTTGCCCACCAATTTCTTTACAAACTATTGCGACGGAGGGTCCCGCTAATACTTGGACTACGAATTCCAATGTAACAATTTTATCTTGTCAGACACTAACCATTTTAGTAGGGCAAACGCTTAATATTGAGAATAACCTTAATAACTATGGAACAATTCAAAACAGTGGCACCATACTCACTAACAATGGCTTGTTTACCAACTATAGCGGCGGCATTATTAATAATAACGTAGGTGGCGTCATAAACACCAATTTGGGCGCCGGTTATTTACAAAATGATCTGGGTGGCACCATTAACAACAACGGCACCATAATTGCTAACGATGTTTCCACTAGCTACGGCACCATTAACAACAATGCCACAGGTTTAATCAATATAATAGGCAACGTACTCGCTAGCTACGGTATCATTACTAACAACACTGGTGGCGTGATTTCCGTGGGTAGTGGTTTATATATTTATGGTGGTATCCTTACCAATCATATCGGTGCCACCATTACCAACTCCAGCACTATTATAAATGATAGCACTATTACTAACAATGGCACAATTACCACCACTACCAACACTGCCATCATTACCAACACTGCCACCATTACCAACAGCGCAAGTGGCGTCATAAACATCGACTCTAGCAGCAGTATTAACAACACCGGCACTGGCACAATTACTAACGCTGGCACTATTGCCGCCATTACCGGTGGTGCCATTACCAATACGGGCACTATTACCAACTCTAACACTATTACCGCCAATAGCGGCACTATTACCAATAATTCGGGAGGCATTATTAACAACACCAATAGCGGAACCATTACTACCAATAGTAGTAGCATAAACAATAGCGCCGGTGGCACTATTAACAACAACGCAGGTGGCATCATTAACATTAACATCGCCAGCGGAATTTCTAACTTAGGCACTATTACCAACAGCGTAGGTGGCACCATTACCAACTCCGGCACTATTATAAATGATAGCACTTTTACTAACTTTGGCATCATTACCAATGTCTTAGTAATTCAAAATTCGGCCCTCCTAACCAACTATGGTGCCAGCGCCACCATTACCAACGCTGGCACTATTACCAACTTTTCCGGCGGCACAATTACTAACACCATTAGTGCTACTATTAACAATAATATCGGTGGCAATATTACCAATAGTAGCGGCGGCACCATTACCAACACCAATAGTGCTACGATTACAAATAATAGCGGGGCTACCATTACCAACACTGGTAGCACTCTTAATAACAAAAATAATGGCATTATTACCAATAATACTGGTGCCTCTATTAATAACACCAGTGGTACTTTTAACAACTATTCATCACAGGGCGCCCAGTTTATCGACAACGGCAACTATTCAGGAAACCCTCCCATTCATATGTGATGATCGCCTTGATATATTTAGAAAGTGATTTAAAGATATCTCGGTTATATAATATTAGACTATACGGTTGCTTGCATCACGAATAATGACAGTTGATATGGTTTTGGCGATAACGCATAGTAAGATGCGGCGCGAACATTCGGAGATGCCTTCTATAAAGACTTATGAAAAAGGCGATGAACGGGAGATGCGGGAGAAATTCGTTAATTCGTTGGAAAATAGTAAATGCATAGATATGGATATGTTTAGAAATTGGTGAATACTTTCTATATAAATAATAATATGATTGCGCACGATTACATATGATTAGGTAAAATCGTATATTATTTATTATTAATTACTATTAATTACTATTAATTAATAATATATAAGAATATATATAAGCGTATATAAGCGTATATTAACAAATATTAACAAATATTAGCAAATATGGTAGGATCAGGCGTTATAATGACAGCGCTTCATAATAATATAGTATATTACTTATTCGGGAAGGAAGGTTCTATGGAGCGTGATAAAAAATGTCACTGGGGTGATTTTGGAGGAGGAGCGAAAACAGGCGAAGATTTATTAGACACAACGACGCGTGAGGGTGCGGAAGAATTAAACGGGTTTTTCGGTTCGAAAGCGGATTTCGAGAAGTATATATTAAAGAATAGGATAGATGAGGTAGCATATGATAAGAGATATACGTATTTAGTACGTGCAGAATATGATGCAAAGTTGCCGTATTATTTCAATAATAATTACAAATTCATATGTGAATATTTAAAGGGGCACGTTCAGCATCCTACAAATGGGTTATTTGAGAAGAGTGAGATAAGGTGGTTTACTGTAGAGGATTTAAAACGCGAGAAACATATATTCAGGGATTATTTCCAGAATATTATAGATATTGTTATCTATAATCATCCCAAGACGCTGGCAAAGTTGAAGAGGATGGCGCCAAATGTTGCTAGGGCGACTAGAACGAAGTTTTCCACGTCTGATTTAATGAAATGTGCGCGAGTAGGTAAGAAAAAAACAGGTAAACGTTATACTCAAAAGAGGCGTACGCGAAGACACTAATGCACAGTAATGCACAGTAATGCACAGTAATGCACAGTAATGCACAGTAATGTATATTATAATATATAGTATAATATATAGTATACTATATACACCAAAAACGCGAGATTAGGGAAATAGGTATTATGACAAGTAAACAAGTATGCCCAAATGATGACCCGTCCTTTACTAAAATGCTTTATAAAATGGGAATGTTGAAAAAATATATGTCTCCAAAGGAGGTTGTTGCAATGAGAATGCGAATATATTATTGTATTTGTATTATTGTTCGCGCGGCGCTAATTGTCGCAGTTTATCACTGGCGGAATTCGCCGATGACGAGAGTGCTTGTATTTGTAGGAGCAATGTTAGGAGTGGTTAATTTGGGAAGTCGTATGAACGGTACACAGTGGTGGTCAAAGAAGTTCCAGTTTATTATGTCGATTATAATAGGGCTTGCAGTAATTCTTACGCATTTTAAGGTGGTAGATTCGCGAGCAATGTCGGTGGCGATGTTGGTAAGCCTGACAGGAGGAGTGGCGCAATCTTTTGCGATAAGATTTTGCTAATTTGGGAGAGACGTAAAACGCCAACGACGGGAGATTCGGGAGAAATAGGGAAATTGAAGAGAGATAAATGGTAAATAACATATGTATATAGAAACAAGTAGTCTCCTCAATGTCTATACTTGATATGAAAGCTAATGCGGCTGTGAATAAGAATAGTAAACAAAGGAATCGTTTTATTGCTAGTTTGGAAATAGCAACAACACGATTTTCAGATTATACATTTAAGGAGAACCGATTATGGCGAGAGGATCGAGAATATTCCGGATGCATTTATGGCACACCTTTAATGATGACTTCGAAAATAGATACGGGTCGACCTACGCTTGTGATTGAGATGAATAATGACAGGAATAGGATAGAGGGTATTGGGTTCTTGTTCAACCGTCCGTGCGATGATAATTATAGGAGGATTTATAGTAACCCCAATACGAATCGATATATTTATCAGGGGCGGTATAGATTAGACAGGAGTGTAGTGACAGAGGAGTATTATAAGAAGGTACTTTGGACATTGGATCTCTTGTTATTCAAGGGGGCGGGACATTCCAAACGTAGTATAGGTATAACGAGACTGCCGGCGTGGTTGATGTTTAATGTATACGATTATGATTTTGGGAATGTGATATGGGAGATGTTTGAGAAATATGTTAAATTGGATTTAAAATGTATATACGCGAAGAAATAAATATTTAAAGTATACTAATAATTAAATACTAATATAATATTATAGTAATAGGTGCAATAATAATAATAATTTTTTATAATGAGCAATGCCGCGATAAAAAAATTAAAAGATGTCAATTTGTATAGCATAGATGAATTAAAAGAGTTGCACGGAATGTCGACAGATAAGGGCGTTTATACTGAAAACGACATTAATGATATATTTGATATACATAAGAGCAAATATCCTAACTTGGCTAGACGTGGTGGTTTCTTGGATAAAGCACTGAAACGTATATTGGAAGATTTGGACACGAACACTGAATCTGGTAATAATCCAGTTATCGAATCGTTTACGAATAGCAGCTCTACACCTCCTCCACCTCCTCAAGCCGAAGAATGGTTAGAAAATCAGTATTTGAGACAAGATGACGAGTCGCAAAATATAAAACTCACGGATAGAAAAGGTAAGGTGCAGATATTCGACAGCGATGGCCCTGATGGACATAATGCGATGAAGCAAGAGCAGTTAGGAATAATAAATTCTCGTGTTCAGGAGTTTGTGCAGGATTCATTAAATCCGACATTAAAAAATACGACAGAGAGGTTGCTTGTCATAGATTCGCTATTTCGTCAGATAATAACACCGTATAGTCCGAACCCTGCATCGCCTGCGTCATCTAGTACATTTACGATGGATTTGTCTGAGCCGTTAGTAAACGTATTATCAATGAAGTTATATTCTTATCAAATACCGTACTCTTGGTATACGATAGATTCGGCGTATGGAACTTCGTGTTTTTGGGTAAAGGCAAACGGTGGTAGTCCGACATTGATACAGGTGGATAATGGAAATTATACACCCACGCAACTGATAACAGCGATACAGGATCAGTTTACGGCGGTATTAAACAATGGCGCGTTTATGGGTAATAATTTTGATATATCGTATAATCCGATATCTGGGAAGTCGTGGATGTCGTTTACCACGGCGTTACCTAGTTATAGTGCCGAACTAGTTTTTTATGATAGTAGTAATGAGAATAATTGTCGTGGTGTTTATTGTGGTAATATGATGAGACTAAATAGTAATCTTGGCTGGATATTAGGGTTTCGCCCAGAGACTGATACAAGAACTCCGATCGTTTTTTCTAGAACTATTTCTTCGGATTCTGGTAGTAGTCCTCCGACTAAGTTATATTCGGATACTACAGTGGATACATATGGAACAAAATATATAGTGGTAGTATTGGATGATTTGAATCAGAATCGTTTAAATAGTGGATTAGTGAATATAGTAGATACGAGTACTACACTGAGCGTGCCTGATTATTTTAATGCGAGTGTACCGAATGTATGTGCTCCTGATCCGCAAGTAAATAATGTATTGTCACCTTTTTATGTTGCGAGCACCCCGCGTACGTTAACGAGTAAGCAGTTATATTCAATAAACTCTATTTTGGATAATAGGAAAAATACATATAAGTATAGGTCATCTGCACCGTCAACATCGGACGTATTTGCTCTTATTTATCCGAAGAAGAGCGGCGTAAGTTCAGGTGATATGATGGTAGATTTGGGTAGTAGTTTGGCATATAATCGTAGGACATATTTCGGTCCTGTAAATATAGAGCGGTTACGTATATCGCTGCAAGACGACAAGGGAAATATATTGAATATGAATGGTGCTGATTGGTCTATTTCAATTATAGTCGAACAGTTATATCAATATTAGTATTCATATTAATCTTAGTATTATTATTATTATTAGTAATAATAACATAACAATTTCGAATTATCGATTTACGAATTATTGAATTTACGAGATTCTCCCGTCATTGCTGTTTAACGTGTTTTCCGAATCTCATAAATCTTGGGTGGCGTCACTGAGCGGCGGCTCGTCCGCGGATACAAACTGCGATGTTTGTATAGGTTGTGACAAATGATGTAAGACATTATTAAAAAAATCATTAATTCTAGCTTCATATTGTGTCTTTGGTTGTGGATTATCAACGGTATTATGAAGGAGATGAATATTTTTAATATCTTCTTTGGTCCTAAAAGTACCAGTATCATCTCTTGGTCTGTTCTGCCTTCTTCTTATATACGATTCCTTGCTTTGTATAATATAATGTGCAATATATATGGGTGCTTTATAAAATGGTATATTATACTCGTGATGAGATGATATGAAGGGCATTCTAGTATTATAGCAAAAAAAGTTTGATGGGTTTTTAATATTATATACGTGTGGAGTATTAGCATCGATTGCTTCATTTGTGCGTACAAATGACTTGATATGATTATTGAGTATTAGGTCTGACTTCGTGTAGTGTCCTATAATATTAGGAGGGTCCTTCTCTAATAAGTTAGAGCCGAACATTAACCAATTAATACCCACCATATCAGCGGCGTTATATACTTGTAAGAATTGTTTTATATTTGTAATATTTTTATGATTGAGTATAATGAATTCATCGGCGTCTAGGTATATGAACCAGTCGACCTTGTATTTTTTAGAGGTAGCGATTGCTTTATTCATCAGATCTATTTTTATGCTACCGTTTTTAGTACAGGTAGATACAATTACACGCCTATTAAAATTATGAAAGACGCTTGTCAAGGGTGTAGCAGAAAGGTGGTCAGTAATAAAAATATAATCAAAACCTAGTAGTAAATGATGAGCTGCCCATTCTTTTATGTATTTTTCATCGCGTGCATTAGTAAATAATGCTACAGTGTCTGTTTTTTTGACATATGCTATGATTTTTTTATTTTCGCGTATAGATTTATAATCCTTAACTTTTGCTCCTTTAAGACTAAACGTATGCAATGACATATGTATGTTTTATTATTATGTTTTAAAAAAAATAATAATAAAACCCGATTTCTAATTATTGATTTATGAATTATTGAATTTACGAGATTCTCCCGTCATTGCCGTTCAACGCGTTTTTAATTGAGGAGCATTATGAGGAGGGGAGCGACCGTTATGAAAGTAATAATAAGGAAAGTAGTAAAATATAATATAATTAAATAAAGTATACGAGGACGGTCAATGATAAAGGAGTTAGTGAGTAAGTTGGCGAATAATATAGAATTGTTAGATAATGTGGAGACGAAGGGTATAAATATAGTAATGAGTGGTGGGGCGTTTAATGCGAGTTATATGGCTGGGTGTTTATATTTTTTGATGGAGTTGAAAGATAAGGGTGTAATTCGCATCAATAAGATATCGACGTGTAGTGCTAGTGCATTATTGGGGTTATTATTTATGATAAATAAGATGGATATATTTGTAGATAAGTTATATAAACACTGCGAGGATAGTTTCAGGGGGAATAAGCGTGTTATATTTAGTGAGGATAGTATGAATTGTTTATTGGAAATGATAAAGGCAGAGTTACCCGAAGATATATTAACTATAATAAATAATAAGTTGTATATAACATACTATGATGTGACGGAGTGTCGCCGTATAGTTGTCAGTGAGTATAAGACGGTCGATGAATTATTATGTGTAATAAGGAGGTCGTGTTTTATTCCGTATTTCACGATGGATAAAGCGCTAGAGGATGGAAGATATTTGGATGGTGGTACACCGTATATATTCAAGAGTAAGGACTGTATAAAGAATTTATATATAAATGCGATAACACGTGATAAGATATTGGATTCAGTTGTTATAAAAAAGGATAAGACGAGTGTACATCGTGTAGTTTCGGGTATATTGGATATCCATAATTTTTTCTTTAGAGGGAAGAAAACTGCGATGTGTAGTTATGTGGAGGATTGGACTATAATGAGACATATAAATTTCGCGATGATCGAGTGGCGGATATACTGTGTATGTGTGTTTTTTTATATATTGATGAGATTGAAAGAGTTAGTACCGAATAAGTATTATAAAGATTGTAATATATTGAATACGCTATGCAAACAGGTGCGATACGAGGTTGGAAAGAATATAGAATATTATTGTGTGTGAATTAAAATATATAGTAATAGTAGTAATGAATGGTGTATTGAGAATACTATTGTCATTTTTGGTAGGTGTTATTGGTGGTACAACGGCTGTTTTTACAGGTATAGGTGTATCGATAATGGTACCACTGGTGTTATTTTTGGGGATAATAAAAGAGTATAGGACGGCTGTTGGAACGATGTTTATGGCGGTATATGCGCCAGTAACATCAATACCTGCATATAACTTTTATAAATCTGGTAATTTAGATATGGTTGTTGGAATAGCGATAGCTTTAGGTTATTTTACGGGTAGTTATATGACATCAACATATTATATAGATAGGGTCGAGAAGGAGTTAATATATTTATTATTTGGAATATACTCTTTGGTAATAGGTTATATATTTATAAGAAAGTCGAAGTATATTGCAATGTTAAAATAGTGTTAAAATGGTTTTAAAAAAATATATGTATATATTACATTACATATAATGATCTTATTTTCTTTAAATGCTAAAAGGCGTGTTCCTTTACATAAACAATCATCGTTGAAACAGTGGCAGATAGATCATAATGTAAAACAGAGTAAACCGGAAGTGTATATGTGGTCACAGGTCAAAGATATAAATACGACTGTAAAAGATGTGATAACATATGATATAGGAGAGTCTTCAAATGATATGGATTTAATAGCACCTGAACCACAGATGGAAGAGCCTGTAATAGAAACATTGTCAAGTGTTGTTGCTAACGTTGTTGCGAATAATAATGAAACAATAGAAAATGAATCTAGTATTAAAGTTCCTGCACCTGCACCTGTGCCTCCGCCTGCACCTGCACCTGTGCCTCCGCCTGCATCTGTACCTGTAGTAGAAGAGGTATTCAAGGATGAGGAGGTATCTGGCGACAATAAAGATAAAGAAGTAGAATTAAATAAGAAGAGAAGGAAGAGGAACGTGAGAAAATAGAGAAATAGGTGTGATAAATTATATATTGTAAGACGATTACAATATATAATGCGTATAATACATACAATTCATATGAAAGTATTACTTTGCCGAGGATGATGTTGAAGATGTTGGAGACGTTTGAATAACAGTTTTTGTAACAGTTTTCATAACTTTTTGTGGTTGTGGTTGCGGTTGTGGTTGTGGCTGTGGTTGTGGTTGTGGCTGTGGTTGTGGTTGTGGCTGTGGTTGTTGCAACTGATGTTGAACCTGTGGCGTTGTAGATTGCGCACTAGATTGTAACATTATATTAATAGGGGAAACAAGAGAAGGTGTGTTAATTTCCTGTGTGGACGAAATTGTTTTACCACACGAGCCTCGTTTATGACAAGATAATGCGTGCTGATTTTTAGCGACATATCCACATTTTTCACAAAAACACTTAGATGATAAAAATCCATATTTAGAAGATAATAGTTTATCAAGTATCGGGAGTTGAAGGTCTTCTATACTTTTTGTTATTTTTTGAGAAAACTCTTTAATTAATTTTAATTGAATTAATTTCTGCTCTACAAATATTTGATATTCATTATTAATATCATCTAGCGTGTCTTTGCTAATAGAATAGTCATCAGTCGTCGTAACTTCGTCTAATTTAGATTTGAAAGAATCAATAATATCAATAGCAATTTTAATAATATCTTGGTCATAATTTACATTATGGATATAAAGTAGAACATTTCTATTATGTATATTTATCTCAAAGTTGTCTTTATTAACAATACCTCCTTCTTGAGAAAGAAATAATCCGGAACAGTTTTGTGTATCTACATCGTGAATAAATTTCTTAACTTGGTCAGAACCTACGTTTTTTGATTCATAACACTTATTCTCAACTAGAATCCTTTGTCTATCTTTTCTATGAATCATAATATCTCCTGATTCTTTTTGAGAACCTACGTACTCAACCTCCGCCGACGGAAACAACCCCCTTAAAATATTCAAAACGATATTCTCAGACATTTTCCCTTTTGAACTAGAATTTTCCATCTTTTTGAGAACATCTTTTACTTCGGATTGAAGCGCAATTTGCGATGAAGATATATGGGATAATTGCGACAATGTAGCGTCTTTGTTTGAATCAACCATTTTTCTAGTTGAATCAATAACATTAGAAAACTTGTTATCAATATTTTTAATAAAACTATCCAGCGATGATTGCGACAATGGTTCTCCATCTATTTTTGATGTTTTACTAATTTCATCTGTTATAGAAGAACAAAAAGATCTTATGTTTTCATTAATCTGCCTAGAAAGGTTTTCATTATTTTTTGGAACAAGTTCCGTCAACAATAAATGCGTCTTATCTAATATACTACCATTTGATTCTTTAATCAGAGGTGCAATCTTATCCGCAATATTCGACGACAAAATCATTTTCAAATCATCAATATAATCTTTCTTAAACTCTGTAAGCTTTAAAAATAGTAGCTTACCATATTCACTTTGTTGATTCGTAAGTTGGGCTTGAATATTCGCAATTCCATTCATAATTTGCGAAGTAATATTACTATTATTTACAGGATTAGTTGTCTGCATAATAGATGCAATAATATCCGTAAACATAATGTTCATTTTTTCAAAATCTATTTCAGGATGTTCCTTATAAAAAGCCCAAACCTTCGCACTGGTACACGTAAGAGACGTATTAACAGATTCTGACATTTGTATTATGTATTTATTTATTACATTGTCTTTAAGTTGTTTTGGCTGATTTAAACATTTGACAAACTTTTAAACAAACTTAATAAAATAACATAGTT